TTAAGGCGGATCGTATCTTAATTTCTCGTAGTGATTCAGTTGTCTAATCTTTCGAGCCAAAGAGCAATATTGTCTAGGGTTTCCATTGGCTGGAATTTCATATTCGATCACCGCTACGACATTCGACGCATCTCCTCGAAAGAAGAAGTAGATGTCACACCATGGTGTGACTGGAAGAGTTGCGATATCAAATTTCATCGAAGAACCTCCTCCTGTTGTGAGTACTTTCTTATGATTTACATGAACTTCGATCAAACTTACATTTCCAAGATGATGAAGAGTGACAGATTTGCAGAAATCTTCGCAACAAGGAATGCTTTTCATGTTTTCATAGGCTTTTTCTTGAATAAAGATCGTCTTCTTTTCCATTACGACAGGACAATTCCCTTCTTAAACCATGAAATAATAACCCAATGACGAAGATCATTCTGTTCCGCGAAGTTGTTTGTATGAAATGTTACTTGAAAACCGAGATCAGTAAACCTAGTCATTGTTGCTTGTATGAGTTCCAGGTGTTCTTCAGTGAATTTGACACAGATAGAATATGCTCCTTCTCGTGATTTCTTATCAATAAGTTGACTTATCATTTCAAGATGAGGATTTTCCTTTAATCCTCTCTCTGATTGAGCTCTCGCTTGTTCAGCTGTGATCATTAAGAGGAATTAGACAACTTTTAAACCAACGCCACCTTGACTGACCAGCACTTCTTTTCCGAAAATGGTTGTTCGATAAGGAGAATATGAAGCCTCGACGAAATCATAGCGATAATACTCAATCTCAACCTCGGCATATAGAAGTTGTCCTCGAAAATCGATCTCAAATGTCGAGAATTGAGTGTCCCAAAATGGAAGATCGGCATCAATCTTGATTGTATCAGTTCCTGGCTCAACTTTGTAACTGTTAAATTGCAAACCATGCATAACAACAACGATTTCACTTACTCCTCCACCGATAATACGAATCGTAATCGATTTACAAAGGTCATGTTTGCGATGAAGAGCAAAGTTGGAGTTGACTACTCGTTCTTCTTTGAATATCTTGTATTCACCGGATCCTCGGTCGGTAGCTTGAATGTAAGGCGCTCGATTCATTACTTGAGATTACCTCAATTCTTTATTGAGGTAACGGTATTTGTTTTCCGATCAACCACCACCGATAGGCGTAAATGATCATGTTTTGAAAGAGAGCGAGTGACGATGACAGGATCCAGACCCAATCATCGATTCGAATTCCATAAATTATTGCGATTACGTAACTCAAACTTTGAACAATAATCATTACGACCGATAAATCGCTTGCTTTTTTTGTTTTCCACATCTTCCACAATTGTGGAAGACGATAGCCAAGGCTAAAGACATTGTAGGCAACGCCCAACCCAAAGTTAATTTGTTCATCAGTCATCACAATTCACTTTCAATGTCTCTAAATTCACCAGTTGTGGTCTTTTCGTACAATGCAAAGTAGTTCCTTTGAGCATTCTTGGTTCTCTTGAATCTTCGAAGAACAAACTTGCCTTTCAACAACTCGTTCCATCTTACAGCACTTCGATACCAAGCTCGATATTGATCAAATGACTTGAGCTTATCATAGTCTTGATCTTTCTTGACAAAGATGTACATTCCATGAACAATGTCTAAAAGGAATGGGTAATCCTCGATGCAATCGTGCTCTTGAATAAGTAACCACCGATTTGAAATTCGATGTAATTCAGAAATGACCCTTTCTTGCCTCTCAATGTGATGTAGAGTCATCATCGTTGCCACAATGTCAAACTTTCCATTCTCAAAAGGTAACTTTCCTTCTTTTAGTTGAACGTAATTGACCCCAGGAACGACAAAAGATGGTTCGTGAACGTCGGCAACGTAAATCTCCTTGATTCCAAACTTTTCCGCTGCAGTCTTTGCGGCGATTCCAGTCGCACCGCCAAAATCAAGAATCGTACTCTTTGAGGAGACTTTCAACTCGGCAGAAAACTCTGTCAAAAAGCCCATGAGCTTGCCAGAACTGAAAGCGGTGTCCTCAATCTTCTTCTCTTCCTCTTCTGCCAACTGTCGAAAGAGCGAGTCGTCATCAGTTTCTTTTCCCTTGAGCAACCTTTCGAGTCTTCCAAATGACCTTTCAGAGAGCTTTTCCATGACCATTGACAAAACAGGTCTCATTGGTGAGAAGAAGAGCTTTCGAAACTTGTAAGAGACCGACTGACGACGAACTCGGATGTCTCGGATCTTTCCATAGTCTGAAACATGAGTGAATCCCTTGAATGATGAGTCGTAAACGAACTTCTTCTCAACGTCAAAGAGATTTCGAATGTAAACTGCATTCATCTTCACTTTGAAATACTCTTCACGAACCAGATCAATGTTCACAAAGTTGATCATTGAGATTCCCATGTGCTCTTTCCATACTCCTTCGAGATCGACCGTAAATGAAGCGAAATATCCTGCCTTTGCAAGAGGAGATGAGTCATCAAACAAGAAATGAAACTCTGATGGAAGAAGATATCTTGACGATGGAGGCAAAACACTTAACAATTGAATGAAAGGATAAGATGGATCGCCAACTTGATGAAAAGTCTGAAGCGAGATAAACTCTTTTTCAGACAATCCTTGAACGTATTCAACCATATCGATCATCAATGGAGGATAATGCCACGAGTAGTACCAAGTCCAAGATGGAAGACCGTGAAGATAGTATTTGAAAATCCAAAAGAATGATCGAAGGTAATCAGCGCACATTCTTTGAATGTCCTTCTTTTCTGAAATGCCTTCTTTCAAATAGTACTTCTTTCGATATTCAAGAAAATCGAGCTTTCCATCCTTCATGCAACTTAACAAAGTGTGATTGATAAACTTTGGATCTGGCATTTGCTTCTTTGATTGGTCTGTGAGATATTTGATCTCATCGTTTGACAATCGCTGCAAGAATTTAAGGAATCCCTTGTGAAGAACTCGATCTCCTCTTGTTAAGTAAGAATCCTCGCGAAGACCGCTGTTTGAAGAATCCCGATAGGCATAAGCCATTGCATCCAATCCTTCTTCCAACAACAAAAACATTCGAATCTTTGGCAAAAAGTCATTTCCGACAAAGAAACCCATCAAAATGAAGTCATTGACCATATCTGCCGATGTTCTCTTTGATTTGTCAAAGAACAAAACGCTCTTCATTCCATTGGTGATCATGGACATGTCCATGAAATAGTAAAGTCCTCGACTATCTTGATCTTCTCTCAGCAAAAACATCTTTGGAAGATGAGCTGCAAGACAAAGCATGATTAAATCACCATCTGGAGACATAATACAATGACGAAAGTTGTCTCTTTCGCCATATGATAGAGAACGAATGAAATCAAGAATCTTATGCTCTCCTTCTCCAGGAAAGCGAGCTGATGAGAAGTGAACTGTAAGCTTTTGCCATGTCACGTCTTTCATCATGCGCTCTCGAATCGCAAAGTTGAGGAATTTCGTCAACTCATGCATAAATAGAGTTCCCGGAGTGATTGAATTCGGATCAAATTCCATATCCTTTCGATCGGCAGCACCAGAGAAACGTCGCTGTCGTTGTTGATACTGCTTTGCAGAAGGAGCAGGACCGTCGATAGCAAGATACAAGACCTTGGAAGGCGTAATCATCTTGACAACATCGCAAATCAGGTCAAAAAAGACTTCAAAGGCCTTGAGCTGTCGATCTCGTTTCGACAAGTCACGATAACGATCAACCGGAGTTTTGCCAGCGCCATAATTGTACACTTGCTGAGTCGCAGCATGAATTAACGCGTTGCCATCGAGGTACAAATAGTCGACGTTCTCGAGAGTCTCTCCCCGATTCACAAATTCCCTCACTGCTTTGGGAAAGAAGTATTTGATCCATGGAAACAATCTCGGAACACCCATTTTCACTTACGATTTGAGGAAAAGTTTTAAATTCATTTTTAGTAAGAATGAAGCTTTTGATTGCCTTTTTTCTTTTGTGTGTTGGCCTACTGGCATATTTAATTTCAAAGCAAATTCATCGAATTCATCGAATCTTCAATTCAACTCTTCTTTCTTTTTACACTCCAGACAACATGTTCCCTTCAGGAAACGTAAGTCATGAGCAAATTGGAATGGAACACATGAAAAACTCAAAGCTGATCATTGCGTCTTTAGTCCGAGATGTTGAAGAACGAGTTCCAGACATGATTCGAAAGTGCGAAACGACAGGAAGCATGTTCTCTGACTACGTTGTGTTGATTGTTGAAAATGATAGCAAAGATCGAACGCGTCCATTGCTTCTGGAATGGGCAAAACGGAACCCCAAAGTTCATATTCTTGGTTGTGGTGAGAATGTAGATCGATGTAAGATGGAGTTTCCAAAGACAGAAGATCATTTCATTGATCGAAAACGAATTGCCAAAATGGTTCATCTTCGAAACATCTATCTCAAAGAGATCAAGGAAAAGTATTCTCATTTTGACTATGTGTTGATGTGGGATCTTGACATTCTTGGCTCGCTTTACCTTGATGGGTTGGCAGACACGATGTATCATTTCGCAACAAATCCAGATGCTTCTGCGATTTGCGCCAATGGAATCTATTACGTTGGTCCAACGAACTTATATTACGACACCTACGCTCATGTGAACAAAGGAGACAAGTTTGAAATGAAAAAGAAAGCAAAACATGATCTTCTTTTGAGAACTGGTTATCTATTTCGAACTCGCGGAGATCCTCTTGAGGAAGTCAACTCTTGTTTCTCCGGAGCGACAACTTATCGAACTCGAGCATTGCTTGAAGACTCGGTTTTCTACGATATGACGCCGAAAGAAGAGGAAAATCTCGAGTGTGAGCACGTGAGACTTCATGCCAAGCTCAAAGGCAAGATTTACATGAACCCGTCGAACGTTCATCTCATTGTGCAAAACTTATGAGCTGTTTCGGAAATGATATTAAACGGAAATTTCCGTTAGTAACATGAACAACAAATGCGTTGAAAATCTAGATTCAGATGAACAAAAAGAAATCCCCTGGGAATTTCTTTCCATTGGTATTGCCCGAGTTGGGTTATCGTATGGGGATGTCGATGCAACGGAATTGCACAAAAAAGATACGTCTGAGAATAAACTTCGAATTCCATCTGCTTCAGAGTTATACTCAATTAGCGAGAAATTGAACTTGGAAAATATTCTTAGATGGGTTAAACCTAGATTAATCGACGTCGCATTAACAGGGAAAAGCGAAACGACCCTAACATTACCCATTCCGGAGAAATTAAGAGAAGAGGTTCTCACATATCTGTCTTTACAAGGTTACAATATATCAAGAGAAAGTACATGGGATCACTGTCGCCCTTTTGATCACACTTACAAAGTTTCGTGGTACAATCGGTAAAAACTGAAAATTTTCAGTATGTTTCCCCTAATCCTTGAAACATGTCACGCGAAGATCGAGAGACGAAAATTTACGATTTCATCGTTTCGAGGTTTCGAGAAAGTGATCTCGAACGTTACAACATGATGAGAAGAAACGAATACAAGGAATATGGATTCGGTTTTGGAACCATTGATAACTTTAGGACAAAACAAAAGGCATTTCTGAAGAATTCAGAGGATGATACAATCGACCACTTGATGATTTTGAAACTGCTTATCGAAAAAGGAACAATGTCAATGGACAAAGAAAGAATGGTTCCTTTTCGAACATCAGGCTTTTGTTTTGACACTGAAGGAAAGATTGTTTTCTTCAACGAAAGATAAGTGCGTTAACCTCATCCCAGGATGAGGTTTGTTAAAATTGAATAATCGTCAAACAAACGCCATGAGAATTGATTCTGTTCCTTGATCAAATTATCGTCGACACAATGCTTCAGATTTTCGAGCAGAGTAATCGAGGTCACATTTTGTCCGTCGGACAAAATGTTGTGTTTTATCGAACTCGTCCTTACGAAATGATAAGAGATCAAAATTCGTCAGATGATCCGTACAATCTCGAAGAGAGGAAGGTTCTTGATCAACTTCTTATGGACATTCACAATCTTAACAGTGACCCGAAATGGAAGAAATTCTCTTTCAGAGCAATGAAATTGTCATCTACCGATGAACTAATGAATCTTCCAAAGGTGAAGGAACTAAAAGATGCCACGATCGTCTTCAAAAACAAAATCGTTCAACTTTCTAAAGGTTTTGACCCATATACTGACCTTGTTAATGTTGATTTTCGGAAATATGAATTCGCTCTTTCCTACGTGCATCACGAGGATATGGTACCTTCAAAAAAAGATATTGTTTGGAATTGGAACGAAAAAGGGAGAAAAGCATCTGTGATTGAAGATCTGCTATCAGAAATGGCATTTTCTGCGATTCTTTGTGTAGGATTGGTCCAAAAAGGCTCTCTTTTTTACGAATTTCTCACCTACGGAACTCCGGAGACAACAAGGATTTACGATCCTCGTTTAACTCTCTTTATCGCACAATTCCTTAAACCTCATCAAGAATGAGGTTTGTTAAAATTGAATAATCGTCGAACAAATGCTAAGGCGCTCGACATTTCGCAATGGCGTTCAAAGAAGTCGAGCTGTACGGAAAAAAGTTCTATTACCGAGACCTCAAGACGGTAAGCATCGACGATCCCGTTCCATACAAGCTTCATAAGAGCAATACTTATCAAGAAAAAGTCTTCTGGATTACTGGTGAACTCGTCAATAAGCTTCAAGATACATACAATGAGCTAGTTGCTGAGCACAAATGTACAAATGAAAAGCTTAATCTGACGGTCTTGCCAAAGTGTGTAGTGACCTGTGATGACAAAAAGGTCACGATTGATGATCTTTATGCCAAAGCGAACCATACAGCTAAGTTCAAAGTCGCTTTTCGACTTTCAAAGACAAATGACATTTTACGTCTCGTTGCAAAAGTTTGTACGATTCATTCTTATTCTCCAACTAAGCTGACAAACTTGCCTCAACACTTTTTGAACATGATTGTGGATGACAGTAAAGTGTGCGCGATTTGCACCGATAAAATCGAAGAGAACCCACATATGACCAGTTGTTGCCACTTGTTTCACAAGAAGTGCGTGGAACCTTGGCTTCAAAAGAATCATACGTGCCCTGTTTGTCGAACAAAGCAATAATCTCACCCCAAGGTGAGATTTCTATTTTCCGTAAGTTCTCCAAGGTTTGAGATCAGCGATGTCTGCTGATCTTGCGATCATTGCTGAGATTCCGCAAAAGAGCGCACTGAAAGTACAACCTGAAATGAATAACAAGAAGAGAAAAGATGGCCAGTCATAACCTAGAAACGAGTTTGGAGCTGCGTATGGATCGTCTTCGTCATTCTTTTTCTTTTTCAGAAGATAGATTGTCCATGCAACTCCCATTCCAAAAAGGAAACCAGCAAAGGAAAGAAAGAAGTGAGTGTAATCATGCCACCAAACGAACATTAAAAATCAAAGGGACAATCTTGAACCTTTTTAATGAACAAGGTTCCGTCAAACGTGAACAATCCAAAGCTGTATTTGAGAATCAAAGAAGAGGTAAAGAACTCAGTTCATGTGTGGCCATCAGCTTACGCTTCAGGAATGCTGGTTCGAAGATATAAGGCTGAGGGGGGTACTTACTCGGGCTCGAAACCATCAAAATCCTCGGGACTTTCACGATGGTTTGAAGAAAAATGGGTCGACGTTTGTGCCTATCCAAAAATTCAAACTTGCGGTAGACCTAAAGGAGGATACGAGAACTACGCTCGAGACTACCCTTACTGTCGACCGTTGAAGAGAGTGACAAGAAGCACACCCAAGACTGTCAAAGAACTTTCAGCATCCGAAAGAAAGAAATATTGCCTTCGAAAGAGAAAGAATCCTTCGAAAAGAATGAACAAGGCTTAAACCTCATCTTAAGATGAGGTTTTAGGCGTTTACATCATTTGAACGGGTCCTCGGACGTGAAAGTAATTTTTCGTTTCTTTCAAACGCTCTTCCTTAGTCTCGAGCGACGGGGCGACGCCATCTTCTACGAGTTCTTGAAAATGATCATGTCCGAAAATCCTGGCGTGAAAAGCGAGAAAGCTTTCCTTCGTTTCAGCATGCACGTGAAGCTTTTTCAAAGCCTCCTTCAAATCCGCGGCCTCAATCAAGAGGTAGGGGAACGAGTTGACGTGATCTCCGTCGACAATTGCGTAAATGGGCATGTTTACGTGTTTTAGAAGTTTGAGTAAAAGTCACGAAAAAATTTCAATTTTGTTCGACTTAAGGAGGTGACCGTGGAAAAAAGAAATGAGTGACTTTTTCGTGATCTTGTCGTCTGATAAGAAGAACGTGCCACCGTGTCAACCACCTGACAGCCTCATCTGCATGCTCCGAGATTGCTCTCGGCTTCAAAAAGAAGATGACCAAAAGAAATGTCGTGAAAGGATCTTCCGACGACTTTTCATTCGAGAAGTGAATGCTTCAAAACCTTATTGAACATAAGGTTTTTAAGATCGAGGCTTGGGATGATAAAACCTTCCAGTTTCAGAGAAACTCCAAGGTTGAACAAAACGAGAGCCTTTCACTTCACCGACTTGAACAGCAAAGTTCTTTCTCATCGCGTTCATCATTTGAGAAAAGTTGTCACAAGATGGTTGATGAGCGTCGTAAAGTCCATAATGATAAGGAACATAGGGGTTCCAGGGCACGATTGATCGAGCAGTCTCTTCTTGATCAATGTAAGGACGATGTCTTTGATCGCGTCGTCCGTCTGGCTTAACAAGGATCTCCATTAAAACAAGAGGGGATTATTTTTTGAATTTTCTTTGTTGAATCAAGGTAAGATGAGTGACGCAAGATTGTACCGAGATTTTCTTTTTGATGATGTCAAAACGAGTGGAATGTTGACAGTTCCAACGAAGAGAATCTTAGCATCGACTCCAAATCCAATTCCATCGCCTTTTGAGCCCGTTTTGCCCCAAGGATCGATTGCTTATAACGTCGTCGACGACACAATGTACTTTTCAAATGGAACTACGTGGGAAACGATGGGTGGAGCCGTCGACGTTGTTTATCCTTTAGAAGGAGATGGAACTGCTGGTGATCCGATTAAGATCGCAGATGGTGCTTCAAGTGGAAACTATCTCGTTTACAACGCTGCAGCAATTAAATGGGCGATTGCGCCATCGAAAGATGCTTTTGGAGATACAAATGTTTTTCTTGGTTCTGATATGAATACTGGAGTCATCGGAACAGACAATATCGCGATCGGAGTTTCAGCTGGTGCTGGTCTTAATGAATCAAATCGCAACGTGATCATGGGAAATAGCGCAGCGAAAGCTGCTCTCTCCACCGGAGAAGACAATGTTGTCATTGGAAATGTCGCAATGGAAAATGGAGGTGCTGCTGCCGCAAGACATGTTATCATTGGAGCTGCATCTTCTCAAGCTCTTGGAGGAACTGACAATGTTGTTATCGGTTATGGAACAGCTCCCGCAGCGACTGACATGACTACAGCTGTTATCATTGGGTCAGAGGCAGCTGCGAAAATGGATTCTTCTACTGCAAACGTCATCATCGGTTATCAGGCAGGTTATGAATCGACGTTGGCTGTCGGAAACACTCTTGTTGGTGCAAGTGCTGGTTATGGAATCACAACTGGAGGTGGAAACATTTGCATTGGTTCAAACAGTGGTCTTGCACTTGCTTCATCTCAAGGAAATATCGTAATGGGAAGCGCAACTCTTGCAACTTTGAACGCAAATGGAAATTGCGTTGCGATCGGAGATACAGCATTGGGCAACTACAATGGTGCAGATCCGTGTGTCGCCGTTGGTGTTGGAGCTCTTCAAAACATCGCGACAGCCGGCCAAAACGTGGCTGTCGGTCATGGAGCCGCTCAAAACGTTGCCGATTCTATTCGGTCTACTTTTGTTGGTCATAATGCCGGAATATCAGCAACAGCATCATTAAACGATGTAACTGCGATTGGAGCTTTTGCTTTACAAAACATAAAAACTGGTGGAGATCAAAACACAGCCGTGGGAACAAACGCTGGAACTGGAATCACAACAGGATCAAATAACACTTTAGTTGGGTTCACCTCTGGAGGTTCGATAACAACAGGTGCTTCAAACGTTGTTGTTGGACGCAACGCAGATGGTACCAGTTCTGCAGTCGCTCAATCGGTCATCATTGGAGCACAGGCTAACGGATCTTCAAACAACGTTGTCATCGGTTTTAACGCAAATGACGATGGACAAACGAACTGCATCGTTCTAGGCCAAGGCGCAAAAGCAACTGCAGCAAATCAAATTGCTCTTGCAACTGGACTTGACGCTCTTGATACACCGGCCGGAGGAGCTACACCAGTCCCTGGAAACTTTTCTGGAAATGTTTTGAACATTCTTATTGGTGCAACACCTTATCAAATTCTTCTCTACACACCTTAATTCCTCTTTTTCAAGAGGAATCTACAAATCACCATATCGAGAACCCAAAAAGAGATTTGTTCTTGACTTTTTGAGCTTATTCTCCAACCTTTCAGATATCGGAAACAAGGAAATGTATCTCTTTTCGCTAAAGAGACTCAGTAAATCAGCTGTCGTTCCATTGTTGTCGTCTTCATCAAGATAGATTCGATACTTGACCTTTGAATGAGGATCGATAAAGGAAGAGTAGATCATTTCCTTTTCTTCTCTCAAATTCTTTTGCAACTCTGAGATGAAGATGACAGGATCGAAGGGAACGAGTGCAATATTGTGAACCAAATGTCGAAAGACTGGTGAATCATGCCAATAGTTGACAGGGAAATACTCTTTTCCACTGATTGCCTCAAAGCACATGGGCACAGCTCCATACTCGTCACTCACTTCACGATTGAGATTGACGAGTCGAGTACCGTCAAACATGGTCATTCCCTCGTTCCGATCAGCTGGAATCTTCAAAAAGGAGACGAAATCGCCCTTTTTGATCGGCCATCCGTTGCTTCTCACCTCTTCGAGAGCTGCATCGAGGCTCCTTCGGGTTGGATGAGGAAAGTTATCCTCAAGTTGAGGTTCTAATTCGACTCCGTAAGTGACTGCAAACATGAATCAAAGAAAAGTGAGTGTTGAAATTCCCTTTCAATTTTCTTAAGAAAAAACCTAACTTTCGAGGTTAGGTTTCGGAAGGCACGTTTCGCGTGCTCCTCAGTGAGCGTTTTCAGTATAGCAAGCTCTCATACACTCCATCTTGTCTTCAGGAACGTTAATGTGATATTCACTGTAGTTTACATCACATCTCTTTGCGCATTCGACGCGAATTCCTTCGTTTAAGTTGTAGTGATCGGCCATTTCAGAAAGCTTGAAAGCATCAGCGCATCGATAAGGAACGATGTTGTTCGCTACAACAACGCTTTCGGGTGCTCGAGCACCGACTGCACAATAAGCAGCCCAGTCCAAGTTTGTCAATTGTTCGGGACGATCAAAGCCGGCCGGAGGATCGAAAACAGTGCGCAATCCTTCTTTTCGACATCTCAATGAGCATGTGATTGCGATCAACAGGCAAATCACAGCGACGCATATGCATCCAATCTGAACCTTGTCCATTATTACCCTTCAAGATTACAATAATTTCGAAATCGTGACAACGTTGTACACCTCGTCGTCTCCGTCGCTTACAGCAAATCCCCAAGCTGTGTCTGTCACTGGATTTTGAAAGGTTACGAGAAACTGAATCTCTGTTGCCACAGAAATCGCTGCGAAGCCAGAAAGCATGCAATGACCAGCACTACTTGAGTTACCAAATAACAAGATCGGATCTCCAGAAAGAGAATTGGTGATAACTCGGAAATTTCCAGTCGCTCCAGTCGAGATATCAACTCGGATATGATATCTTCCTGGTTGAAAGATAATGCTATTGACTCCAAGTGCTGTTGACAAACCATTTAGATTACCAGAAGTTGCTGTATTCAAAGGAACGACGGCACTTCCTGCAGGAACTGATCCGGACACTGTTCCAGAAGCAAGAACATAGGCATAAACCTGAGTTCCAACACTAAATGATGATTGAGTGATTTGTCCGGTGACAGAATTAAAATAGACGAGGTTCGATGATGTTGCCGAAGAAAGAGAAGGCATGTAAAAACCAGCAGTTGACACTGTCAAGGCATTATCAGCCTTTCCTTCAGCTTGATAACCGATGACAACGCGGTTCGTTGCTGTTGCCGAGCCTGCTTTAACTCTTGTTCCAATCAAAACGTTTTGACTTCCCGTTGTCACATCAGCTCCCACTTCAGAACCTACACATGTGTTCTCGTTCCCTGTTGCTTGAAGCAGAGCCTCGTGTCCGATCGCTACGTTGTCATCACCACTTTTCATTGATCCTAAACTATCATTTCCTAGGGATAAATTCCTCGATCCTGAGGTCAAAATATCGAGGGTGTTAGTACCTATAGCTAAATTATCAAGACCGGTCGTTGTCCCGTTCATCGCATTTGAACCGAGAGCCAGGTTCGTTGCGCTCGGTGTAAGTTCAGTTGAAGGAGACAGCACCCACTTTGAAGAAGTGGAGTTGTATGCGAGGTATTGACCGTGAGCTGTTCCATTTGCTATCGTCACAGGATCTGCGAACGATCCAACACCTGATAACGGAGTTCCAGTGAACACTTCGGCAACAACACCAGTTCCTTCTTCATAAGAAATCAATCCATTCGCTGGATTGTAATAGAGAATGGTTCCTGTCTTGATTGCCTGAAGTCCTTTGGCATAGATTGAAGTGATTCCACCGATGGTCAAAGAAGAATCAACGACTCCTTCTGTGTCATTACCTATCACGATTCGTTTTGAAGCTGTGTTTGAACCCGCGGTACTATTTACTCCAAGAACGATGTTATCTGACCCTGTTGAGATATCACTTCCTGCTTGAGTACCGATTCCAATGTTGTTAATTCCCGTTGTATCACCAGAGAGAGCGAGGTTACCTATTGCAATACAATCTGTCGTTGTCAAACCTGCGTTTTCGAGACTATTTAATCCAAAATTAAGTGATGAATCGTTACCTACATAAGGCCCCTGAGTCAAACTTTCACCATCTCCGACCAAATAAGACCCAATTGGAGGATTTTTAGCAAAAGGAGTCGGTGTTGAGATGACCTGTTCCCAAACTACACCATCAGAATAGTACAATCTCGCGTCAAGCTGATTTACTGCCATTGCTCCAGTTGGAAGAACCGGTGTATATGTTGTCGGAACAGGGTTCTTTACTCCTCCCATGATCTTCTTGACCGGAACCACGATCGAACTCGAGATCTTAGCGTTCGTACCTAAGATATCTGTACGAAATATCGCATTTGAAGTGGTAGCTTTGGGTAGAGACATTACTAAAGTCAATTAGAATAATTCTTGATCAAAACCTTACTGTCAAGTAAGGTTTTGATATTACAAACGAACTCTTAACAACTGATTCTCAAGGTCTTGAACCTTTTGAGAGAGTTCTTGAATTGCTTTGATGAGAGGAGGAATGAATTGAGCATAATTTAGACCGAATGTTTGAGGTTTGTCTGGCTCGTTTATTTTTGAATCCACATATCCAGCAAAATCTTTCGGATCGATCTTTATTTCATCAAGAGTGTCTTTTATGTCCTGAGCTATCAACCCATAGTGATATCTAGTATGGATTTTCCCTACAATTCTCGTCTTCTCTTCGTTTGTTTCTTTGTCGCGGTATTTTTCCTCATATGTTCGGTTCTTCCATTTGTATCTTTTCGGCTTCAATTTGTTAACAAAATCAAGTCCCAAAGTGCAATCTGTAATATCATCTTTCAGATTTCGATCACTTGTGTTGATAGCGCCTACACTTGCATAAATCGTGTTCATCCTCAATCCACTACTTCCAAGATTATACGCCGCGTCTGCGGATGGCAATATTGAATTGTTCGTCATCGAAAACCGATGAACGCTATTTGTGATGAAGTCGATTTGATCGGTATAGAACGATGTTAGACCGCAATCAGTTTGACTTAGAAAACCAATGGAAGGTATAGTTAACGAAGCAGTTTGACCAGCCCATAAGCGACCCCAGAAAGTATTATTATTCGTGCTTCTTTCATTCTCATATATTTGCGCTTTGAAAGATCCAGCATCCGTGTAGTTCCAAAATGCTAAGTTGCTTCCAGTATCACTACCAGATTCAGTTGCACTCATTCCAATCGCGTTACGCAATACGCTGCCATTTGTTCGAAGATACCAATGTAGAGTTCCTCCAGAAGGAGTCAAATCTGTAAAAATATTACCACCCATGATAAATCCTGCATTGAAAAACCGACCAACATTCGTACCGCCGCAAGTCATACCGATTTGATCAGCTCCATATGAATAAAAACCTGTATTTGTATCGCTATTAAACGTATAACTTGGTGCAGAATTCGAACCAGCTGGAGCAATAATGGGTAAATCACTAATAAGATTAGCTGTATTGATTGAAACGCGCCCAGTTCCGTTTGTTGAAAATGTGATTGTATCGGTTGTGCTATTGTATATTCCTGTATTGCTGTCACCTGAAAAAGAATATGCCGGCGAACCAGCCGAGCCTGCTGGACCTAAAAATGGCAATGTACTAGTTAACGAAGCGGTATCCACCGAAACTCTCAACGTTCCTGATGTTGTTAGACCTATTGTGTCAGATGCGCTACGGTAAAACCCCGTAGTTGGGTTAGTTGTAAAACAAATGCTTGGAAGTGCAGCAGTTCCTGCTGCAAAACCAAATTGAGCAGCAGACGATGATCCTGCGAAGACCCTCGCTGCTTCAACGATCGCCGACGAAGAAGGCTTAACGTAAAATACCATGTTTCCGATCTCAGAACCCGCTGTTCGAGAAGAAGCACCAGATCCAGTCGAAACATTCCATACAATTGATGCTGCCCGAATGTATCTTGAAGATGTGTTAAAAATGTTGCCATTCAGTCCCATGTCCGTTGCTGCTCCAGCATAATCAAGACCTAAAGCGCTAAATCCAGCAGAAACAGTATTTGAAGCAATTTGAAGAGCTTGAGCTACATCAGAACCACCATCGGTAAGCCTATAATTGTTATCGGTCGTGTTGATCGTCAAGTAGTTTGTCGTTCCAGTGATTCTTATCGGTAAATTTGAATCAAAGGTCGCTGTGCCAAGCGTCAATCTCAATGTGCCTCCCGTTGAAAGACCCAATGAATCAGCACCAGCGGAATAAATACCAGTATTCAAGTCTGCAGTAAATGAATAAGTAGGTGCAGCAGCGCTTCCTGCTTGGCCGATAAAAGGAACATTACCTTCGATATACGTATTTGAGATGTTGAAACGATTATTTCCGTTTGCTGCAAACCCGATAACATCGGCTGAAGCACTATACATACCTGTATTTGTGTCTGTCGAGAATGAGTGACTAGGCGCACTATTTGTACCAGCTGGCGCGTAAAATGGCAGCGTGCTTGTCAGCGAAGCCGTATTCAAGGTAACTCTTGCCGTTCCTCCAGTTGTCAACGCCATTGTGTCCGCCGTTCCAGTTTGATAAATTCCTGTGTTTGTGTCACCTGAAAATGAATATCCGGGTGCTGTTTGCGAGCCGTTTGGTGCGTAAAATGGCAAAGAGCTTGTTACCGATGCAGTATTGATAGTCAATCTTGCAGTTGAGTTCGTCGATAAAGCGATTGTATTAGCCGTTCCGGTATAATAAAGACCCGACGTTGTTGCATTTGTAAAAGAAAAAGATGGCGCAGCTGCAGAACCGTTTGCTTGTCGATACGGAATCGTCGCTGTTACTACCGTAGAACTAATCGAATATCGCAAAGTTCCTCCAGTCGTAAATCCTATTGTGTCCGCCCCCGGGGAATACATTCCAGTATTTGTGTCTGAAGTGAAAGAAAACGTCGGAGTCGCATTACTACCCAATTCTGTGTAATAAGCGACAGTAGAAAATATTCCAGTTGCCGCCATGGCAAGCCGGAACACTCCAGCGGTACCAAAGTTGATTTGAGTTGCGGAATAATACAGTCCAGTGTTTGTTGAACTTGAGAAAGAGAACGCAGGAGCACCGACAGTTCCATCTGGAAGATAGAAAGGAAGGGTAGAAGTAGCTCCCGTTGTCGTCAAAGCAAATCTAGAGGTTCCTCCGGTTGTCAAATTGATCGTATCAGCAGCGCTCGAGTAAATTCCAGTATTCGTGTCTCCGCTAAAAGAGTAAGTTGGAGCTGTATTTGATCCCGACGGTCCCAACACAGGCACTCCAAAGAGCAATGTATTATCGGCAACACCAGCAAGTGATGATCCGATCACGATTCTTCCTGCAGCTGTAGCGGAACCAGCAGTACTTCCTCCTCCAATAATGATGTTTGTACCTCCGGTAGTCACGTCATTTCCAGCATTTAGACCCACCGCGATGTTCGAAGATCCTTCTGTAATTGCATTTCCAGCACCATTTCCAATGATCACATTGTTGTTTCCTTTTGTGACTGCTTTTGCCGTCGAAACACCGATTGCGATGTTATCAGTTCCTGTCAAAGTCGAATTGAGTGCAGTACTTCCAATAGCGATGTTCGTTGTCCCACTCAATGCAGCTGAAGGAGCCGTAACCCAAGTCGATGTGTCAGAATTGAATGCAAGATATTGTCCAAACGCAGTTCCATTTGCTACAGTGACAGGATTTCCAATTGAACCATCTCCTGTTATCGGAGCAGCAGTTGTTACAGTTCCTGCAGCAGTTGATGACCAAGACAATACACCACTTCCATCTGTGACAAGAACTTGACCACTTGTACCATCATCGACCGGTAAAGTAAGAGTGTAATCAGCTCCCTGTAAGGCAGAAGCTCCGATTGTGACTTTCTTGACGTTCGTAATCGAGATCGGAAGAGTAGAACCTACTTCGGAAGTGGAAATAGCGAGTCTTGAGGTTCCTCCGGTAGTAAAGTTGAGTGTATCAGCTCCAGAAGAATAAATTCCGGTATTCAGATCACCAGTAAAAGCATAAGTTGCAGCTGAAGCTGAGCCCAAAGGACCTACATATGGAAGAGTATTTGTCAATGCAGCAGTATCTAGCGTCAATCTTAGTGTTCCTCCTGTTGAAAGACCCAGAGAATCAGCCCCAGCAGAATAAATACCCGTATTCAAGTCTGCAGTAAATGAATAAGTAGGTGCCGCGGCACTTCCTGCTTGTCCAATGTAAGGAACATTACCTTCGATATAGGTATTTGAGATGTTGAAACGGTTATTTCCGTTTGCTGCGAATCCAATTACGTCAACTGAAGCGTTGTACATACCTGTGTTCGTATCACCAGTAAAAGTGTAACTAGGTGCACTATTTGTACCAGCTGGGGCGTAGTAAGGCAAAGTTGAAGTGAGAGAAGCAGTAGAAATTGATAAACGTAAAGTGCTACTGGTAGAAAATCCCAACGTATTAGTTCCACTTAGGTACATTCCCGCCGTTGTTGTTCCAGAAAAACTGTAAGTTGGTGCGCCAGCTGTCGCATTATGACCCCGAATGGGAATACCGGTGGCAATTAATGTTTGTTGAATATTAAATTCGGAAATACCGTTAGTTGTGAATGCAATTGTACCAGAAACAGGCATCGATATACCCGTATTATTAGTTGTAAATCTGAGTCCTGGAGCTAGTGTTGATCCATCCGGCACAATCGTTTGTAAAGCATTTGTAATATTTGCCGTATTTATTGTCATTCTTGCTGTTCCGCCTGTTGTTAGAGCAATCGTATCTGCTGTTCCGGTGTAGTAGAGTCCGGTATTTGTATCATTAGTAAAAGTAAATGAAGGAGCTGAAGCCGAACCATTAGGAGCATAATATGGTAAAGTTGAAGTTATACTTGTTGTATCAACAGTCATTCTGGTCGTTCCTGCTGTCGTTAGAACAAGTGTGTCGGCGGCGCTATTGTACATTCCAGTGTTTGGATCTCCTGAAAAGGAATAAGTAGGTGCACTTACAGATCCAGCGGGTCCTAAAGCGGGAACACCAAACAAAAGAGTGTTATCAGTTGTTCCTGTCAAAGAATTACCAATCACAATCCGCCCAGAAGCGGTCGCCGAGCCAGCAACACTTCCATAACCAACGATAATGTTGCTACTTCCTGTTGTCACATCCTTTCCAGCGTCAGTTCCGATGCCAATGTTATTGTTTCCTTCTGTCAAAACGTCAAGAGAACCTGTTCCGATTGCAATATTGTCAGTTCCTTTGGTGATCGAAACTAAAGGACCAATTCCAATACCTACGTTGTTGGTTCCTGTCATTGTTGAGTTCATTGCATTACTACCCAAAGGAACGTTTGTTGCACCAGCAAGACCTGCTGCAGGTGAGATAATCCATGTTGTAGACGTTGCATTGTAAGCTAAATACTGACCAAAAGTCGTTCCACTGTCGATCGTGATCGGGTCACCACCGGAACCATCACCTTTGATAGGAGTTGAGGTTGTTACAGTTCCGCCAGCCGCAATCCAAGAAAGAACGCCTGCTCCGTCGGTACTAAGAACTTCACCTGCAGCTCCATCATCAACTGGCAATGTAAGAGTGTAATCGGCAGCCTGAGATGCAGAAGCTTGAATTGTCACCTTCTTTACATTTGTCGTGGCGATAGGAACAGTGAAAGAAGCGTCTGTAGCCGAAAGACTGAGTCGATTTGTTCCATTTGTTGCAAAATCAAGAACATCTGCACCGCTGTTATAGATTCCAGTGTTCGGATCACCTGAAAAAGAGTACGAAGGAGCACTTACAGAACCAGCGGGAGCGTACAGAACAGGACCAAAAGTCGCGGACGCGGACGAAAGCGTCAAACGATCAGTTCCACCAGCTGAAAGACCCAAAACATCAGATCCGGCATGATACATTCCTGTTGTCGTAGAGTTTCCAAAAGAGAAAGTAGGAGCACCAGCACTTCCGTCACTTTCTCGAATTGGAGGAACAACTTGCATCGACAAAGAAGTCAAACTCACTCTTGTTGTTCCTCCTGTAGAAAGAACGAGAGTTCCAGCGACAGCGCAGTTCATTCCTGTGTTTGTCGACGAAGCAAATGCATATGAAGGTGCTGCAGAAGTACCAAACGGCATCAGCCATTGCCCACCAGCTCCCGTTGACAAGGTGGCTCTCGACGTTCCACCGATAGGAAACTGAAGTGAACCATCGTAGTACATTCCCGAGTTTGTAGCACCGGAAAAGGCATAAGTTGGAGAAGAAACACTACCAGAAGGACCCAAAATCGGAATGCCGAGAGTCATTGCATTGTCAGAAACACCAGCAACACTATTTCCGATCACAACTCGTCCACTTGCGGTAGCTGATCCAGCAGTACTTCCGTAACCAATGATGATATTAGATGATCCAGATGTAATGTCTTTACCCGCGTCAGTACCAATTCCAATGTTCTTTGCTCCATCAGCAACCAAATCAAGAACTCCAGAGCCAATACCGATGTTATCTGTTCCTGTTGTCAATGAAACAAGTGGTCCAATACCGATTCCAACGTTGTTTGTACCGCTCATTGTTGAATTCAATGCTGAACTTCCAAGGGCGACGTTCGTTGCACCGGCAAGACCAGCTGCAGGAGCCACAACCCATTTCGAACTTGTTGAATTGTAAGCTAAATACTCACCAAACGTCGTTCCTGCAGAGATTCGAATTGGATCACCACCACTTCCATCTCCATCGAGAGGAGATTCAGTTGTGACTGCACCTCCTCCAGCAATCCAAGAAAGAACACCAGCTCCATCCGTTGAGAGAACTTCGCCTGCTACGCCATCATCGACCGGAAGAGTCAAAGTATAATCAGCAGCTTGAGATCCAGAAGCTTGCAAAGTGACTTTCTTTACGTTTGTGATAGAAATAGGAAGTGTTGAAGCAACTTCAGAAGTGGAAATTGCAAGTCTAGATGTTCCTCCTGTCGAAACATTGACTGTATCAGCAGCACTATTGTAAATTCCAGTGTTTTGATCTCCAGAAAAGGAATAAGTAGGTGCGGAAACAGTTCCACTTGTTGATAAGAATGGAACAGCTGTCGTGATTGAACTATCAGCAGCGCCAGATATTGACGTTCCGATGACGATACGTCCTGATGCTGACGTCGAACCTGCAAGAGCACCATGACCGATGCAAATGTTTGAACCGCCACTAACAATATCTCCACCGGCGCCAGCACCAAACATTTGATTTTTCGTTCCCGTCTTAATCGTCGCACCTGCATTTCCTCCAATGATATTGTTTGAATCACCAGAAGTCATTAATGATCCAGTGTTATAACCGATCGCGATGTTATTTGTTCCCGTAGCTGTGACATTTAGTGCATTGAAACCCAAAGCAATTGCCGTAAGATTCGCTGAAAAACTAGACGAAGGTGCTATTGCCCATGACGAACCGTTCCATCCGAGATATTGACCATAACCAGACCCAGCATCAACCCGGACAGGATTTCCACCGGAACCATCACCAGTAAGTGGAGAAGAGGTCGAGACTGAAGATAAAACAGTAGACCAAGATAGAACTCCTGATCCGTTTGTTGTTAATGCTTGACCACTTGTACCATCATCGACTGGTAAAGTCAAAGTGTAATCAGCAGCTTGCGATCCGGAAGCTCCGATCGTCACCTTTTTGACGTTTGTAATCGAAATAGGAAGTGTTGAAGCTACTTCTGATGTAGAGATTGCGAGTCTTGACGTACCATTTGTTGACATTCCTAACGAATCTGCACCAACTCGATAGATTCCAGTGTTGTTATCACCATCAAAAGTAATGGAGGGAGCACTTGCCGTGCCAGAAACAAATCTCGTCGTTTGATCTTCATAGAGAGTAAAACAAGCTGATGCTGCACCACCTGATGGTTTGGTGTAAAAGACTAATCTTCCTGTCTCAGATCCTGGAGTTGTTGATGGCGCTGTTGACTCAAAGCCCGCAATTGCAATGTTGTTCGTTCCATTGTTGACTAAGAACCATTCTCTTGCTTCTGTATTGGTTGTGGTATTGAATTCATGAGCAATTCTTCCGAGACCACTCGTTGGAGACACAAAGAGAGTACCAGTCTTTGTAATACTTGCATTTGTCATTCCAAAAGCAGAGCTTGAGATGTTCGTTGTCAACAGCCCGTTGATTCTTGTTAGTGTAGTTGCAGCATCCATCACAGCCATTTGAACTCCACCAGCAGCGAATGAGAGTTGATCAGCAGAACTTCGATACATTCCAGTGTTTTCATCTCCATCAAAAGTGAAAGAAGGAGTTCCGACAGCACCTGCGCTGCCATAAAACGTAGTTGAGAAGGTCGAGTTCCACAATCCTGTCGATGCAGCACCCAAATCAAAGGTATTATTTGTTCCAGGAACAATGTCTCCAGCATAAGTCATCTTTCCTGACGACCTCGTAATTATCATCTGATTTCGAAGATCAGTTGTATCAGCGTCATTTCGAGGAATTAGATAGAAATCTGATCCCGTGTCACCTCCTCCTTCAACACCAGAGTTTCGAATGTACCATCTTGCTTTCGAACTTCCAGTTCCGAGCATAAAATAAGGATTTGTATCGTTGAAAACGCTGATTCCATCGGTCGTGTATCTCAGGTATCTCGTTCCTCCAAAGGTCATATCCATCTCAGTCCCAGAAGCTCGATAAAGTCCAGTGTTTGTCGCTGAAGAAAATCCATATCCAGGGGCAGATGCTGACCCATCAGGTGCCAAGAAAGGAACCTTACTTTCAGTGCCAGAAGCAGATATTTGAAGGGTAAGAGTACCATTTGCAGCAATTCCAACAATGTCAGCACCCACAGAGTACATTCCAGAATTCGTATCTCCTGAGAAAGAGTAGGTCGGAGTAGCTGCAGCACCAGCTATCGAGAGGTAACGGATCGTAGTTGTAATTGCAGATGACGAAACGCTCTCAACATTGACTCCGGCGATCGCAGTGTCTACCGTAGAGCCAGCGGCGCTGTAAATTCCCATGTTTGTTGAACCAGAGAAAGAGTAGGTTGGAGCGCTCACAAGACCATTTGGTCCTCGGAAAGGAACGGTTGTTGTAAGTGCCGTGGAACTGAGAGTTGCTCTTGACGTTCCATCTGTTGTGAAACCGATCAAACCAGCAGTATTGTAAAGTCCAGTGTCTGAATCAGCTGAGAAAGAGTAAGATGGAGTTGTCGCATCACCAGAAGGACCTCTCAACGGAAGTGTATTTACGATTTCTGTTGTTGAGATTGAAGAGCGAAGTGTACCTCCTGTTGTCAATCCGACTGTGCTTGCACCGACTCGATACATTCCTGTTGTCAGATCACCAGTAAAAGAATAAGAAGGAGCTGCGTTTGTCCCAGAAGAGTTTGAAAAGACAAGAGAATTGGTCATCGTTGTTGTATTGATGGTTACTCTCTCAGTTCCATTTGTAGCAAAGCCGAGAGTGTTTGAAGCAGAACGAAACATTCCAAGACCAAGATCAGAAGAGAAGGCGATTGATGGAGCTGATGCGACTCCATCTGTCATCACCATCTGAGGATTTGTTGCATTCATTCCCATTCTTGCCACTTCAGTGACCGAAGATCCTGAAGGTTTGGCATAAAAGACAAGATTTCCGACTTCAGCACCTGTTGTTCTTGATGCTGGAAGGTTTCCAGTCTCGATGTTGCCTAGAATTGCAGCAGTTCGAATGATGTTTCCTCCAAGATTTGATAAGTTGTAGTTCAAAGACACGTCGGCAGCGCTTGCTGTATTGGACACACCGAGATATCCGGTACCTGCTGGTGAAGTGGAAGAGGCGATCTGAATCGTTTGATTGACAGCAGCTCCTGCATTTGTGTCCTTGTAAGTTCGGTCTGTTGTGTTCACTGTCAAGTAATTGGTTGTTCCAGTAATTCTCAATGGCAAAGAACCATCCATTGTTGAAGAAGAGATGCTCAAACGATTCGTTCCACCGGTCGTAATGTCAAATGTGTCAGCACCACTCGAGTAGACACCAGTATTCAAGTCTCCGACAAAAGTAAGAGAAGGTGCTGTGACAGAACCAAGAGGAAGAACGATCGGAGAGACTGGAGTGATTCCTCCGGCACTGATCGTCATTCTCAAAACACCTTCTGTCGAGAAACCAAGAGTATTGGCTGATGGAACGTACATTCCAGCATCAGGATAAGAGGTAAAGGAGTAAGAAGGAGTGGCAGCAGACCCATCTGCTTCTCTAACTGGAAGAGTTGATGACAATGCTGATGTAGATAATGCCACTCTTGAAGTGCCTCCTGTCGTCAAATTGATCGTATCAGCAGCACTTGAATAGATTCCTGTGTTTACATCACCGTCAAAAGAGTAAGAAGGCAATGCATTTGTTCCTAATCCCATCAACCATTGTCCGGAAGTGTTCAGAAGTCCTTTTTGAGTACCTCCGACTGCAAAACCGAGCGAAGTTCCACTTAGATACATTCCTGTATCTGAAGCAGTTGAGAAAGAGTAAGATGGAGCTGCAGCGGAACCAGCATCTTCTTCAATTGGAACTGCAAGAGTCACTTCTGTTGATGTTGCCGTCATGAAATTCGTTGATCCTGCCGAGAATTTAAGCGTATTAAGAGCATCTGAGAACATTCCTGTTCCTGTTGATGAAGAAAATGAGTAAGACGGAGCAGTAGTTGATCCATTTGAATTGAGAATTTGAACAGTTGAAGTCAATGCCGTCTTCGATAATGCCAGTCTCTCGGTTCCATCTGTCGAAAATCCAAGAGTATTTGCACCAGAAGCGTACATTCCGATTGTAGGCTGACTCGTAAAAGAGAATGTAGGCGTTCCAGCTGTTCCAGTAGCTCCTCGGTAAGGAACAGTTGAATCAACGGAAGTCGATCCAACATTGAGAATGTTCACTCCTCCGATAGCAGTTCTCAAAACACCTCCAGTAAAGTAATTTCCAGAGGTCGGATCATCCGTGAAAGAATAAGATGGTACTCCGACAGTACCAGCAGGAAGAAGAAATGGAAGAGTTGAAGTAAGGTTTGAGTCTGAAACCGTAATCCGACTCGTTCCGTCGGTAGAGATTCCAAGTGTTTTCGCTGCAGATAGAAAGATTCCTGTTTTCGGATCTGAGGAATAGGAGTAGGTAGGATCTGTTGCTGTCCCATTTCCGAATAAAAGTTGAATAGATCCGACAAGAGAATTTGAAGAAATATTGAGTCGCTGAGTACCCCCAGTAGACACTCCAATTTCATCGCTCGCACTACTGTAAATCCCTGAGTTCGTATCGGAGGAGAATGAGAATGACGGGGAAGCAGCGGTTCCCGTCACACCAAGAACAGGAACAAGTGAAGTCAAAGCAGATGAAGAGAGAGTCGCTTTCTCTGAACCACTTGCTGCAAACCCAAGAACGTTTGGTGTTGATGAGTAAAGACCGGTGGTTGTTGAAGAAGAGAAGTTCAAAGATGGAGCACCAGCTGTTCCATTTGGAATTGTAAGTGGTAATGAAGCAGTAATAGCAGCAGTATCCATCGATAATCTTGAAATTCCATTCGTTGCCAAAGCGACAGAGTTAACTCCTGGAGAGTAAAGACCGGAAGTCGGTGATGAAACAAAAGAATAAGATGGTGAACCTACACTTCCGACGTTTGCAAGAACTTGAGTTGTTGTCGATCTGAGGATTTCAGTTCCACCGGCAGCAATGCTCAAGGTATCAGCACCTCCACTAAAGAATCCAGTATTTGGATCTCCTTGAACATACATTCCTGGAGAAGGTGCAGAACCTGCTGGAAAGGCATAGTTTGAATAGGTGATTTGACCGGTAATTGGATTGAAAACAATCATTCTCGACTGTTCTGCAGTGGAGAGAGAAGGAAAATAGAATCCAGTACCAGCGACAGTCAGCGAATTATCGGCAACTCCTGTTGTTGAACCCAAAACCATTCTTCCAACTGCAGTTGCAGAGCCAGCAGTTGAATTAGAACCGATCAAAATATTCGATGTTCCTGTTGTCACATCAGCTCCAGCAAGCTTTCCAAAAGCAATGTTGTCAGTTCCTGATGTCAAAAGAAAAAGAGATGAAGTACCGAGACCAATGTTTCTTGATCCATCAAGAACAGCTGCAAGAGCGGACGTTCCCAAACCGATATTATCAGAACCAGAAGTAAGCAGACTCATCGGTTCATAGCCGATTGCAACGTTATTCAAACCAGAAACAGCTGAATTCATCGCATCAATACCCAAAGGAACGTTTGTTAAACCAGACATTGAAGCAGCAGGAGCAAACTCCCATGAAAAAGTTGATGAGTTATAGGCAAGATATTGACCAAAAGAAGTTGCCTGAGCCATTGTGACTGGATCACCACCAGATCCATCACCTTGAAGTGGTGATGAAGTCACAACAGCACCACCGCCTCCACCTCCGACCTCATAAGTCACCAATCCAGAGACTGGATTGTAATAGAGGATGGTTGCGGTCTTGGCAGCTTGAAGATTTTGAATGTACATTGAGGTAATTCCACCAATCGTGACCGAATTGTTGGTCACTCCAGTCACATTATTTCCGATGACAATGCGATTTGTTGATGAGGCAGCTCCTGCTTGTGTATTGTTTCCAAGAAGAACATTTCCACTACCTGAAACAATATCGGACCCGGATGATTGTCCTATCGCAGTATTGTTTACACCCACAGTATTGCTCTTCAAAGCGTTGTAACCAAGGGCAGTGTTGTTCGAACCTGTGTTTGAATTCAAAGTATTTACACCGACTGCAACAGAGTTCGTTCCAGACCCAGAAGCCATACTTCCGAGACCAAGATTGAGTGAAGTATCACCACCAATGAAAGGAGCCAAAACGAAATGATTGTTGTTTCCCACCAGATAAGCTCCCTGAGGAATCTTTCCAGGGAAGGGAATAGGTGAAGACAAAAGAATATTCCACGAAAAACCATCAGAAAAAAAGAGGGAGTCATCTTCATCTGTATAGATAATCGACCCTTTTTGTTGGGGCGTCAAAGAAGTGTCTTTGTAACCCGGCACAGTGAGTGACGAAGAAACTTTTGCATTGTTTGCAAGTAGATCATTTCTCGTCACAGGATTCTGTGCGTTAGAAGACATTGATAATCCGAAACATTTTGTTAAATTAGATTTTTGGGCGCTTCAGATTAAAAAATCGAAAAAAAAAGATTTTTTTTGTCGAAATTAGTATTAACTCATGCCTAAAGCCGCCAAACCCGCAAAGAAAGCTAAGTCTACTCCTGCAAAGGCCAAGAAGGCCGCCTCTAAGAAAGGTCCCCGATCGACTCAGATCAGTTTGTCTGCAGTCGGAACCGTGTTGAGACATGGTGGTGCCCTTAATGGAAACATCGCCCCCTCTGCGAAGAAGGGAAAGAAGGAGAAGGGATCTGGAATCCGCGTGACTAAGAACGCTGCTGTTCAGGCTCGTGTGTTGGTTGATCATGTTTTGAAGGCTGTTGCCGAGGCTTCCAAGACTCTCTTGGGTGACAAGGCTAAGACTGTCACTGCTGATGTGTTGAAGCACGTTGTTGAGCTGCGACACATGTCCTCCTTGAGCTTGTCTCCTCTCTTGCATCGTCTTTCTTCAAAGAGCAAGGGAGCTGAGCGTCGCCCCATTCCTGTGGCTGCCGTTGTTCGCATGTTCAAGGCTCATTTGCAAATGGAGTCGAGTCTCCGCTTCTCTGGTGATGCCAAGAAGTGTTTGGCCAACATGGTCGAGAACTTGTTGACCGAGATTGGTCGTGTTGCCACTCTGATCGCTGTGTCTTGTGCTAAGCGAAAGACTATTTCTCAAATCGATATCGAGGTTGCTGCTACTGCTATGCACATCGCTGTCTAATTTTCATCTTTTTCAAAGATGAAACAACGTCAAAGACCTACAATCCTTGATTTTCTTATTGATTGAAGAAAAACGGTACTTGCGATCTTGATATTCAGGGTCCTTATCTGAAAGTCCGATTCTTGGCCCATAATAAATAGGTATTTGTTTTGAATTTTCCCACTGAAGTAGCAAATCGTCATTGCAATCTGCATCAAATGAAGTCCAATTCTTTGTTAGATCTTCGATCGAAGAAGAATCGGAGACTTCAAGGAATTTATGAACAACACGACATGGTCCTGTAATGAGTTCTCTTGTTTTGAGGTCATAAATAGAGCGAAGAAGAATCCCAAAGAACTCTCCAGGCTTTCCTAATGTAAGATCAAGACCTTTGAATGTCCCTCCTCGGTAATTTCCTTTTTTGGTCTTGTGAAAGTACCAAGTCATTCTCCTTTCTTGATCAGGGCAACAATGCACATAAGGATCCGGATGATCCTTTGAAAATAAATAAAACTCAATCTCTACGATGCGAAATGGCCGAGAGCAGCAGAGTATTGTACACTGTGAGAGAAGCCACTGAGCAAGAATGGGGAATTTGGTGGACATCATCTTATTTTATTCCGCGTGACTTTCAAAATCATTTTTTCATATGGGAAGAAAATTGAAGAAAAGTCTCATTGGAGTCATGATTTTTGACTCATGAACACATACGAGCGCAAGATTCTCCCACGAAAGTGGGATGTGCATCTCGATCGACGATGCGGCAATTCTGACTTTGTTGTGCTAACTGAAGACAATGGAACGAAGTTTTCAGTGATCTTGGTCACTCTTCGTCAATCTGGAAAGATTTATGGCTTTGACATGACCTCCAATGTTGGTCAGCCAGTTGAATTTGAACGCCGAAATATTCTCTTCGTTCCAGTCAAAGGGGGAGAGTTGATTCAACAAGCTCGGGATAATTTCTTGGCATTTTACCGAATTTTTCGCCATTATGGGTTGTGTTCAACATTCAAAGCCTTTGTCGAACACGTCAAGAACAGACACCCATTCGATTCGTTAAATGGTTGGTTGTTTCGTTAAATGGTTGGTTGTTTCGTTAAATGGTTGGTTGTTGTAGTTTCCTTTTTCTCTCTTTTCAGAGAGAAAATTAAGACAAGAGACTTAGATTTGCATCAAGTTCTTGTGAAATTGGCTCGTAAATGTAAGAATGAATCATGCAAAAGAAGAAGTAGAGTACAATGATCGACAAGACCCATGAAAGCCAAGGATTTTCATGAGGAATTAGCGCAAACATGAGCACCAAAAGAGTTGCTCCGATTACCGCTCGTCTCCAAAAAACAAGAGAAGAGATTCCTCTTGACAAATGACGAGTCTTTTCAATTATTTGAGCAGACGAATCTGATGATGTTGCCTTGTCATTCAATAAATAATTAGCATGAAAGCATCCTCCATCGTTGTCTGTTGGACCTTTTGTTGTGCAAGTGAACTCTCTCCATTCCCAAAGAGCGATCAACGCTCCAATCAAGAGAATGATACAGAGAGTTGTCGAGGATTTCATTACTATGTATCTATTTTTCGATACTGTACATTTTGATTCCTTGAACAAGCTTGTGCCACATGCCATTTCATGATGTCGGTAATCCCGAAATCAGTGAAAACCACAGTCTTTGACGCTAGTTTCTCAAGTGTTAAAGAGGCTTCGATGAACGAACTCTTTTGACTTGAAGGGACTTGATGAAATAAAAAGATCTTTTCAGCAACGATAGGAGCTTCTCCGTTTTCAATACAATATGAGATACAACGATTCTGATACTTTTCAACTTCTTCTTTATCTTTTCCTTCAAGAAAAGCTGTTGAAGGAACGATTGCATTCACTACTTCAAGCCCTTGCTTCAAATAAGGGTGAGTTCCATGTGTCTTTTTCATTGGTATTTTACGAGACATCCTTAAATCAAGACTTCATCGAAATTCTTGAGTGCTTTGTTACAAGCCTCTTGAATGACGGGTTGATCGATGTCTTTGATCGATGAAAAGAACGAAAGAGACTTTCGGAATGAGGAATTAACGAAAGAATGGGACATCGCATTGAGTTTTTCAATGATCAGGCGAGCTTCCTTCTCTCGAACGTTCATTTCATCAACGTGCATCTTGTTATCAGCGATGCATCGCTGAAGTTCTTCTTTCTTTGCTTCCAGAACTTGAAGAGCGTTCTTCTCTCTCGAGAGAAAGAAGGGGTGAACGGTCTTTTGATGTTTTTGTTCATCTTGAACTTTCTTTTGAGCCTGTTCGTAGGCTTTGGCCGCATTTTCAATCTCCTTTTCAAGATTTAGTTTCCTCGAACCAAATGAAAAGTAGTCGGCAGAGACCTTTTCAAGCAACTCTCGAATTAGACCTCGAGCTTCTTCCACTGCGAGTCGAAACTCTTCGAATTCTCCCATTGAAACGAGTTTCTGTTGATAGACATCCATTACTAAGAGACAATTTAAGATTCTTAAATTATGAAGCAATGATCGTACTTCATTCTTCAGAAGTAGCAAAGATTTTTGAGTCCGGAAGAGTCAAGTTTAAGATTTTGAAATGTTCTGAAGAAGATAAGTTGTCCGATACGTTTTCAAAGGCCGAGATTCACACAAAAGAAGAGTACGAAACTCTACTTTATGCAACCTATCATTCTTTGATCTTTGTCTGTCCTCTTCATTTGAGGATCGCTTATCTTTTTGGTTGTCTAAATGAGAAGTTTAGAACTCCTCGAAAAGAAACATTTCTCGTTTTCTTTCAAAAAGACTCTGATGAATGGAAACCATGGTTTAGTGTTTATCCTTATCGCGATTCAATCTATGGAGATAGTTAAACATCTTGCTCCAATCGTCTCAATTGCTCTTTGAGAGCTCTCGAAAGGATCTTAGTTGAGTTCGAAAGTGGTAACTTGGCATCTTCTTCCTTTGAGATCTCGATTGAAATCGGCTGAGGGATTGTAGTTGGATCAGATGAAGGAAGGCAGGAGCTATCAGGATATTCTTTTTGAAGACTTGCGAGTAATTCTTGAATGTTTCCGATAGCTTCTTCTTTTTCTTTTGACTCTTCAAGTCTTCGAATTGTATCGATTGTTCTTGCGACGATAGCATATTCAGCTGATGCATCCTTGTGCTTTTTAGCGTTTTCATTTGGGCGAAGAACGGTAATTACGCCGTTCAAAGCAGCAGTCAAAAATGAAATCACTGAGAGAGCTACCTGGACGTTAGCGTTATCATTATATGCAAGAAGACTTCCAATTGCAAGACTCGACAAAATCGCTGGAACTGACAGGCCATAAAACCATCCAGTCATCTTGTTTGCAGACGACGAGTGGTTCTTTGACTTCTCGAGCGAGTCATTCTTCCATTCAACTAACATTTGATCTGTTCTCGACATTGAAATACGGTGAGAAAAAAGTTTCGAAATTTCCTCTTGGAATTAAGAGGAAATAGGTAAAGAAGGGACGATCTTCTTCTTGATAACTCGAAATTTAGAAATAGCAGGTATTTCGATTTGTTTGGATGATGTTTTGGGCTTTTCTGTCTTCTTTTTGCGATCTGTTTTTGTTTCTCGAAACGACTTGACGTCTGTCTTGAAGTCGATCTTGTAAGAGTTGCCGTTTTTCGAGATTTCTGTAGGTTTAGAAAGGCGAGTCTTTGTCCCGCAATAAGTAAATTGCCTCTTTTTTGACCCATGAGTTGTCTCTTGAATCGAAAAGATGTATTTACATTCCTTTCCCTTTGAGAGGTTTCTTGTAATTTGCGTAAAAGCCTTCTTTGCTGCTTGCATCGGTGACGTACCAAGGAAACGTCCTCCATTTTCAAGTTTACCCTCTGGAGACAGGGAATCGACCAAGATTGTAAACGATCTTGATTTCATGTTGTTCATTCACTTCTTTTTAGGATAATTATCGATCAATTTTTTCGCATTTAGGGAGTCCTGTCACCGCTGCTCCATGCAAAAAGAGAAGAACAGAGTTGAAAGCTCGCATGTCGGTCCTTCCATTCTTCATGATGAGAACCTTTCGAAGGATGGATGAAATTTGAGCAGTAGTCTTTCCTCTCATTTTGGTGATCAATTCTTGAGTTGTCTTGATTCCTTCCTTTTTAAAGTTATCTTCATGAGTTTCTCCGACATACTTAATCTTTTGAAGAGAATAAGATGGAAGACGCTTCGCTTTTTCGGAGTACATACCAACACCAAATCCTTTTTTCATGCATTCGTGAGGAGTTCCAGCGCGAACATACCTCACTTCGTTGGTATTTTTTGGCATTTTCCCTTCTCCGCACCACAATTGCGGGATAGCACAATCAGAAGGACGAAAACTCATTACTTTGTTGCAATATTCTGTTTTCAGAACAAAATATTTTGTTCTGATCTTGTAATGTCAAAGCTGTCAAGAGATTTGTTGGTAAATAGTTCAATTAACTCGGATCAACTTCAACTTCCCGTTTTGAATATTCTAGTTGATACACCAAACCCGATTCCTTCTCCTTATGTTCCAAATTTCCCGAAAGGTTCGATTGCTTACAGCATTAGCGATGGTTTGGTCGTAAGCAACGGACTTGTTTGGTCTGCAGTTCCTAGTTTCACCGGAAATTTTGATACTGAAGGTCAATACATCGTTTACGATGGATCTTCATTGGTTGTTGGGCCTTATCTTGGAGGTGGAACAAGCATTAACTTTGGTGAAAATGCTCTGAAAGCCGGAGGTGCCGGTACAACGAATGACATTGCAATTGGTTCGAACGCATTGTTGACCACAACCACAGGTGATCATAACGTTGCAATTGGTTCAAATTCTTTGAAGTTGGCAACTTCCGGTAATTCAAACATCGCTATCGGTTCGACATCACTACAAACATTAACAACTGGTAGTAGCAACGTAGCTATCGGAAATTCTGTGGGAGTTACGCTAGATACGGGTTCTAGCAACGTAATTGTTGGTCCGGGAGCTGATGTAACATCAGCTTCTATTGAAGATGCAGTAATCATTGGTGCTGCAGCAATCGGAGCGAAACAATCTGTTTCCATCGGCCCCCTCTCTTCTGTCAAAGACGGAACAAGTGGAGCTATTTCGATCGGAAATTCTGCATCCGCGGGAGCTAATACTTCAATTGGCATTGGAAATTCGGCGTCTGGAGACGGAGCTGCATCTGTAGCAATTGGAGATATCGCAATTGCTACTGGTGCTGCTTCTGTAGCTATCGGATTCGATTCGGCTGCGTCCAATACAAATGCAGTATCAATTGGGCAGCAATCAGCTGCAGCCGAAGAAGCTGTAGCGGTCGGTTCTGTTGCCGCAGCAGGTAAAGATACAGTCTCTATCGGCTCAGGATCAGTTGCAACCACCCAATATAACGTGGCTATTGGAAAATCGGCCGACGATGGTGGAAAAACCGGTAATGTCGTCTTAGGAGGAAATATTACATCCGGAGCAAACAATCAAGTTGTTATTGGTGCTGGAATCACTGCTGTTGCTGGTGCGGGTGCTGCAACTGGAAGCTTTTTGCAAGTTCAAATAGGTGCAACTACTTACAAGCTTCAACTGTTCGCTATTGCTTAATTTCTACATTCATGAATGTAGAAATTACACAAGAGAGTACTTGATCTCTTTCGATCTTTTGAGAATGTCAAGGTAATCTTTGATTTGAGCCGACGAGAAGCAAATTTCGTAGATTCCTTTCTGTCGGAGATGAGTAAGACAAGAAGCGAACCACTTCCTTCTATTTTCAAGGGAATCAGCTTGAGGATGATAGACGATGAAAGAAACAATGATCTTTGGATTTGACTCGGATTTTGAAATGATAATCGTTCCAGGGGTGTACATCTGAAGGTTTTTCAAGTAGATGTTTGCATATGGGAACTTTTCAAAGACTTCATCGGTAATTGGATCATTTGAAGGTATCGACTTCGCTGTCGAGTCCGCCATCACTGCAATCCAATTCGATGAAGCTTGATAGAGCTTCCTTTTCTTGATACTTGGTTTATCAGTCGTCTTCTTCATGATCGAAAAGAACATAATTCTTGAAGTTCCGAGTGTAAGATAGTTCTTTAGACAAGAAAGGCCGATCGAGAAAGAGGTAGCCATCTTCTCAGACACATCCGAGACGTACTGTTCTAACAAATCTCGAACATCAACCTGTTTTGAAGAGTTTTCAAAGGAAACTCGGAACTTTTGACGCTCAGTGGGATCGACAAAGAAGTTGAAGAGATGCAACCAAATCTTATCAGTGTCTTTTGGAAACAATTCAGACAACTTTGCGAAGTTTGAGGCGATAAAATGTTCGATCTTGGTATATCCGTCATTCGGAACGTGTGTTGGAACATAACCAAAGTATGAGTTTAACCGAAAGACAATCTCGTCAAGCAACGACTTCTTGATAAGACAAGAAAGAAGAATCTCGTAAAGCTCAACAAAAAGACAAAAGAACTTCTCTTTCGCGTCTTTGGTCATTGAAAATGAGAACTTTTGCTCGCACATGAAAAGAAACTCAAAGAAATCATATTCGAACTCAACTCTTCTCTTTTTGGGATCAAGAGAAAGCATTGAAAAGCATTGATCCACAATTTCTGGAGTAATGACCTTGTTCTTATTCTCAAATTGTAGGAGGATACAGGTGTCAATAAGAAGAATAAAACGAAATGAGAACCAATCTCGAAAGATCTGTTGAATCTTTTGCTCATGAGTACTCATCGAGAAAATCGCGTCTTGAACAATATCGAAAGAAGTTGGGCAAAAGATCATCTTTGTCGATGACTTCCTTTCACCACCCAATTCTTCGAGTCTTTTCTTGAAAGGAGAAAGAAAGCCAAGGACCTTGACCTTCTTTCTTGTTCGGAAGACTTCCACTTTTGGAATCAGAGTGAGATGATTGCGATAAGGTCGGTGCTTCTTCATGAAAGAGATCTCATCTCGATGTTCATGAAGATAAGTCAGCTTTTCGAGAACAGCAGATGATACTTCTTCTGGGATTTCTGAAACCCATTTGAGAAAAAGAACGATCATGACGGAGACCTCGATGTTGCTTTCATCTACTTTCCGTTTGAAAACGAGGATCTTTTGAATCTTTGAAGTCATCTTGGATACAGAAGGCATCGTTTTGTAAATGTTTGTCCAATCTGTCTTTTTCGCAAACAAGATTTGATTGATTTCATCGAGATATGCAGCGTGAAACCCGAAATTGAATACAAAGTCTTCCATCATTTGAGGATGAATCTTTGTTTGACACTCGATCATCGCCATATAGCACAGTATCGAAATGCAGTGAAAGAAGACAGATTGATAGTTTTCATCTAGATCGAAATCTTTCTCGAAATAGTTGACTTCTTTCTTGATTTGTTTCTTTTCTGTTGTCAGTTCCTTTCTTACCTGCTCGATCACCTTTCCAATCTTTGGATCTGACTTGCATTTGAGAAGAGCATTGTCTGTCTCGATAAGTTTCTTTCGAATTGACTTGTGTTGAGTGAACTTTGCGAGGATCGCATCGAACATGACCTGCTTTTCAACCTGTTTCCAATCTGTTCTCATGTGAAAACACTGGTCTTTCTCGAGTCCATAGACCTTTTGACCTTCGATAATTTTGGGTTTGAGAAGAATTTTGAGTCTCCATGGTGTTTCTGCTCTTCGAATGATGTTTTCAAACATAGATCCATCAAACTTCTTTGCATGAACGTAGTGCATTACGGTAGGCCACCACTTTCCATCTAATGAGAAACCATGATTGCTAATACAAGACAGATAGCCAGTTGTCTTGTCATTTGGATCGTCAAATTCGATCACCTGAGTGGACATTGTTTAACTGTCTTCATGTCTTAAATATTCTTGGAGATACTCGAGAAGAACCCTAGTTACGATACACTTGTTGTGTTTCTCAAGAGATTGCTTGATCTGATCGCAAGACGGAAAATCAGGCAATTTCTTTCGGATTTTCGAGTTATGATTAAGAGAGTAACAGACAACATCTGATTTTGTTGTGTTTTGAAGGACTGATGGATTGATAAGAAGAACTGCCTCTGTGCAGATCGGCAAGTTTTCAGCGTTCTTTTCGCAAGGTTGCTCATAACAAACACCGTCACATTTGTACTTTCGTACTTTCTTTTCAGTGTCTTGCTTGAAATCATCGGGATTCAAATTGTTTTGAGGATCAGTGAGAATAATAAGCTTAATTCCATCGTCCTTGATCACTTCTTTTGTGAACCCACAGTTCTTTGAGAAAATCTGTGTGCCTTTCTTGATCTTTAAAACGTAAAGCCTTGCGTAATCATCGTATGTTCTTGCGCCAAAAAGAAACCATGAAAACTTCCTTTCTTCTTCTGGAACGACTCCTTTCAAATAAGTCCTCCAATTTGACTTATTGATTGCGTAACAAGATACGCATTTATCCATTGAAATGATACGATATTCTTTTCTGCAAAGAAAAGAACTAAGATGAGAGTGTAAGAGTTGAAAGGAAGTTTGAATAGTTGGGAGTTGCCTTGTCTGTGTTGTCTGGTCTCGGATCAATCAAATAACCACCAAGATTCACAATCTCATCGACAATAATCTTTGAAACAGTTCCGGATTCTCCAGAGCAAGCTGCTCCGAGCACCATTGGATTGTATTTGTGATTAATTTGAAGTTGTCTTCCGTTCATTCGGATTGGAATAAGTGAATAACCAAAGGAAGAAACAATCTCTCTAGCTTCTGTCACTGTCTTTCCAGAAACAAGACGATTCAAGAACAAGCAAACCACCCTCTCTTCGGTTGAACTTGGGAAAGATTTGAGATAATTCTTGTATAGTTGACTGCGTTGTTCAAGTTCTTCATTCGTGTAATAGCCAGGCTTGTCTTGATAAGAAGGCTGATGATGACCATTTGCAGAGTCTCTCTTGATTCTTTCAGTGATTTCTCGTACAACGTTCTCGATAGTAGGCTCTGTCTTCTTTGACACTTCTTCTCGAAAGAGAGAACCGATTTCGTCGTCAACCTGAGTTGTTTTGGTCTCCGAATTGACCACAGTTGCGGTCGTTGGAGAAGTGGTCGGTGAAGGAGTCTTTGGCCTTTCTGGCGTTTCACAGTCACAATCACGTTGTGTACAACCTGTTGTTTCTTCATCAATCTTCGGAAGACGATTACATGTATCGCAATCTTCTTCATCCTCTTCAGTTTCGCTTTCCTCATCTTCGTCGAGTTTTGAGAAATGATTTGCAATTCTTTCCATCGAATCGCATAATCGCTCAAAACGATCAGAAGTTAAGGCACAAAAAGTCAAAAAAGTCCCGAGAAAGGCTCCAGCGACCATATTGATCGCTGAAATGTAAATGTAATCCTGAGAGCAGCTCATTTATTTCATGAAAGATTCCTTTTAAACTCAAAAGGAATTACAAAAACTCTCCGGCGAGCATAAACATTCCTAGACCGATGACGAGAGCCATGATACTTGCCCACATGGCACCTTTCGTATTGCCCTTCGAGCAGTGATCCAAGTTTGAGCCCGAATAATAAGCTGACAAGATGAGACCGATGGTCATCACCACCATTGACAAAACGGCTCCCATTATTAGGGTGAAGGATTTTGTTGGTTCAAATTTGTCCGACACAATGGACATGAACAATTCCTTGCAAACCAAGTGTTGCAACAGTTTCGATGAAAGTGATGAGAGCAGCTTGTCTTAATGAAGTCCGTTCCTTCGGTTGAATCTCGACTTTGACAAATTGCACAAACAACATCTTCTTGAACATCAGCGATTGGAACAGTAGGAAAGCTACTCAAAATCTCTTGCCGAAGAGGAACTTCTGTGTTATTCATTCCTGAAAACGAAAACGAATCAGCGAGATTGATGACAGGAAATCCCGCGTTATTCATGGGTGAAAACATCCCAGTGAGATCACTAATTGCTCCAATCACACTATGAAGAGTATTTGGAATTGTCGGACTTGGATTTTGTCGATGACGTTGAGAAGCAAGTGAATTTAAAAGATCTAGAAGGCGATTACTCTCGGGTCCAAGGTCAGAATTCACTAAACTGGTGATCCCGGGCCTTCTCGGTGCTACTGGAGTTTCAGGAGCTCGAGTTCTTATCGGAGTAATAGGCTCACTTGATTTGTTTTCAGTGAAAGGAAAAGGAAACGGTTGGTACTTTTTCTCTTCCGGTAACTCGATCGATATCGAAATACGAGTGCCATCTGGAAGTTCAAAGTTTTGATAGATTCCATTTTCAAGACTAAAATTGTTCAAAACTCTTTTGATTTTTCTTTCTGTTGATGGAGAATCTCTTCCATAGTAGTCAAAACCCGTTCCAAAAGGTGTAGCCATTACCTATTCGACCTGTGTTTTTAATCGATAATAAAAATTGGATTTCTGGTGTATACCTACCCATGAGGTCATCCAAACCATCAAAAATCAGTTTTAAAAGATCGAGGATTTTTGTCAAATGTCGACAAGAGGTCAACGATTGAATCCGTTTCAACATGCAAAGTTGAGGCCTGATGCAATTATCGGTTCAGTCAAAACGAGCAAGAAGGAAAGATGGGTATATGATGACAAAAACCAAAGATTTGTGAAAAAGAACATCAAGTACAATCCTGGAATGCTCAAGATCGTCGAGGAAATCATCTCGAACGCGATTGACAACAAATGGAGATCGTCCAAGCATGGAATTGACATGAAAAAGATTGAGATCACTGTTGATCGAAAGACAGGTTACATTACTGTCTGGAATGATGGTTATCCAATTCCCGCAAAGCAAGAATCTTACACCTATGTCGATCCTGTCACTCAAAAGACGACTGTCGACAAGTTGTATCCTGCAGAGTTGTTTTTTGGCTACATGTTAGCTGGAACAAACTATCAGGACGATGAGAAAGATCGAAAGACTTCAGGAAGAAACGGAATGGGAGCGAAAGCAACCAATGTCTTCTCAACTCATTTTGTTGTTGAGCATGGAGATCCAAATGAAGGAAAGAAATTCATCCAGGAGTTTAAGAATAACGTGACTTCACGAACGAAACCTGTTTTGACTCCCTATCGAGCAAAGACGGGCTACACTAAGATTCACTTTCATCCTGATTTTGAGGCTTTTGACAATTATCCTGGTATTGACGATGATTTCTATTCACTCTTGAAGAAGACTGCATATGATTGCGCGATGATTACTGGTTTGAACGTTATCTTCAATGAAGAAAAGATCAAGATTACGAGTCTTGAGAAGTACGCAAAGCTCTTCTTTCCTGACACAAAGAACTATTTGCTTTTCAAAAACAAGAATGGTGATGAAACCGTGTTTATCGAACGAAAGACTGACAAGGAAGAAGCCGATCATGTGGAACATGTAAGCTTTGTGAACGGTGTCGAGACACGAGGAGGAGGTGTTCATGTTGATGCATGGAGAGATGCCTTCTTTCCAGGAATTGTTCGAGCTTTCAATTCGAGAAAGCCTAAGAAGGGAATGCCTCAGTTGAAGACGACTGCAAAGCAGGTCTATCCTTACTTTGTGATGTTCATGAGATGCGAGGTCGAACAACCTGCGTTTGACACTCAATCAAAAGAAACTTTGAATTCACCAACACCTCATACGGTCAAGCCAAATGAGAAAGAGATTGCCAAAGTCTTGAAATGGTCTTTCGTTTCATCTCTCGAGGACATTCTTTCGGCAAAAGTTGAAAGATCATTGAATAAGAAAGAGACCGTTGTCAAGAAGCCATTGCTTGGAAACAAGTTGACTGATGCGAATTGGGCTGGTACAAAGAAAGGAAAAGATTGTGTTTTGCTGATTACGGAAGGTCTTTCTGCAAAGAACTTGGCCGATGCTGGTATTGCTGCTATCAAAGCACATAATGTCTTTGGAGCATACGCTATCCGAGGAAAGTTTATCAATGTTACCAACGCAACGAAACAAGAGATTGCGAACAATGAAGAGATCAAGGCATTGAAATCAGTGATTGGACTTCAATCTGGAGTTGATTACAAGAAACAAGAAAACTTTGATCGACTTCGTTACAAGAAGGTTTGGCTTTTCACAGATGCCGACGATGATGGAATTCACATTCGTGGTCTTCTCATTAACTTCTTTCGAGTTTTGTTTCCAACTCTCATTGAGAGAGGAGACTTTATCTTCTCATTGAGCTCTCCGGTGGTCACTTTCGCAAAAGGAAAGGAAGTTCTCAAGTTTTACTCAAATCCTGACTTCAAAAAGTGGTCAGAAAAGAACAAGGCGAAAGGAGTGATGAAATATCGCAAGGGTCTTGGTGCTTACAGTCAATCAGAGGCAAAGCAAGTCTTTGATGAACCAAAGACGATCAAGTTTGTTTGTGAAGGAGATGAAGATGAAAAGGAATATCTCAAGTTAGCCTTTGATGATGAAGAGTCTGATCTTCGAAAGCAGTGGATCACTCGAGACATGCCAAAGGATACCAAGATCGAGAGCAAAAAGATTGAAGAGACGGAGTTTACCTATCAGGGAATCATGACTCTTTCAGAGTTTATTGAGAATCAGCTGATCATTTATCATCGAATGGTTTTGAGACGCGCTCTTCCGTCATTGTTTGATGGTTTCAAGGAAGCTTCACGAAAGGTGTTTATGGGCATTCGCGCTGAGAATCTTCGAAAACCAATGATTGTCGAACAACTTCTAGGAAAGATCAGTAGTCGAACTTGCTATCATCATGCTCTAACTGCACTTTACGGAACCGTTTGTGGAATGGCACAAGGTTTTGTCGGTGCAAACAACATTCCTTTGTTGGTCGCGGATGGTATGATGGGAACAAGAATGGATGGTGGAAGCAGTCCCGCGGCTGCAAGATATCCGTCAACGATGCTTGAAGACATTGCTGATGCACTCTTTCCTCCTGTCGATGAACCTCTTCTTAACTATCTCTACGAAGATAAGACTTGCATTGAACCAGAACACTACATTCCGATTCTTCCGTTAATTCTTGTTAATGGTGGAGATGGAATTGCCAGTGGTTTCAGCACGAAGATCCCATGTTTTAATCCTAAAGACGTTGTCTCTTGGATTCGAACTTGGTTGAAAGATGAAAAATCAGTGAAGAATTTGTCTCCTTTGGTACCTTGGTATCGAGGATTTAAGGGTAAGATCTATCTTACGGAAAGCAAAACGAGCAAATCTTGGATAAGCGAAGGAATTCTGGAGAAAGGAGAGAAAGGATGGTGGCATATCAAGGAATTACCTGTTGGAATGTCGACTCACAAGTTTCAAGAATATCTTGAGTCGCTTGCTTCTTTCACAGACAAGAAGACGGGCAAGAAAGTCACACTGATTTCAGAGATTCAGGCTTTCAATACTCCGAACTCTGTTCATTTCAAGATCAAACCAACTGCGAGCTTCATTCCCAGTATGACTCACACGAACAACTTCAAATGTCTTGTCAAGAAGAGCTCGATGAGCAACTTTGTCCTTTTGAACTACTATGGCTATCCTGTCAAGTACTCTGGACCCGAGCATATTCTTCGAGACTTTTGCAAAGTGAGAATCATGTACTACGAGAAGAGAAAGGAGTATCTCGAGAAGCAATTGAAGATCGAGTTTAAGAAGGACACCAACCGCTATCGATACATTAAGGCAGTTGTCGACGGAAAGCTTGACATGCATCAAAAGGATAATGACTTGGAAGCTTCAATGCAAGAACTTAAACTCGAAAAGATGATTCATGGCAACAATGAAGAGCCTTCCTATGACTATCTTCTGAGCATGCAAATGAGAAGCATGACTGAAAAGAAGCTCGATGAGCTCAAAAAGTCTGCTGAGTTATCAACAAAGAAACTAAAGGAACTTCAAGCGAAGACAGCAAAGGATCTATGGATCGAAGATCTTGATGCTTTTGAAGAAGCTTATCAAAAGTTCCTGAAAACAAGAAAAGATGACATCGACGATTAGATTCCTCTCACAAAGAGAGGAATTGTTTTAAGAATGTTGTTCAGTCAAACTAATGTCTTTTTCAGATGTGATTCTTTTTATCTCATCGACGTCGATGAACTGTGGAATGGTGATGAGTTATGTCGCAACAAATCGCGTTCCTGTCAAAGTCGTAAGACTTGACACAGTTCAGGCACGAAAAGCTGTTCAATCGAATAAGAATCTTCAAATCAAGAACGTTCCTTCGTTGATGGTTGTTCATCATCAAGGTACAATTAACCTTTTTGAAGGAGCTCAACCTATTATCGCGTGGTTTGAACAGGCTCGAGCACCTGTACAACAGCCCGTTCCCCCGGTTCACGGTCATCCTTCTCACCCGACAGGACCGCCTCCCCCGCTTGAATACATTCCCCCGGTGCATGAACCTGCTTTTGTTCCTTTGGATGAAGAAGAGGAGCAAGTTCCCGATATTACAACTGGAACTCTGTACGGAACACCTTCAAAGAAGAAAAAGAAGAAAGGAAAGGTCGCTTTTAACATTCCATCACCAGATGAGGTAGAAACTCCGACTGACATCGTTTTTGAGGAACCAAATGACAAGAAAAAGAAGTTCAAAAAACCAAAAGGACCACCGACTCAAGGTTTGTTGGTGGGACCTGCTGCTAATCCTGGAAAAAAGTCAAACAAAAGCGTCAAGGAGTTGGCAAAGCAGATGGAGGCAGACATGAAGGCTACTTACGGTTACGATGACAAAGATTTGCCTCGAACATCTTAAAGAGTTCTTGACAAAAGTTAATGGCTGCCAAGTCAAAGGCAATCGCAGAACTTTGTTCTGATTTGAGGAAAACTCTTGTTGAGTTTATTAATGATTTAAGACAAAACGTTCTTACTGAACCTCGCGAGGTCGGAGATCTTAATCTTGTCTCTTTTTTCCTCGAAAGATTGGGTGATGAAGCATTGATAAGCAATGTGACCAAGAACATCTTGCCTTACGAAAAGCAGATTACTGCCCGAGATCACACCTTTTTCATTAAGAATCGCAGCATCTTTCAAGGAATGGACGAAAAAACCATTGATTACTTTGCAGGACTTTGGAGGCCCGAGTCAAATCGTCTTTCTCAAGAAGATCGAGATTGCATCTGGGCTTACATGGATACAATTATTGCGATCGCAAATAACTATAAGAAAAACAAATGACAAATATTAAATGAGTAACGAACGACTTATTAAAGCTTTCGAGGCTATCAAAAGTTTTGTGTTGGATTTGAAGAATGCATTCCCTTCTGAAAAGACGATTTTAAGTTACGCGAAGATTTTGGCTACGATCGATAAGGACAACGAGGTTTCAATGAAGGCAGTTACGAACGGTTTTAACGAATTCTTTATTCTTCATCATCTGCATGTTCTCAACAATGAACTTGGCAAGGTTCCTCGGGGAACAAAGATCCCTTATGGTCGAGGAGTGATTAATCTTGAGATTCAAAAGTTTTTTCATCTTTCTCGAAACGATCAAGAGACTCGAGAAGCTATCCGCAATCATTTGATTGCTATCCGAGCAATTCTTTGCCCAGATGATGACGAGGCATTGAAAGCATTGGAGGAAAAGCTCAAGGAAGCTAAGATAGACAACAATTCGAACGAAGGAAAGTTCATTTCTGGCTTCCTTGCAAAAGCTCACACTAATCTCCAGGGAGCTTCAACACCTTTTGAAGCTCTCGGAAAGCTTTTCACCGGAGGAACTCTCGAAGAAATGATGAAAGGAATGACTTCAGGAGTTGACAACAAAGAATTGAACCCCAAGGCTCTTTTCAAGACCATGAGAACCGTTCTAGATACCATGATGCCACCAGAAGATGAAGACGGAAAGAAGGACTAAAACCTCAAACCCACTCAACCTCACCTACTCAACCTCACCTCGCGGTGAGGTTTCGTTGAGGTTTCTATCTCAACAAAGATCGTCTTCGAAGAATGTACTCTGCCATCAAGATGTTTCTTTTCAATTCGAAGAAGATTTCTAAGTTTTCATGAAGGATCTGAAGTTGCTCAAAGATTGCAGATGCACTCGATAACTCAAGAAACTTAATGAAATGAAGTTTTTCATCTTTCATTTCATCTATGTTTGAGGTACAAAACAGTGCGTTTGAACAGTCTTTGAGAACTAAAGACTTATCTTCATTCGTTGATCGTTTCGGAAATCCCCGAAGAGCTGGCAAGTAAGTATTGATGATACGTTCGACGAGGTCATTCTCGAGATTTGTAATCAAACAAACCTTGATCTTTAGCTTTTTAGCTTTTGCACACACTTCAAGTAACTTGAGATTTATTAAACGCATCGCTTCTATTTCGGAACGATTTAAAATTTGAAGCGAGGATAGATAAGTTTGTGGCATTAAAACTCCCGAAATGTCCAAGACTAAGGTACTCATTGAGCCTTTTTACCTAAGAATTGCGAATTTTGATATTGGAAAGAAGAACTTCGCTTACTATGTGGAAGACTGTGAGATACCAACTATCGAGAAATTATCAAAACGTTGGAAACTTTTACCCTCGAAAATACGAACAGCAAGTATGTCAAAGACCCCAGAAGAGATCAAAAAGATGCAAGAAGAGACGATGATTCGCTCAAAAACTGTAGATGTTGCAGTTGAAGACCTACGTTTTACTGACAAAGATGTTTTGGACATTGAAACAAGAGAGAATATCATTGAGTATCTTCGATCAAAGTCTGAGTTGTGGAGAACTTGCGATGTGATCGTGATTGAACAGCAGTTTTTTAATACCTTCGGACAGGGAAGAAGATCAAAGAAAGTACCTGGAACTGGTGCAAATGTCGATGCAATCAAGATCGCAGAGCTTGTTCTCACATTCTTTATGATCTGTTTCCCCCAAATTCGAGTCTTTTCATTCGGAGCTCAATTCAAGACGAGGATGCTAGGTGCTCCTCCTGATTTGAAGAAAGAACAAAGAAAGAAATGGGCTTCGGAAAAAGCTCGAGAAATTGCTGAGAAAAGGAAAGATCGAAGATTTCTTGATTACTGTGCTGAATGTAAGAAAAGAAAGCAAAAAGTTGATGACATCTCTGATTGTCTGATCATGTGCCAGGCATTCAAGTACAAACATCTAATTTGTGAAATTTAAAGACTTGACAAAGAAGTACAATGGATCCAGAGACAGAACAAAAGATTGCATCTCAGCTCGTTGCAGGCACAAATGCAATCTCGATGTTGAATCGAGACGGAAATATCCTTCCTTTTGGCTATTATTCTCCTGAATCTGAAGGAACAGTGTCTTGGTATTGTGATAAGGACGCTGATGGCAAAATTACAAGCGTTTTTGATTACAAGAACGGAGTAGAGAAAGATAAGAACGTATCTTATCTCAAAGATGAGCAAGAAGCTATTTACTATCGCGATACATTGATTGCCAATGGTTGGAAACCCATCGAAATGCCTAAGATCAACTTTTTGTATCCAGGAGGAAAGGGAATGCCATCTCGACCTCTCACAAGAAAAGAGAAAAGACAGGTCGCAAAGAAGATCGAGGGATTAAAGGGTACGAATCCCTTATTTAAGTAATGTATAAGAGTTATTTCGAGTACGATGATATTCTTCCATCGAAGAATTTGAATCACTCTGTCATTTCACGAAGTTCAGAGATTACCGTATTGACGGTCGAAGATGAAATTCGTTTCAAATATGAAGATGAAAAAGTTCATCCTCTGACCTTTCACGATAAGATCGGAATCGAAGAGTTGTCCGTTGATAAGTTTATCGTTATCATCAACACTTTTGAAGGTATTATTGTCCTCAAAACAGAAAAGAAGCAAGAAATGAAGGGCTTCAAAGAGAAAAAGATTTCTTATCTTGATTATCCTGGTATGATCGACTTTCTTGAGAAGAAAAAGGTCATTGAAACCACTCCAAGCGAAAACATTATGTGTGTAGATCCGAGAAGATTCACTCTTCATAAGCAATCTTACGAGGTTGATTGTCTTGGAACTGATCTTTGCCGCCAATTGTCAGACGAACTGCTTCAACTTTATCTAAGTCATGTTAAAGACTCAAGTCGAGCGAATTAATGTCTTCTATTTTCTCAGAGATCCGAAGCACATGCACTTCTATTCTTAAGAAAGCACTTCAGATCGGAAAGGATTTGGTGTCAAAGGATGATAGTGAGTTCGTTGAGGAATTTGAAGAAGACAGTCCTTATCAATTGACCGACGAAATGCTCGAGTATCTTCGAGAATACGTGATTTCATGCACGAAAAACTGTTCTCAGATCATTGAGGAAAGCAAGATCTTCGAAAAAGCAATAAATCCAGATCAAGTTGCTGAATCGGAATGCCCTTTTCTTCTTGAAGTTTGGAATGGAGACATGTACGACCAAACGGATTTTGAAGCACTGAATACTTTATTGAAAGAGTTAAAAGAGCGAGAAAGTTCTCTTTGTCATAGCAATTTGATCACACTTCTCGAGAAAAAGTTTCACCCGGAGCCTTAATTCACATCATTGATAAATGATGTGATTAGAATGCCTTTCTCTTCTTGTTTGGAAGCTGAAATCCGTCTGGAACGTAAAGAGGGAGGATCACTTTTCGTGTATCCCTGTTTGCGTTCAAAATTCTTTGCGTTTCATCTGTCATTTTCTCACTTCCATTGCAAAAACAACACTCTTCGTTTGGGTCAAAACAGGCAACAATCATAACATTGCCACAGCGACAATGTCGAACCGGCATTGGTTTGTCCTCGTACTTCCTATGGAAGTCATTGAAAATTTTCATCTCCTCGGCAGATCGACTCATTTGTCGAAACGACTTGACAAGACTAAAACAAAACTCATTTTTCAATCGGTCAATCCGCAGTAGTTGCTTGGCATTGGATCAGTGGGGTCATACATTCCCATATTTGTAGCCTCTTGAAGCAGCATTGCAAAGTTCTTCTTAAACTCGTCTCCATGCCCATGTGTCTTTGAGATGACATGAGCCAGTTCATGCAAACCTACGTAAGTGATCGTATTTTCACTGTACTTTTTGTTGGTTTTGGGGTCGCGTAGACATAGAGTAATGGCTGCTTTGTTGTCTGTGTAAGAACTGTCACCTTCTGCTAATGGAATCTTTGCAAACTCGGGGTGTAACTTGGAGAATTTCTGCCGGACTGTCATAAGCATTGGTTCTCTTCCAGTGTCATCTCTTGCTGGAAGAGTTAAAAAATAAATACATACTGCCAACAACGTCAAAATGGCAAGAACTGTCCATATCTTCTGATTCATTAAAATTTCTTAACATTGTTTGAAATAAAAAATTGACAAGGTGAGGTATCATCACCTTTCTTTTTGAGAAGAATGGAAAGAAAGATAAAACTCAAGGCTCATTACTGGAATCAGGTCGAAGAAGAGGATTCCAATGGGCAGAAGAAGCTTTTCATTTACATTGGAGGTCTAAACGAGGAACAAAAGACAGTTCATGTCAAAGTTCATGGGTTTACTCCATTTGTCTATCTCGAATTGCCTCGAAAGATATCATGGAATAAGATGCTGTGCGAGAAACTCTATCGTTATCTCAAAGATAACATGCGAAATTGTTGTCCAGTGTCGTTTGCGCCATGCTCGAAATATAATTTGTACGGTAAACATCAACTTTTGACGATTCGTTTCTCCTTTGAGAGCAATCTTGGATGCTATTATTTTGCCAAGTTTATGAGTCAGGGGAGAATTATTCCTGGTGTTGGTTCGTTTTCAAAAGGTGATTTCAAGGTTCACGAACATAACATAGATCCTATCATCAAGTTTACAGCTTTGAAAAAGATCAAGTTGGCTGGATGGCTCGAGATCAAGGAGAAGATTCTTGAAGATGAGAAAGATCTTGATGTTGAAGAGCGTAAATTCACAACGGCAGACGTTGATTGTCATTGTGATTGGAAAGATGTTCAACCTATCGAAGCACCCGAAGGCGTTTTGATTCGTCACAAGTACCTCTTCTATGATATTGAGTGTAACTCTGAGAATCATAACTCGAAAATCCCGGATCCTGCACTGCCTGAGAATTGCATTTGTCAAATTTCAGTGACAGTAGGAAGAGTTGGAACCAAAGAGAGAACAAGATATCTTCTTACCTTAGGTTCTCCTCTCGAAATTAAGGATACCACAGTATTTACCTTCAAGAAAGAAGGTCAATTGCTTCTGAAGTTCTCTTCTCTGGTGAGAGAGCACGATCCTGACATTATCGGTGGTTACAATATCATGAAATTCGATTGGAGTTATATGATTGATCGAGCTGAAGTCTGTGGCGTCTACCCCAAGTTTGCTGAAATAGGACGACTTCTTGGAAAGAGAATGGATGTTGTTGAGAAATCATGGTCTAGTTCTGCATATGGAACTCAAAAGTTCAAGTATCCGGACATTCAGGGTCGCACAAACGTCGATGTCATGGTTGAAGTCGAAAGGAACTACAAGTTGCCATCCTATAGTCTCAACGTAGTTGCTGGCTATTTCTTGAAATCGTCAAAGGAAGACTTGTCTCCGAAGCAATTGTTTATGCTGTTTCAACTGCAAAGAGATCTTACTCCTCGATTAGAGAAATGCAAAACGAAAGGAGAGCTTTTAGCGATTCGATCTGAGATTCGAGAACGACTTCCACTTCGAAAGATTAGTGGTTGTGTGATCACTCTCCGAAACGATCTTTTGGCTTGTAGATCAAAGACACAAATGTTAGAATGCCTTCGAGGTGCAATGACTTACATTGGAATTTACTGTGTGAAAGATACCGACATTACGATTGATGTCTTTGACAAGCTGAATCTTTGGACAACAATGGAAGAGATGTCAAACTGCACAAACGTTCCCATTTCTTATTTGCATACGAGAGGACAGCAGATCAAGGTTCTTTGTCAAGTCTATCGCCAGACAATGGCTGAAAACATCTTGATTCCTTTTCGAGAAAAGTCAAAAACTCAAGATGACTCAAAATATCAGGGTGCAACTGTTATCGATGCACCTCCTGGAGATCATTTAAATGTGTCCACTTGTGACTTTGCTTCTTTGTATCCTTCGATCATGATGACTGGTAACATGTGTTACACGACTTTTGTACCAGACGGAGACGAGTTTCCCGATGAAAAATGCAATGTTTTCGAATGGGAAGATCACAAAAACTGCATTCACGATCCGAAACGAAAGAAGGGAAAGATCAAAGAAGACACTGTGCTTTGTAAGAAGAATCGTTATCGTTTCAAAAAGGTCATCTTTCATCCAGATGGTACGATCGAGAATGAAGGTTTAATGCCTCGACTCGTTCGTAATCTCCTGTCCGAAAGAAAAAAGGTCAAGAAGGAGATGGAAAAGCTCGAAGCGATGGTCAAAATGACAAAAGGATTGGCAACTGAAAAAGAGATTGAAGAGTACAAGAAGTACGGATACAAGATTGTTGAAAAAGGATCCATTGTCAAGAGAGATCTTGAGTTGCTCGAGGTTAACGTTCAGGTGTTAAATGCTCGTCAGCTTGCTTTGAAAGTATCAGCGAACTCTGCTTACGGTACTCTCGGAGCAAAGACAGGTTACATTCCTCTTGTTCCAGCTGCCGCGTGCGTCACTGCTGTGGGTAGAAACCTCATTCGAAGCTCGATCGACTACATCTTGAAGAATTATCGAGATGCCGAAGCTACTTTGGTCTACGGAGACACTGATTCGTGCATGATCAGATACAAAAAGTGGGATCTAAGAAAGACTTTTGAAATGTCTCCGGGGATTGCAAAGCAAGTCACTCATTTTCTCAAGACGACAATCTTGAAGATCGACGAAAACTACTCTTTCATTTTGAAGGGTGGGAAGAATGTTCTCTTGAAAAATGTGACTGACGACGATTTGAAGCTCATGACAAATGAAGATAAGTGTTTGGTCTTTGCTTATCGCAATATCGCTATCTCATTAGCATTTGAGTGTGTCTATGGGCGTTACATTCAAATGACAAAGAAGAGATACATTGCTCAGATCGTCACAATCGATGGCAAAGTCGAAAAGGAAGTCAAGAAGGGTGTCGTTTTAGCGAGAAGAGACAATTGTGGATTCCTCCGAGTCACTTACAAAGAGATGATAGCTGCAATCATGGTAAACAAATCAAAGGATGAAATCTTTGGAATCCTCTATGATAGAATCTCAAAGCTCTTTACTCGCCAGATTCCTGATCCTGACTTGATCATCTACATTGGCATTAAGGATGTGATGGAATATGCGAAGAAAAAGGTGACAAAAAAGCCTTTCTCTGATCAAAATCCTTTTGTCGATGAGAACGGTGAGTTTTTCAATGATCCGATAGGTCCTTTGGATCCTCGATTGGTCTATCGCAACATGCCTCAAACCTTGCTTGCTTTGAAGATGTTGAGAAGAGGAGACATCATTCCTGCAAACACTCGTCTTGAGATGATTTACATCGAGAATGACGATGCAGTATATCAAGGTGATCGAGCAGAAGACTATCTCTACTACTGGGAAAATAAGACAGTCGAAAAGCTCAGACCTGACTATCTTCATTATCTCAACAAACAATTGGCAAAACCTATCACAGAACTGCTAAATGTCAAGTTTCCACCTGAGGAAATCAAGTTTGTTTCACCAGAAGAGGCTTTTGAAATGGAAGTCAAAAAATGTAGTGAGCTCATTCGAACGAGGATTACGGGCTATATGAGGTACGAAAAGATCATTCATTGTCCGAAAAAGTGTTTGGATGGATGTCGAGCTTGTCGCAAGCAAGGTCCCCGAAAGTACACAAGCAAAAAGCTCGAAGCTCAGGTCGATTACATTCTTGATTGTCTCCGAAAAGAGAAACAAGGTCCAAATGACATTTCTCTCAAGAAGCATCGATCTTTGATTGAAGCTGCTCGACTATTGAAAAGCATCTTTGTTCTTGATAGAGTACATCGAAAGCACGGATTGCGAAAGAGAACTTGGATCAAACCAAAAAAAGGCCAAACAACCTATTTTCGAGACGAAGGAGTTATGGCAAACATCATTAAATATCGAGAGGCGTATCGAGACGTCGTCGATAAGATTCATTCTTAATTCAACGAATTAAGAATTACCAAAAGTGGGCAAATCCTTGTTCTGTATTGGATTTTGAGATCATTCCTGAGTAGATGTCCGTCATGACGAGGTACATGACTGCCTGATTCGGCACTGTAAGCTGCCAATATTGCACAGCATTGGCTCCCGGTGATGTAATTGCTGTCCAAGTTCCATTCTGACCACCAAGAGTGAATGATCCAGACTTATCTGAGAACATATTGCCACTCATTACCAAATCTAGAGTCTTATTTCCAATTGCTGGGAAGTTAGCTGTTCCTTTTCCTGATGTCAAATCAATGGAAAAAGCATCAGATTGCCTAACAATCAAGACATCAGTGCCTCCGATCTCTTGATATCCTCCGCAAAGAACGTATTGTCCTGGCCACAGCTGTTGAGTTGTTGGACCGGGGCATGTTCCTCCACCACCTGATGGAGTTGGACACGATGGACATGTCGGGCAAGATCCTCCTGATGGACATGTAGGACAAGAAGGGCATTTACCCTTCTTATGACCACTCATCAGAATGTAAACGGTCGCAAGAAGACCAATGACAAGAACAATTGCAAGCAAAATCATTTACCAATTGAAAAGATAATTTCTTCATTTCTATGAAGAAATCTTTGTCCAAAGGTCTACAATCGCGTCTCTCTTTTTCTTTCCACAGCGAAGAACATAACTTAATCCAAAAACGGTGTCAAGAGTAAGAATTTTCAATTCGGGATGATAAGTGATCGTCTTAATCTCTTTTAGATTCAACTGTGGGAGCAAAGGGGCGAATGTGAGATCCTCCATACCTGTTAAGAAGGAACGATTTAATTTTTGATTGAAATTCTTTGATATTTCCTTCGATGTGACTGATCGAAACAGGTGAATCATAGATATCACGAAATAATCTTACAATCTTTTTATCATTATCTTCTTGATTTCCGAACACTTCCTTTATCTGTGCTTCTTCATCTCCAAAAACGACAAAAACTGTCTGCACCTTACCTGAAAAAGTTTTTTTGATCTTTTCAAGATCTTGACAGAAGTAAGCTACTTGCAGACGAAAGTCCTTTTTGTCTTTTGTTATTAAATATTCTTCAATTGGAGGTGGTTCAATCTCTGATAGAGGATGAAAATAGGGATTGGCTTCACTCTGTTCGGTAAATGCTTGTTGACAAGCATATGAGAGACCAAGATCTGTGAATATAATCTTTAATTCTTTCGGTGTTTCGTATGTCTTTTGCGTATTTCCCATTAGTAGTCCGGTTCAATTGGTCCGTTTCGAATCTTCTGAGGAGTACAAACACCGTTTAGATACCAGGCCCACTCGTCTGGATGATCTGGATCTAGACAAGACTCGCCGTCTTGATGTTCAAATTTTTCTTTCTTAAGTGTCGAGATGTAGATGAACAGTCCGACCAAAAGAGCGATAATGATAACGTGAAAGATCGTGTCTTTGTTCATTAACGATTCTTCAAGAAAAAGAAAATTGAAAAGGTTCACGTTCTTTCACTTGAGTTCGAAATGATGCTCATCGTTGTTTATTCGATTGTGGCAATGATTGCCCTCGTTTTGATGCAAAAGGGGTTTCGAAAACTCTTTCCTCCCAAATTTATCGTCATTGACGGTTTAATTGGAGCAGGAAAGTCGACATTTATCTCTCGTCTTCGTTCTCAAAACAAGAAAGTCTTGGTTGTTCCTGAGCCTGTTGATGAATGGATGGGCATTTTGCCTCTCTTTTATCAGAACAAGCAACGTTATGCATATTCCTTTCAAACATTGGCTTTAGTAACTCGGATCAAGAAGATTCAAGAGACTTATCAAAGAGCCATTGATGAAGGTTACGAATATGTCATTTCAGAAAGATCTCCTCTTTCTGATCAACTATTTATGAACGTCTTGTTCAATGATCGCGATGTTACTCCTTTAGAGATGGAAATGTATCGGAAATGGAAAGATATGTGGATGCAAATCGTTCCTATTCCGACCAAGTTCGTCTATCTCTATGTAACATCATCAACTTGTCTTGAGAGAATCAAGATTCGTGGTCGGAAAGGTGAAGACTCGATTAAACAAGACTATCTCGAGAAGTTGGTTCAACAACATGAAATTCTCTACTCTCGACAACTTCAAAAGATTAGAGATCGTCTTGTTCCTTTTGTCAAGATCGATATGACTGGCAAGTCTGACGACAATGAGACTGTAAGACAGGTCTTTGAAAACATAATTTCCTCTTAGAAAAAGAGGAAAAACAACATAATGATTGCATCAAAAGCTGATATTATCAAATTTGCCGAGTTGATTAACACCCCGGCTCACGTTCATCAAGTCTTTCTTACTGAAAGATCGAAATACGTTCAGGGAGTCAAGAATCGACAAGTGAAGACAGAGATTTGTCATCACCTTTCACCTCTTGAGTTCTTCAAAGTTGTGAAATCAATGGAGGCTTTTGTCGAGAACAAGGAATGTTCTGTCATTTACTGTACAACTAACCCTCGATCGTCAAGAAAAGCTGCAAGAAAGTTTATGGAAGCTTTTCATTCAGCGATCTTTGATCAAAACAATACTTTTATTGAGAATGTAGCATCAGAGTGGTCAAGTGCTCTCATGTCGAGCAAAGGAAATCATCGTTACACCACCATAGACATTGATGAAGCAGATCTCTATCCGAAGATCGTAAAGGTTTTTGATGAAGTCAAAGTACCTTTTGTCGAAGTCAAAACAAGAGGTGGATATCATCTTCTCTTTGAAGACAACTCAATTGTTCCTTCATTGAAAAAGTTTGAGCAAAACATCGGTGATGTAGCTTGTCCAATCCCTGGAACTTTTCAAGGAGGACATCAAGTGACGATGAAATCGTCTTGATTTAAGAGCTCAGCTCACAAAGTTAATGGAAGAAGACAAGGAAAAAGAAGTAAAAGAGTTTTCTGTTCGTTTGCCGCCTCCAAACGCCCCTTTTAGCCATGATGTGATCTGCACTTGCCCAGAATGTAAAGGAAAACATGCTCGGGGAATCGATTATTCGCATTATTTTCCTCCCGTTCAAGATTGTTTTGGAAGAGATGAGGTGCTTCATATCATTACTCCGATCAGTAATTACGTTGGATTCAAGAGGAGATACGAACTTTTCGATGATTTTCGAAGAAAGATCGAGAAGTTGCCCTTCGTTCGACTCTATGTGGTTGAAGTTGCAATGGGAGACACTCCTTTTGTGGTGACAAGTAAGTCAAATCCTCGCCATATTCAGCTAAGAACTCGAGATGAGATCTGGCACAAGGAGAACATGATCAATGTTGCAGTTCAAAGATTGCCTACAGATTGGAAGTACATGGCTTGGGTCGATGGAGACATTGAGTTCCTTCGTCCTGACATTGCCAAAGAGACAATTCGTCAACTTCAGACCTTCAAGATTGTTCAAATGTTCCAATCTGTCATCAATCATGGCCCAGATGGTCAAGTTGTATCGACTTTCAAGAGCTTTTGCTCTCAATTCTTTCACAAAGGTGCTGATAAGTATCATCTTGGAAAGGGTTACGAGTTTTGGCATCCAGGATTTGCATGGGCTTGCACTCGAGAAACGTGGAACGAGCTTGGTGGACTACCTGATTTTTGCGTTTTGGGAAGTGCTGATCATCATCTTGCTCTTGCTTTGATTGGAAAGGTGAAGGAATCCGTTCCTGGAGGTGTTTCTCCTGCATATCTTAAGCTTCTTCTCGAAATTCAGCAACGATGTGACAATTACATTCGTCACAATATCGGTTATGTCAAGGGAACCATCCTTCACTTCTGGCATGGGCAGTTTAAGAATCGCAAATACATTGAAAGATGGCAGATTCTTACAAAGCACGGCTTTGATCCTGCTATTCATTTGAAGAGAGACTGGCAAGGACTCTATCAACTTGACGCTGATGCTGCGAAGTTGAGAGATGATATTCGAAGATACTTCAGACAACGCAATGAAGATAGCGTAGATTTAGAAGATTAAAATTGCCTCTTTGTAATGTTAGAGAAATGTCCAAAGTGTGAATCAAAAGACTTATTTATGTGTCATCGTATGTGTGGCACGACTCAGTGTGCAAATCTTCAATGTGATTTTTTCATGATTCCTTTTCACAAGAAAAATGGCAAAATTCAGCTCGGTCATCGACCGGAATGTGGGTTCTGTCTAGAAAAGATAAAAGACATTGAGTCTTTGTTGAATAACCTCAATTCGAATTGAGGTTAGCGAGAGAAGTAGCACACCTTTGCGATCTTGAAAGAGAAAAATCCAAGGAGAACAAGACCAATTCCTCTCATTTGACGAGAAACGACCTGTCCGTTCGTTCCTTCAGAAGGTTTAGCAGGAGCCAAGACGTCGTACATTCCGTAAGCAACAAGCGCTAGAGCGAGGCCGAACAAGATCAAGGCACATAGCTTTGAATTCATTACTTCTTCATCAGAAAAAATGGTTTTGATTTTTAAGTTCGGGTAGCTTACCGATGAATTCTCTTGGAACTCAAGAAGATCCTTGGTTGGATCATCAAGACAATCTCTACGAGGCATTTCTTGAGCAATTTCAGATTATTAAAGCGCCAGAGATTGTTGAAGTCGTTGATACTGAAACCTTTTGTTCGAAAAAGAAGGATTCTTTTGAATGCAAGATCTGTCGAAAGAAGTTTAATTATCATCAAAGCCTTCAAGAACATGTTCTAAATCATCGAAAGATAAGAAAGTATCGGTGTTACGAGTGCGGAGAGTCATTTACTTATCGCAATCAAGTCTATCGGCATCAGTATCATCTTGGTCATCGCGGAGGAGTAGTGAGAAACGTTACGTCAAAGTAAAAAATTGACGTAAATAACAAATAGTTCTATTATCAGTGCAATGATCCGGTTCTATCAAAAGAATAAGCCATTCTATGAGTTTTCAAACTTTTATTCTTCTCCTATTGTCGTTGATGGAAAGAGTTTTGCTACTGTTGAGCACTATTATCAGGCGTCCAAATTTAAGTTTCGAGGAGCAACAAACGAAGAACTCGCAAGATTTGAATACATTCGACAATTGGGAACTCCTCTCGAAGCCTTTCGAGAAGGAAGAAAGAAGGTCAAAGGACTAAGAATTGATCCAAACTGGGATGACATGAAAGACAACGTCATGAGAAAGGGTGTGTTTCGCAAGTTTGTTACTCATGAAAAGCTTCGGAAGCTTCTTCTTTCAACTGAAAACAAGGAAATCATCGAAGACTCGCCCCGAGACGGCTATTGGGGTATCATGCCAAAGAACGGAAAGCCAGGATTGAACATGCTCGGGATTATCTTGCAAGAAGTGAGATATCTCCTGTCTTCATCTTCGATTTCACAGCCTGTTTTGTCTACCAAATCTCATTGGATCATTCCTCGTTTCCTTTTGTCGTCAGCCTATCCTCAATCTTTTGACGAATTGAAGAAGGTTGACGTTGTTGTTACTCTTCAAGAAGACAAGGAACTCGAAAAGTTTCGATCTTACCGAAAGACAGAAGTCAAGTTTAACTCTTCGAAACGGATTGACTTTGTAAGAGCAGAAAAGTTGTACGTTCGTTTCTCTATTCCAGATCGAAAGTCAACAGATGACTTGATTCTCGATGCTTTTACTGATTGCTGCGCTCGATTCATAAGCAAGAAGCTTCGTTTTTTGGTTCATTGTTTTGGAGGAAAGGGCAGAACGGGTCTAGTCGTTTCCATTATCTTGGGTAAAATCTATGGAATGAACTCAAAGGAAGCTCTCGACATTATCTCCAAGCTCTTTTCACTTTATCGTCAAGACAAGGGAGGCAAAGGACCTCCTTCCATGCCTCAAACCAAAGAACAGTACTCTTCTGTCCGTGTTCTTCTTGGTTAATTTCCTTTCATCAGAAAGGAATATTGAAATTTCAGGGTGAATATCGAACTTGACACGATGAACTACTTTGTCGGGACAAGCGGTTATGGTTTTGATACCTGGTGTGGAACGGACGAAGGAGAGGGGTTTTATCCTTTGGGGTTGCCAAAGAAGTCTCAACTAAGGTACTATTCAATGTTCTTGAACGCTGTAGAAATCAATTACACGCGTTTTGCTAAACTTAAGCCCGAGACATGCTTGAAATGGAAGAGCGAAGTACCTTCTGATTTTCACTTTACTCTCAAAGCTCCTCTTTACATCACTCATCAAAAGAAGTTGAATGACTTTGAGAAATGGATGAATGAATCTCGTTTTGGAGAATGCATCTCGATCCTTGACTCTTCTGTTCTCTTTCAATTCTCTTCATCCTTTCATTGCACAAGTAAAAACCTAGAGAAGCTGAATACAGTGATCAAGGTGTGCAAGGACGTCAAGTGCGCTTTTGAGTTCCGTCACCCTTCTTGGTATGAGACAAAAGACTCTTCTCTTGATCGTTTGTTTGTCAACCAAAACATGACAGTCGTCAACAATTGGATCGGAGGAATTTGGGAGTCAAAAGAATATCCATTTCCGAATCATGAGAACCTCTCGTTCTTAAAAGGACGCTCTTTCAACTATTACCGCTTTCATGGGTTGTACGATCATGCTTTCGGCCTGTATCCGGAAAAGTACCTTGAACAAGCGTCGAAGCATATTGACTTTCGAAAGTTCAATTGTGTTTACTTTAACAACACGGACTCTTGGAATGTCGATAATTGTAACGAATCCTTTTCTTTTGCACCAAGGTATCATTGTCAGACACCTCAAAGAATGCCTTCTGCAATTCTAAACGCTCTTTTCATGCGAAAGTACGACTATCAGCTTGATTCAGAAGGATTTGTTCAATTAAAATTTCTGTAATGTCCCCACTCACGATGAGGTCAAAAAGTGAATTTTTCTTGACGATTTTCCTAAGACTTGAAAAGAAAGTTATGAGCTTTGAAGGAAAGTGGAAGGTTACCTTTGGTGAGAAGGATGCGATCCTTCGAGGGTGTTCTGAGATTGCGGACATTCTCTTTTCGAGAAAAGAACTTACACTCGGCGGAGAATCTCAGATTGCCTATCGCATTTTCATCTCTGGAACGAAGAACGACAAGGGAGATATGATTGGATTGGAGACGAAGCACGTCAGAAGGAACTATGACCCCGAATTAAACTTTCACGAATACGATTACGTGGAAGTTGTTTCGATTGTCGATATGATGATTCAATCAAATCATGTCATTGCTAGGTTTACTGAAGACGGTAAAAAGCTAAACATTTACTATTTTGGATCAAACAAAAAGATCTTTACGTTTGAAAAGGTCTAAAACATCACCCTTTGGTGATGTTTCCGGTTCAATCATTTTCATCGCAATGTTTTCAGCTGATTTTTTTATTTTGAAATAGATCGATTCTCCGTAATTCATTGGGCTATTATCCTCATGAAAGTCAGAAAACTTAATTCCATAGAAAGCTGGTGCTAAATTGATATTTAGAGTTTCAATGTGAATAGCACCATCTTTCATATAGGCTACGAAGTAATTCTTGCGACTCATTACCCCAAACAAACACTTTTTAAACCCGAAAATCTCACTGTGCAGTGAGGTTAAGACAAAAAGGGATGTTTCAAAACTTGGGCTGCCGTAGGTCTATTTTCCGGTTTCTTTTGAAGAAGAGTTGAGATAAAATCCTTACATTGAGGATCTAGGTCTCGTTTGTAAGATGGGTTTTCTCTTAAAATCATCATGTAAGTATCTCTCGTTTTCTCAGCTTCAAAAGGAGGATATCCATGAGTAAGTTCGTACATGACAATTCCCATCATCCAGATATCAACTTTGTTACAATCATACTTTTTTCCATCTATCATTTCTGGTGGAAGATAATCTAAGGTCCCAAACACTCCTTTTAATAGTTTTCCTCCATGAATACTACCTAATCCCCAATCCGCGAGCTTGTAAACCTTTTCGTTTCCGTATTGGAAGATTAAAATATTCTCGAGTTTAATGTCTCGATGGCAAATGTTCTTCGAATGAGCATATTCTAACGCCCGAAAACAGTCTCTTGCTACTTGCTTTATTTCATCTGGCTCTAACTTTTTCTCATAAAGCGAACCCATTGTAGCATATTCGAAAAGCATGAACAGACGATCTCCTTCAGAAAATGTTCCGTAACACCGAACAATGTTCGGATGCCGAAGTAGGAGATTAATCACAATCTCTTCTTGAATGTGAGAATCTCCAAGAGTTGTTCTCTTTTCACTAACATGTTTTGACTTTCTGTCTTCATCCTCATCCTCATCCTCATCTTCGTCTTCATCATAGATTTTTGGTATTGACGCCTTTAGATCAATCATTTTCAACGCATACATGTTTTTAGTTGATTTCTTTCTCGCGAGGTAAACTGTTCCAGTTCCTCCCCGTCCAAGTGGTTTTCCGAGTTCGAATTCTTTGAACTTCAAAACGGGATTTTGCTCCTCGATGTAAAGAACACCGTCTTTTGTATACGCTTCGAAGTCCGCTTGATCTGTTTCTTGGAAACGAAGAAAGGATTCCTTATCGATAACAAAATTAGCTGACTTGTAATTGCCATCAGGCAATTGAACAAAATCCTTCTCGTCGAAGCAATGTTTCTTTGAACCTGTGTAAAGGAACTTCTTGCAGCTCATTACTAAAGCCAACACTTTTTTTCCTCACATTTCTGTGAGGAACTTTCGTTTTTTATTCTTTGACGTACTTATCCTTGTAAAAATCAGTGAATTTGCGAATGTTATGGTTATCCGGTAACGCTCGACCAGTGAACTTTGACCATTGCATTAAATCTTGATAGAAATCATGAATCAAGTCAGCAAAAACATCAAGTTTCTTTGCACCGGTGGTCAAGTATACGTTGACTGTCAATTCGTAGTACAATGTACCAAGACGAGTAAATCCTGACACGTAATCGAAACCCTTGTACGCACAATAAATTCGACGTTTCCACTCTTTTTCGTCGGTCCTACCGTTCAAATAATCGACCGCTGCGTCCTCGAGCTTCGTTTGATCTTTTCCAGTGTTCAATGCACCCGCGTCTCTCATTTCCAAAATCGTTGCCCAATACCACCCTTCGACAGAGTGGAATTCTTCGAAGGGTGGAATGAACAAATTAGTCAAAATGCCAAGCAATGGATCTTCGTCACATAGATTTGCTTGATTTCGACCTTGAATTCCCAATTTGGCCATCTTTCGAAAATACTCGGGGTTGTGAATTGCTCCCTTGTTGATCTTTCCTGTGGACCAATAAAAGGACACGTCGCAGTACACACAGTACATTTGATCGCATCCGTCAACCTTTGAAATCGAGATGCCACAATTTGGACATGGCTTCGTGTCTTTCTCGAGAAGTTGAATGTTTTGAAGGATTTCCTTTTTGCACTTGTGTTCGCCATTTTCGCGCTCGCGGCACTTGGAGCAAAACTTCTTGGAACAAACGAGACATTTCCAATCCTGAAGAACTCCCTTGCACTTTTCGTCTAGACATCGAACAATACGCTCAACTTTCCTTTCAGCATTTGATTGACGATTGCTGTTTCGATATTTGTCTCTCATTTTCTCACTTGATTTCTCGAGCCTTTCTCGTTCTTTGAAAATGTGAGTCGACATTTTAGCGAACTCTTCAAAATTCTCGCTCGTTTCCTCGATCTTGTAGGTCTTGCAAAAAAGAGCGAATCTTCTCTTGGTCGCAGGACGTTCGCGTTCGATTTCATACCGAAAGTCATAGCGAAAGTAACATGGGTCGTTCTTCATTTTCTCCGCGAGTTCCTCCAATTTCTTCGACTTTTGGAGAATCGCGTACCGTGGAAGTTTCTGTCTCTCACGTTCCAGAAACAAGTCTTCTTCTACGGCGCGATACTTTTTCTGCAAAAAGATCGGCGACAAGTTTTTCGAGAGGAAAAACCTATCCCATGCCTTTTTGCAAAATGGACACGTCGGTGCTTCCTTCAAGCCCAAAAGATACCCCTCAATGCACGGAAAGCACATGGCCTTACAGCATTCAAGGGCACTCTTAACTTGCGAAAAGCAGACTTGGCACTCCATACTTCTTTTCAATCTTCCAGCAAAAGTCCTCAGAAAAAGTCAATTTTTTCACACACCTCACTTTTCAGTGAGGTGAACAAGAGTTCACGTTACTTTCTTTGAATGATTTTGTCGAGCAAGGCTCTCAGTTCTCGAATGATTTGACGACACTCTGCTGCTGCACTTTGGTTTCCTTCAGCGAGGTACTTTTGCAGGCGAGACTCTGCAAGTTGAATGTCTTCAAGCGTTAGGCGGTATTCTTCGTCGTATGATGGCATGTTTCGATCTTTGAGGAAAGTCCCTCAAAATTTTCAATTTTTGTGGATGACTGAAAACTCACATGAACTGAAGTGGATATGAGAAAGTACGCGTAACACCAGCTGAAATGATGTTTCCACGTGAAACCAAAGCACTTTCTTGTTCCGGAAAAGAAGATTAGAGTCACTTTGCAATTTTCCTCATCAAATTCAACGCGGGACACATCGTCCTCATCAAAGACGAAGTCAAACAAAGTATGCTTGGGCATTTCTTCAATGACATTTTCCGACTTCGGAAAAAATTTCACTTTTACAATGAGACAGCTTCGACCTAAGAATTACGTCTATTCAGAGAGGACGCCAGCAAACGGTCCTTACGTGTACTATCAAAACTCCTCTGAAAGAAATCGTCTAAATCAAAATTCCTTCTCAACTGCAGGAGAAGTTGGTACTTCTCGAAGTACAATCAGTGTTTTCCCTCTCGATATTTATCAAAAGCCAGTGATGGAGGTTCCAGAATACATTTGTGATGGTCCGAGAGACAAAAGAACTGACTACATCATCGGAAGGGACCGTGAAACTCACACTCCATTCTTTTCTCGGTTCGGAAGAGCAGATGCATGGAACGGTTATGGCGTAGGTAACTGGTCGAGTGGAAAGTACAAGATTTCCGACAACTGTGCAAATTCACCTGATTTCGACGATCCTCCAGGAATGGCACTTCCTTCCGCTTACGGTGAAAACCCATACACTGTCACGTCTGTAGGTTCGGCGATGTACTACAAAGGAAAACAACCAGTTGGTCCTTAATTTTTAATCTTGATCTCAAGTAATGGCTTCATTCATTCTTCCTGCACCTCTCTTTTTGACAAGGAATGCTTATGAAAGGAAAACGTACTACACAAACTGCCTAAATTATCAAACTACTCTCGGAATTGCACCAACGACAGTAACTCCCGATTCGAAAGGCATTTCTCAAGCGAGTCAACAGATCATGTATTACGTGAACACCACAGATGATTTGAGTCCTTATGCTGCTGTCAATACGATCGAGATTGATATTACTGATGTACCTGCTACCATTTATGAAGCGTGGATCGTAAAGCTCGAGTCTCTGGGTTATCAAGCTACTTATGGGGCTGGTCCTCCTCCGACAATTACGATCGCACTCCCGTAAATTTCCCTCAAAAAATCATCAAAATCTGAGTGTCGTGAGTGGGTACTCACCAGACGAAACTTTACTGTGTGTAAAGTTTAGATTCCATCTCGAATGACACAACCGTCAAGACAGGAACGGATGTTCTTGGCATTCTCCCAACATTCTTGTCGACATTGATTCAAACGGTGTTCTCTTGGGTAAGGATAGATCCGATGAATCGGAGGAATGTCATAATCGCCTCTCAGCGGATTCCAAAACCATCTTCGACCTCTTCTCCAAAAATTGTCGCGACTTGAAGCACAGAAAATCATCACGACAAGCAAAACTGCAACGCAGATAAGTATGACATGAAGCGGATTCATCTTGATAGAAGATGACATAAAGAAATAAAAAATTCTTGTCAATGTCTTTGGAACTGATTCCAGAGGAAACTAAGACTCTCCCTACTCCAGAACTTCTAAATGAGGTCTCAGGTGCTCTTCCATTATCCGAAAAGCAACCTGCTGCTCCACAGGCTCGATTTCTAAGAGTTGTTCGTGATCAGATTTATGATCACCTTCCTTTGATTGAAGTTCAAAGGCATGGATTGCATCTTGATGGAGATGTCTATGAGTACAAGAACGGTACAATCGACCCCACTCCTTTGAATAAGAATCGTCATCGTTATTTGACGAATGAAAGGTTCGCAGACGCTGCTTCTTTGAACAGCTATCTCCGTCTTTGGGGTAAGATTCCTTCATTCCTTGAACTTAGAATGACCCCTGATAAGGGTTATGGTGTTTTCAATTGTGGAGAGCGCGCAATTCAAAAGGGTACTTTCCTTGGATTCTATCAAGGTATTAATCGCCCTCCGTTTAACACAGGAACAAACAAGTATCTCTTCAATTTCAACGATTTTGACGGAAAGGTTGTTGGATTGTGCGATGCTGAGAACATTATGTTCGCAAATTGGACTCGATTTGTTAACGATGGAGCTAAAGAGAGATTGAATTGTGGCTTTGCTCAATACAATTACTCTGTAATGATCTTTGCAAACGCTGACATTCAGCCTGGACAAGAGCTTCTCGCTTCCTACGGAGATGCTTATTGGCAAAACATGGGAAAGACTCAAAATCTACAGAAGAAGGATTAACTTCACAACTATTGTGAAGTTTCTTGAAAACGACAGAAACGAATTGGACCATAAGAATACCCTTTTTCCAGCGAAAGATCAGTGTTTCGATAGAAATCTCCTGGTGAATACCAGGAAGGAAGACGATCTTTCTTCATTATTCCAAGTTCTTGGAGTGTGAGAGCTACGAACTCTGAACAAAAGACTTTGTTTTCTGTTTTGAATAACGGATAGAAGAGAGTAAACCACCCCGAAAACCACCAAGTAAGAACCCGATGATCCATTTCAAATGAAAGATACTTGTCAATCAAAGGAACAAATCTCCTTGGATCGATCGAAGGTCCTTTTAGTTGCCTCCATCCACACACTTTGTTACCTCGATATCTTTGAAACTTCTCTGAAAGTTCGATGAGACGAGGTCCTTCCTTTTTTCTTTGTCCCAAATCTGCTTCCCATAAGTAAACCTTTGTTTCCTGATCATTTGTTATTCTTATTACCAGCGAAACATGTGAGAAAAACGAGTCCGTACACCATTTCATTACTCTTTCTCCGTATGTGTCACCCTCAAAAAGAAGAACATCACCAGTCTGAACTTCATTTAGTAACTTTTCTTTCGAAATCCAAGTGCATTGGTCAGAAAAATCACCAAGAAAACTGTCAAGACGTGGTGAAGTAAAATTGATAATCAGAACAATTGTGATAATTGCCATCGATAAGCCAAATAATACCCATTGCCAACCGTAGACATTACGGTGTCTCTCAAAAAGCCACATTGGTAAAATTACAAGTAAAACTTTTAAGTTTCATTTGTAATGTCACGTCCATCGTATGAAATTATGGTCAATGACGCCATTAGCCACATGCCGAAAAAGGATGTTACCCCAGCAAGCATTCTTGCTCATCTTGTCAAGAAGTTTGGTGTTGCAGACAATGCCCGAAGTTTGGGATATGTCAAGAAGGCTCTTGAAAAGGTTCCTGCTCAAAGATTGAAGAGTCCTCCGAGATCAAAGAATCCCAATGAGAGAAAATCACCTGCGAAAGCAAGATCAAAGAGTCCGGGTGAGAGAAAATCACCCGTGAAGAAACTCGAACGAAAATTATTCCACTTTTCGAGATATGAAAAGCAGTCTCCAAGGAAACCCGTTCGTTCTCAACTTTCGACCAAGGCTGCTCGAAAACCAAGAAAAGAAAAGAGTCCCTTGAAGGGAGATATCGAGGGATTTAGGAAAGAGCTGTTTTCGCAAGTGTCGGATTTGGGGGTCGAAAAGAAGGTTAAGTACACTTACATTGTCCAGAAATCGATCGTGGGAACTGCACCAGTCTTAAAAATCGAGAATGCATCAGGTGATATCTTCACCGCAAGTGGAAAGAAGGCCATTGCAAATGTAAGTGATGGAGTTTCCGAAGCTGTTTTGAAGCACTTATCAGGGGGTAAGGCCTCGCCGAAGAAAAAGATTATCTTTCAGAAAGATTTTCATCCTTTCGTGAGAAAACTGATCGATGAAGGTTTTTCTCCTCTTCATCAAGAAGAAAAGAAAAGGTGGATCGTTGTCATGTCAAAAGGACACTCAGTTTTCAGAATTTTCAAAGGAATGCCAACAGGAACGCATTCAGTGACAACGGGAAGAACAGCAAGTGTCAAGGGAGCTTTACATACACCTACCGGGAAAAATCCAATTGGAAATGTCGATAAGGGATTTGACAAGGGATATTCTTTGAGAAAGATCGGAAATCTAATTTACCTCGAAAAAGAAGGAAAGAAGGCTTCGCCAAAGAAAAAGAAAGCTCCCAAAACACCTCCAAAGTCACCTTCACATTCGGAGGATCCGGACACTCCCGATGAAGTCAAGATCGTGTTTGAAAAGCAAGGAAAGAAGAGTCCTTCAAAAGATAAGGTTCCAGATGGCCCCAAGACTTTGCCAAAGATGAAGATCGCACCCACTTATACGATTACATTTGGTGATCAAGGAGAAAATCACGCGGGAATGCAAAAGATCGGAGAGATGGCCACTGAAGGATTTCATCTTAGCGATTTGAAAGAAACCAAAAAGATGTTTGAAGCTCGAGGTGCCAAATGTGAGCTGGTTCATTTAAACGATTTCCTCGATGTTAAGGTCGATGTCAAAGCAGACGATGCCTACGTTTTGATCATTCGAAAGGCCGCGGATTTCATTCTAAGTGCAGAATCCAAGATTGCCAATGGTGCAAACGCTCTCTTTATTGAACAAAGTATTTTGAGACCCGATACGAAAGCATTGATGAGAGGAAAGGTGGTCAACAAACATGCTCGATATAACCTTTGTTTTGATGAAGAGGAGCAATGTTCCAATTTCGAAGAAGGTAAAGGTACGATTATTGCGTACAAAAATGTTCCTTATCTTCAAATTATTCGACAATCGTTACCAAAGTACTTTGGAAAGAAGTCGGCAAAGATGATTGGAGAAGGAAATTACTACTATGACCCTTCAAAGTGTGGAATTGGCTTTCATGGCGATGGTGAGAGAAAGAAAGTCATTGCATTGAGACTTGGTGCCACGATGAACATGCAATATCAATGGTTTTTGAGATCAAAGCCAATTGGAAAACGTTACGAGTTCTTCCTTGAGCACGGTGACATGTACATGATGAGTGAAAAGGCGGTAGGAACCGATTGGAAGTCATCAAGTAAGTTGACACTTCGTCACGCTGCAGGATGTCCCAAGTTTACGACCATTGTCTCTTCTCCTTTCAAGCCCGGAGTTGACGACAAGCCAAAAAAAAGAAGTAAAAAAGCTTGAAGACTTGTTGAAAGAAGCCAACGATGAAATTAAAGGCACCGATCATTCGTTATACGGAAAAAAGCTTCATATTCATCGAGGTAAAACATGGATTTACATTCGAGGAGAGCCCAAACCTCCTGTCGATGAAGGTTATACCTTTTACAAGATCGATTTACAAGGCAATGTGTATTCGCATGCAGGCAAAAAACCTCTTTTTCAAATCAGATTATAATTCTTCTCACGGAATGAGAAGAATAACATAAAGAAAATATCTCTCCTTGGTAATGTCATCTGTAAACTTGATTACAAACGGATCATTCACAAATGGTCTGAATAACTGGGTAAATCTTATCGGCGATGGCGCTTCTGGTAAGTTTGGTCTTTCGAGTACAATTGAAAACGGATTGTGTATGTACGCTCTTGTTACCAAGAAAGGAAGGAATCCTTGGTCTGTTCAATCTATCGGAAAACGATGGAATGGAGTTCAAGGCACTCATTATGTTCTTCGTTTGAAGGCAAAATCATCAATTCAAGGAATGAAAATGACTGTTTTGAGTCAAGGAACTAAAGTCGTGGCAAAGTCGTTCGAATTGTCAACTAGTTGGGCTGATTATGAATGGAAGTTTGTTGCTCCAGAGGCTTCAGCAGAGCCAAAGATTCATTATCCTGATGTTGGAACTTACTGGGTCGACGAAATCTCTTTGTTTGTTGATACTTCAGTTCCTCCTCCAGTTGTTGAGGTGCCAAACACTCCAAACACGGTTCTTCCAAATCACTATCTCTCTCAACTGAGACTTGAAAAACTTGCTCCAGTTCCAAGCTCGGCTCGAGTCTACTATGTAGATCCAATTCAAGGACATGACTCAAACTCTGGGTTAGTCATTTCTATTCCGTTCAAAACGATCGCAAAAGCAATTCAAACAATGGTATCTGGCGATGTTTGCATTCTTCGAGGTGGATACTATCGAGAAACAGTTCAACTCACAAAAGATAATATTACTTTCCGGGCTTATCAAGATGAAAAGCCTATTATCACTGCTTATGATGAAATTCCAAAGGTCTGGGAAGGAGTTTCAGTGTCTCCCGGTTTGTTTTTGGCTCGAGTTAAGGCATATTCGACTGACATTACACCAAATCAACCTTATCATGTTCTCTACAACGGTAGTCCTTTGTCACCGGCCACTTATCCTCCAATCTCTCCCGAGAAATTTGATCGTCTTTCAAACGAATTCAAACTGACAGCGACAGGAGGATCTGGAAAGAAGAGTGAAAATAAGGGTACAACTGATCAAGGAGGATGGTTGTCTTATATTTCACCGGATGGAAAGACTCTCGGAGATCTGGTACCGTCCTCATCGGACAAATATCAAGGAACTCGAATTGTCTTTTCTTTGGGAGCGATGTGGGGTGTAGGACGCGGAATTGTCGAAAAGATCGAAGGTGACAAGGTCTATTATCGAGGTGGAAGTCACTCCAATTGGTTTTCATATCCCCAAGCTGGAAATGCATTCTATCTTTCTGGAAGAAAAGAGTTTGTGAACTATCCTGGAGCTGTTCATGTTGAAAGATACGATTCTCAAATATTTCATGTTCGTCTTCGAACTCCAGATGGAGGAAATCCAAACAATGCTCGAATTGAGTATCGTACTCGAAAGATCGCTCTGAACATGTTCAATAAGAATTACATTACCTTCGAAGGCATTACATTCCAGGGAGACATCGTTGGTCTGTTCTCAACTCGATCAAGATTCAGTCATTGCACTTTTGCATTCCTTCATCACCCTATTTCTTATCGTTACAATTCAACGGATGATGACATTGGTTCTTTCAAGGTCGAAGGACAAGAAAATCGCATCGAAAACTGCTTCTTTGATCGTTGTGAAGGAGAAGCTCTTCGAGTTGTCGGAACAAAGAATGTGATTCTAAACAATGTCTTTGCATTTACTCGACAAAAGTCAATTAATGGTCGCGATTTCTGGGAAGTCCAAAGCAATCCTGGAAAAGAAATGGCAAATATCGTTGCTCATAACTCAATGATCAATTCTGGTGTTGCAGTTGCACAAATAGTTACTGGAATCCACTATTACAACAATGATATGTACAACTCGACTCTTGAAACTACGGATAGTGGTATCTTGAGTGGTGTTTCAGCAGATTGTCGAGATGTTGACATTGCTTACAACACAGTTCATGACAATTGGGGTCCTCTCGACCTTTCAAAGACCTTTTACGGAGGTCATTCAATCTATGTTGACATGCAATTGACAGGATTCCGTATTCATCATAACGTTGCATGGGGTAGCAATTCTCATACGATCGATATTTTGAATGTTGGAACCACAAATACGAAGGATCCAAGTGGAAAGCACGTTTACAACAACACTTGCCTTGGAAGCTTGGCTGTTTACACTGACAACGTTTACGAACAATCGAATCTTTTGAGAAACAATGCTTACAAGTCTTTGAGCCTGAGTCTCAAATATCCAATTCGAAATCAAAACAACGTTCAGATTTCAGAAGACAATCTAATTAAGTCGATCACCGACAAAACCCCATTACCCCTTCTTCAAGAAGCTCAACTTCCTCCAGAAGAAGGATTTCAAGCAACAGGAACAAAAATGGCAGCTGCTGTAGGAGCATATCAGCCTGGAATCACATGGGCTTCTGGTGCAATCATTCGAGCTGTTGATCTTGATCGCATTCGTTTCGCGAAGATTGTTGCTGGACCGAACAATTCTTATCAATTCTTCTTTGAAATGGGAACAATTGGGCGACAGTTCCAGCCTGATCCCGCGAGATTCAAGCTGATGGTGAACAATTATGATTTAACGAACGTTCAGGTAAAGAACATTCCAAATTACACTTACGATTTGAAGGGTCAAAAGACAAACTCTCCAAGAGAGCATTATTGGGACTGCGTTATTTCAGGCAATTTGGGAACGATTCTTCGAGGATCGGGCAGCATTGCTATCGTTTATGCTGGAGAAACGATTAACTTTGAGTTCACAATCTAATACATCACTTGCAAGTGATGTATCGAGGTCCGAAAACTGAATTTAATTCTTTTGTCTTTCCCAATGTTAATGAGCATTCAGTTTTTCCTCAAGGGGCTTTCTTATTATCAAGAAGAGGATTTGAAAGAGTTGAGTTATGTGAGAAGAGTCAAAAACACAAAGAGGAGGTACATTATGCACCCAAATGCCTATGTTTATTTGGCAAATGGAACGAAGAAGCAGATTTATCAAGCAACAAACAAAGAGCTTGAGACTGCTTCTCTCATTAAATGTTCAGAGAAGTGGGTGACAAACTACTTTATGGTTGGTGATGACCAAAAGAACCTGAGAGAAAACGGAAAAGAGACAAAAAAGACTTGGAAAAACGTCTTGGAAAGAATGATTCTTGCGTCAACAATCAAACCTCAACTTCAAATCGTCGTCGGATATCAAAACTACTTGTTACAGATGAAGAACTTTCAAGACATTGAAGTTTTGGAACAGATGCTCAAATCAAAGTACGTTGTTGACTGGATAAAACTCAAGAGAGAAAAGATGGGACGTCAGTTCGATGTTTTTCAACAAAATCGAACAAAGGGAGACGTTCCATTGAAAAAGAGAGTTCAATATCAAAGAGAAACATTGGTCGAAGAGTTCAAGGATCTCACTCAACGAAAGAAATACGATCCTTCTTTGAAAGCTCCAAACGTTCATTGGGGTCAAATGAAGCTTTTCGTATCTGAGGTCGAGTTTCTTTCAATGTATCCCGATACTCAGCTTGTTGTTTATGCAGGAGCAGCTGGTGGTCATCACATTCCTCTTCTTTCAGCAATGTTTCCAAACAAGTACTTTGTTTTGTTTGATCCTGCAGACTTTGCAATTAGACCTTCGAAAAGAATCGTCATTCGCAATGAGTTCTTCACAGAAGCAACGATGAAAGAGTTCAAGAATGATGAGTTTTTGTTCATTACGGACATTCGAAGTTCAAGAAGTAAGGACGATGTCAAGTATGAAGAGACGATTCTTGAAGACATGGAAAGACAAAGAAAGTGGATCGAAGAAATGGTGCCCAGAGCGTCGATGATCAAGTTTCGAGCAACATTTCCAGGAATGAAATTCAAGCCGGGATCTAAATTGGATCGAATTTCGAAAGAAGGAAAGCAAGAGTACCTCGACGGGATCTTGCTTCTTCAAGCTTTTGCAAAAGAGACAAGCACAGAGATGCGTTTGATCGTTGATCGAGAGCTTCATCGAAGAGGATCAAAGTTCATTACCAAGAATTACGACATTCATTTGATTGAGGAGAAGATGTTTTACTTCAATCAAGTCTATCGTCCTGCTCAACATCTCGGAGTTGATCTGGTTTGGGGAGTAAACTTTGACATTGCCAAGTTCTATGTGACAATGATGCGTTCTGACGCAATTCGAAAGACAAAGAATGAAGAAAAGGAAGGAAAGATCCTTGCGATCCTTGGTTACTTTGAAAAGGAAATTTCAAATCAGTATCGAATCATTGACAAGCTGAAATAATCACCTCTTTTTTCAAAGAGGTGAAGACAAGTTAACTCATGAATGAGTCTACAATTTGCATCTTGTTGATTTCTTCATTTAAGATCTTTTCATACCAATTGGAAAACTCTTTGCAATCATCCCTTTCCATCTTGATTGTTTGAAGAAGTGGGGAGAAATCAACAGGCTCAATCTCTGGTTTTGTGAGTTTGAAGACATCGAGCTTTTCAAAGTCGTCAACCCAAATACGAATGGGTTGCTGTAGTGAAAAGTCTTTCAAAACTTGTCCGAACCCACGCTTTCGGAACATTGGAATGAGAGCGTATTCAAAACACATGATTGTGAGAGGCGTGGACAACCGAATCAGAGGAAAGAACTGATGAATCGTGTCAAAATCCTTCTTTTCAATTGCATCCTTGATGATCTGAGCAGCGTCCTTGAGAGAAGGATGAGGAATGACCGTCTTTCCGAAAACAACCCTGAAACAGAGAGATTCGTAGAGAATGCGGTCCTTTTCGTCCCCCATTAGGACAGAGTCTTTCAATTTTGAGTGTTCGTAGTCGAGTGAGAACATCTTCAGCTCTAGTGATATTTCCCATGATAATTTCAATTTTGTTTAGGGGTACTCACGACACCCGAATTTTGACTATTTTCTCGAGGAAAACTTACAGTCAAATTGGACATTTTGGGGATATGCCTCCCTCGAAAATAGCCTCCGCAACAAGCAGAGCCTGTTCATACATGTTGCCGTACTTTTGATCAGAACATACAGCCTCCGATCTTGGACAGACTTCTCCTTCTTGACCAAAGCCAACACATGTTGATGATCCTTTGTAATACCAGTGGGTGTCGTCATGTTCAATATGTTTCATGTCATCGTCACTTATTCCAACTTCCTTGAAGATTTTGGTCCATGAAGGAGAAAGTTGTATATTTTCTCGTCTCTCTGCGACAAACACATACACACAAAAAATAATGAAAAGTAAAAATGCACCCATCCACAGATAGAGATGTGCTTTAGAAGAAGATTCCATTAACATTACTTATGGGTATCGAAAACCTTTACGATGTCATAAAAAAACATGCACCTAATGCAGCAAGTCAAAAGATTAAACTGTCTCGCTTATGCGGACATAAGATTGCGATCGACATTTCGGTCTTCCTTTACAAGTTTATTCGTTCTGCAGGTGAGATAAGATGGATCAATACATTCATTCTCTTTCTCTGTTCTCTGAAAAAGAGTGGTATTAAGCCCATCTGCATCTTTGATGGTCCGAACTTTCCACCAGAAAAGAAAGAAAGACAGCAAGAAAGAAGAGATGCTCAAAAGAAGATCATCGATCGATTGTCAGAGTGCAAAAGATGGTACACTGAAATCAAGAAGAAGCATCTTCCTTCAATGAAACCATTGTCAAAAAGTCAAAAGGAGCAGATTCAAAAGACTTTGAAAATTCGAGACTATCAAGATGGAACGGATTACGATGATCCGAGACAAGTTCTCGCAACACTCAAGCAAAAGATTGAGAAGGATGAGAAAGCAACCATTCAGATTTCAGCTCAATTCAATGTCGTCGCAAAAGATTTGATTGAAATCATGGGTTTTCCATGGTATCAAGCAGACGGAGAAGCAGAACACTTGTGTACTGATCTCGCTTTTTATCGAAAAGTCGATGCTGTCATGACCGAAGACACTGATGTTCTCGCGAGAGGAGCTCCAGTTATGATCTCAAAGTTTGAAACGATGAAAGATGGTGATGCTGAAGTCTCTTGGTTGGTTCTTGAAGACATTTTGAATGAAATGGGCTTGCATTACGAAGAATTTCGGGATTTGTGCATTCTTTTAGGTTGCGATTACAACGATCGAATTAAGATTGTGTCAAAGACAAAGAAGCTTGTGAATGTTGGTCCAGTAAAAGCGTTTGATCTTATTTATGAGCATGGAAGCATCGATGAAATAAGGGATATGATTCATGACATCGCTCCTTTGAAGTACGAAAGATGTCGAGAATTGTTTACGGTTTCGAAAGAGGTGGAGGAAATGGAGATTCCTTACAACGAACCCATTGATTTGGAGAGAATGGAAGAGTTTTTGAAGACTCACAAGTCAAACATTCACCTTGATTACATTTCAGAATGCTGGAAGCCCATTCAAGTCATCTTCGAAATCCCGAAAACGAAGGAGGAAGAGGAGACATTTACCGATGAATTCACAAATTGAAATTTGTATGTTCCTTTGTTTGGCAAACAAATGCCTCTCATTCGCATTGGAAACAGAGTAATTAATACGGAAATCATCCGTCAAGTCTTTATCGGACCTGACGTCGAAGAGAGAACTGTTGTTGTCGAACTTGACAACAAGAACGAAAAAGGAGAATTCATGACCATAGCGTTTAAGTGTGGTGCTAAAAATCCGGTAGAAATTCTTGATATGTTTGCCAAAGCAAATGATGAATAAATTCTTCATGAAAATGAAGAATTTTGCCCTTCACAAATTGAAATCTGTTTGTTTTCTAGTCCATAAACAAATGTCTTTCATTCGCATTGGAACTACCCTTATCTCGACGGAAAATATCCGTCAAGTGACTATTAGCAGGCATAATCTTAAGTTCATCGACGTTGAACTGTATAACAAGGGTTCGAAAAGATATGAATGGGTCAGTTTCAGTTGTGGCGATAAGCCTGTGGTACAGGTTCTCGAAGAAATCGAAAAGAGCTCAGGTGAGAAAAAGAACAGATAATTCTTCATGAAAATGAAGAATTAAATGAACAAGAGCGCGGAATACTTGCCATTCTTTTCCAAAACGATGAGATGACTCTTCTTTCCCGACTGTTTTCCGTCTTCAGAGAAGATCATGACAGGATCAGAGCTTTTCATTCCTGGATCAAAGCCTGGATTCAAACGATCTTTCGACCATTTTTCACAAACAGCAGTTGCGGTCTCCAAATCTCCGTCTTTCACGTTTTGGCAAATGGCGATTCGACTGTTGTATGGCGAAGGAAAGCTTGGATTGCGATAGAAATAAGCAAGTTCACTGTCTTGATAAGTCAAAAAGACCTTTCGAGAGAACTCAAGAACTTTTTCTTCCTTCTTCCAGTTCATCAACGACTCGATATCGGAGAAGACGATCTGGTCTGGTGACTTTCGAAAGTCTTGAAGAGAAATGTAATTGTTTGGAACCAACTTGCGATTCTTAAACTCTTGAACAGTCTTTCGATCGTTTGTCAGATAGACAAAGACGTAAGCATAGAGTCTTTTTCTTGCTTCTTCTGATGGAACGATCAACTTACTACCTCTCCACATGACTGAGTTCTTTGAATCGAGTTTCTTTCTCAAAGATTCAATGTCATAATCATGTTTTTCATCAACAACAAAGGAATTCAGTGAGAAGGATCCGGGATCCTGAGAGTAGAGATACAATGAATAGGTCATGAGATAGTTTGCAATCTTCTTCTTTCGAAGAATCTCGCACAACTCCGAGTCTTCATTTACACAAAGAGGAGGAACAATTGAAGAATCAGTCTCTGCAACTCCCTTGAGAATCGGAGATGACTCGATCGGAATGTACAATTTCTTCAGGCTTTTCGAATCTACCCATAATCCAATACATGACTTCTTGTCTGTTTGTTGCTCTCGAATTGTAAACTGATTGGCTTGAATGAACTCCATCGCCTTCTTGAAAGTGTTTTGTTCTTGTTTCATCTCTGGAACGTCAAATGGAGACAATGGTGATGTAATGATAAAGACTCCTTGAACGTAAATCCCCCGAGTTTTTCCATTTGAGTCGATGAATTGCTTCTTGATTTCTTTGAAAAAGGAAGATCGAGTGTCAATGCAGTCGTATCTATCCACTCGACTCTTCGTTTCTTCAACAGAAACCATCGAGATTGAGTTGATTTGAGAAAGGATTGACAATGACTGCTCAACGAATTTTGTTCCAGCGAAGTTATACTTTCCTTCATGTCGAAACAGATCACAAAGCAACTCACATTGAGGAATCTTCCCAGTTTCTTGAAGAACGATGATGTAAGTTGTCTGCTGAGGGTCTAATTTCTTTGGAAAGTACATCTGAGAGTATCGAGGGAGAATGAATTCTCCAGTTGGGTTCTTTTCAGTCACTTCAAACATCAAAAGGCGACATCGATAGTGCTTTTCGATGAATGAGATAAACATTCTTGGATCGACAAATGATTTTTGATTTCGGAGGTAACTTCTTATCGTTTCATCGGCAAAATCAAACAACTCTTGCTTTGCAAAAGCATATGATGCCAAAGATGCCCACTCATTTCTTATCTTTTCGACTAACTTTCTTCGATCTTCCATTGACATGAGATCATACTTTGAATTCGTCGCTCTTTCCATACAATGAATCAAACTATCAGGAGAAGACAAAACACCCATTCGGACAACAGAAAAGATCATGTCCTTTCCTCTTTTGACTTTTGAAATGTCAGACATCTCGGCGATCTTCTCAAGATTGTAAGGAAGAACGGCAATTCGATCAGCTGGTGCCAACTTGTTTGATCCCAAAACGTAACTTGTATCTGCTTTCTTTCCAACTGGTTCTACTTTCTCCTCCTTGTCAAGATATTGTCTCAACCCTCCCTTCTTTTTTCGATATTGGTCATCAAGAAAACAGCATGGAAGTAGAGGAAATGTCTCCTTGTTCTCTAATACCTTATTCTCCATCAAACCAGGCCAGATCTGAGCTTGAACCTTGTCATTTGGTTCTCTTGGAGCACAAAAGTAATAATCTTGAGATCCCAAAGGAAAGTTCATTGCCAAGTTATCGTATGATCCATCGGCAGCATCGACGATCGCACTTATCTCGTTGTTTTTCTTCAACTCCTTGATCTTTTTCTTGGCTTCTTCTTCACCAACGATCAAATAAGGCTGTCTTGTCTGTTGACACTTGTCTGGATAACGAGCCATAAACATTCCAGGCCTCATCTCTCTCAATTTGTCAGCTCTTTTTCCTGTCTTTTTCTCTTTCTTGACCTTCTCCTTCTTCGTGTATAGATCAGCAATCTCATCGAAATTCTCAATGACTTGACTGTAGTCGTCGACCACTGCCCCCTTCTTCTTTTCGTACAAAGCGAGAATTTGAGACAAAGTGTATCTGAAAGCCTCAACTTGCTGAATGTTTCGAGCTTTTGAGATACGAAGTTCCATGTAGCGATTCTTTGAAGCGTCGATTTGAGGAGTAATTGTGATTGTAAGAGCAGAATCAACTGATCCCGAATGCTGAGGTTCATAATAGACATAGAAACGATCTTTCTCCAACACAGTCTTGAGTCTTTCAGAGAGAAAGAAGAATTGCCGAATCGTTGAATCATTCATTACCATTTCAGCAAAGATGACACGATTAAGATCGAAATTGGGAATCACAACAGTTCCTTTGACTCCGATCTGTTGTTGTTGAATGATTTCATAACGAACCCGGTCAGAAAAAGAACTGAAAAATCTCTTTTCGACTGCACTTTCAGGAACAATTAAGTTCGATGAAGTTACTAAAGTCACCTCATTGTCTGGCGACCAATAGGTAAGAGAGTAATAATCTTCCTGATACTTTGAGTAAAATCCATCGTCTTTAGTGAAAAGACGAATGTAAAGACCGTCTTTCGTGTCCGGTTCCAACTGAGTCCATTCATCAGATGGCTTGACATGGCGAAAGACCTTCGTTTTCACATCATCTTTCATCTTGTAAAGAACAAAAGGAACATTCTTGGACACATCAATTGCGTCAAAAATGTCCAACAAAGATTCTCCATTCTCAAGTTTTAGATGAAAAAGCTTGACTGTTTCCTCGTGAGAGAAAGGATTTACTGGAATTGGAGAGTTAGACTTGATCTTTGACATCAGATTGATTTGATTCTGGTTCTTTTGTTGAAGAACTGTTCGTTTCCTTTCAATCTCTCGAAGGAACTCAGTCTTGTTCTTAGCAAAAGTCTCGAGAGAAGAGAAATCTGTTCGAGAAAACTTGCGAAGAACATCAAGATTCTTCTCTTTTACCTCGTTATTTACAGCCCAAAGCATTCCAAGATCTCTCTTGGTGACAAAAGGATAACGAGAATGCAGCAAAAGAACGGTAGTGACATCGTTCATATCATCAATAGATAGTCTTTTCAACTCGACATTAAGGTCAGATACCATAAACTTTTGCTCTGAAGCTGCTGATGAAAAGTCCTTTCCTTCAAATCTTAAATGTTCTGGAAGAGAATTGACCTTTGATAACGAATAACGTCTCAGAATACTTACATTATCGTCATATGGATACACTTCCAGCGCTGTACCGTCAATGAAAATCTTCATTACTCTGAACTAAGATATTTCCATTTCTTCAAAAACGAAATGGAAATGACCTTGAATAAACTACCTTCAAGGCTGCTTCAACTTGAACAGTGAAGTTTGAAAGAAGAAATCTCTTGACTCGAACCCAGATGGATGAATGTTCTCCAACAATCATCGATCTAAAGTTGAAACTCGAAAGCCAAATGACTTCTCTTACCTCCTGACTACCCTTCTTGTCTCTTGACGTCTTCATCTTTCTTTCAAATTCTGCTCCAGCGTTCATCAACCACGAATTCTTTACTGGAATGAAGATAATTGCCATCTTCCGATCATAATCAACCAGCGATATCGTTGCTTCAAACTCATTGTAAGAAGTGTAAAACTCCTTGCCAAAAATGCTGTTTGATTCCTCCATGAACTCTCTCAAACCTCCAACAAGGGCAGACTCATAATTCTTAACTCCACCTCCAAAATCCGTCAAATCTCCAGAAATACGATCCTTTGCTAAAAGGAAATACAAAATGCCGTTCTTTTCCACATATGGAATCACACCACATCGATCAACCCGAATCTTCGCTAACTCGTGAGTCGTGATCATGGGTCATTTATCCAAATGATCAGATTCATAACTCTGAACAAGATTAAAATTCATTTTTTCTATGATTTTCCTCCTTAATTAACGCTCCTCTGCTATAATACCAAAGCTCACAAGGTTGCCAATGTTTCTCCAAAATGGGATCGTCGTCGACTAAATGATAAATAAGATTACCAGATTGACGAATGCGACCTTCATATTGCGAAACATCCTGGGTATCACATGCCATGATCAACATACTCAATCCTGGATCGTTGAATCCCACTCCAGCTTTCTTTGTACTTGCAACTAACACATTACAACCTTCACGATACTTCTTTTTACTTCCATAGAGAGAATCACAGTCGATTTTCTTTTCCTGAAGTAACCGAAGAATACCATCATTCTGTACTTTGAGATTTGACAGAATTAGAATCCGGTGCTTCTTTACGAATTTCGCTGCGAGATTTACAATAAACTCTTGTCTTTCTTCATTCTCTGCCAAAGTTCCCATCATCTTTGTCCAATTCAAAGAACTTTTGCCTCGTAAAATCATGTATGACCTTTTCGGAACGAAGGGAGTCAAGCACTTTACAACAGTAAAGTTCTTGACTTCTTTCCGAATTACGATATTCTCCAATGAAAAAGGCTCAAAGATCTTTTCCAACCCATCTGATCTCCAGGGAGTTGCTGTCATAAGCATAAGATAGCGAGGTTGGATCTTCAACAGCACTTCAGTAAAGCATTTTTGAGTTACGATATGAGCTTCATCAACAATCACAAAGCCGATCGAATGAAAGAAAGATGAGTCCATTGATGATGCTTTGAGGATTCCCATGATGTAAACGTCAGCATCAGAATCGATTCTTTTTCCTTCAACCAATTGAACTTTTAGGTTTGAAAATCGCGTGATTTCTTTCATAAATCCTGAGTTAACAGTTGAAAAGTGACAAACGATCAATGTTTTGAGCTTCAACGCGCAAGTAATGTAGATCGCACATGCCGATTTACCAAAGCCCGTGTGCAACGCAGCAAACACAAAATGATCTCGTTGAAGCAGTTCGAGGCATTCTTTTACAACAACATCTTGATCTCGTTTCTTTTCATCAATATCTTTTGTCAACAATTGACCTTTGAATTTTGCTTTTGTTTGAGGAAAATCATAAGCATTTGGAAAACTGTCATAGAACTCTCTCCATAACCCTAAAGGTAGCACCAAATGATTTTCAAACGAAGAAAAGCACTTAATCTTTGAAGGTTTTGGATCATATTGAGTTGATTCCTTGACAAAGATACACTTTTCACGGATCAACTTCTTCGAACTTTCAGTCAAATACTGTCTCTCGAGTATAAAAGACATCGAACAAGAGTCGGATTAAAAACACATTACCAATTTTTAATGTCCGTTCATGATGAGAAGAAGCTGTATGCTTCTTTGAAGCAAGAAGAGTACTCCTCTGCGAGGAAAGTAGACTCAGATTATTCGTTCATTGTTCGAGTTTCTTTTTTGAGCAAAGAGAAACTGTCATTGAAGAATATTGCTCGCTCGTGGATGACATTAAACCCAAGATTCTGCTTTGTGCAATCAAATCGGATCTTTCTTTATTTTTCTCCATCTTCATCTCATCTTTTCGATGGAGATCATCATCTCATTTGTTCTCATTTCGTTTCGAATGCGACAAAAGCGACAATCGACGATGATTGCCGGATTGAATGCTCCATCATTGAGTTTCAGAATCACATTGTTGCTCATATCTATCTTTGTTACGCTTCTCTTGATCTCTTGTATTCATATATCGAAGATATTTCATCAGGAAAGATCAAATCGACAGATCTCAAGAAATTAACTCAAAAAGAAATCGATTCGAAGCTGAAAACCTTCAAGATTTCGTTATCAACAGAGCAAAAAAATGGAGTCTTTATCCTTTCTTCAAACAAGAAACTTACTGAGGTTTCCGAGAAGTTAGAACCTACGAAATCTACTGAACAAATAGAAAAGTTCTTCATTTAAATTAAAGACTGTTTCAAGTAAAACAATGCCTCCTAAGACGGAAAAGAAAATTGTTGAACAAAAAAAAGTAGTTCAGCAAAAAGTCCCTCCAAAGAAAGGAAGAGGGAAACATCAAGATTATGCTTTTTACGCAGAAGCAACAGATGGGTTCTTTATCAAAGTGTTGTTTGACATTTTGAAGAGTAACACACTTTCAAGAATCATTCTTTCAGTCCGAAAAAACGGGATTTTCGGTCGAGATACTGATCAGGCAAAGACAATGTTGTTTGACATCTGCCTCAAAAGAACGGGATTTCGAGCTTTTCGATGCTATCAACCAATGGACTTTTCGTTTAACGTCACTCATCTTCATCGACTCATTCGATCAACCAAAAAGAAGGATATGATGATTCTTTATGTCGACAAGAATCAGCCAGACAAGCTCTTTATCAAGATCATGTCGAAGAAAAACACTTCTGGGGTTGCTCCTACTCGAGTTCAGACAGTTGATGTGATCATCCAACAAGAAGAAGAGGCCAAATCTATCGCTTTACCAGCAAAGAAAGCTTATCGTTATCCCATGGTCTTGTCCAACAAAGATTTTCAGGTCAAGAAGCAGTCTTCTGTTGCTAAAGAAATGAATGTCGTGATGCAAAGCAATAATTACATTTCATTTTTGAGTGGTTGTGGAACAATGTATTCGTCAAAACTCGAATTCGGAGAGATTGTTGAAAAACCAGAAGAGTACGAAGAAGATTCTGACAGTTCAGATCATGAAGATTCCGATGAAGAATTGGAAGACGATGGCGAAGAAGAGGACGAGGAAGAGGAGGATAAGGAAGATGATGAAGAGGATCTTCGAAAGAAAGCTGGTTTGCCCGATGTAAGAGACAAGATCTCTCCAGATACGAAGATAATGGATGATAAATATATCTATCGAGCCAAGTTCTCGATGGACAAGTTCGATCAGATCGCAAAGCTTCCGAGTCTTTCAAATCAACTTCAGTTCTTTGCTCCAATGATTCAAGGGTATCCGCTAAAAATTAAAGCTGGAATTGGAACAATTGGAACGATAATGATCTATATCAAGGATATGACGCAGATAATCTATGAAAAATCGTTAAGTCAGCAAGACGAAGAAGTTGTGGACGTTGCCCCAAAACAGAGAAGACGATACAACAAAACGAAGTAATCGTAACCCAAGGTTATGATTGGAAAGATAGCAAAAAAAATCACAAAAAAATTGGTGTATTCTAGAACATCTTCTCATCTGATCAAAAATGGATGAGCAAACATGTCTTGAGTATGAAGACACGGAAGCTTACTCCCTTTTTTGTAAGAAGATGAAGAATCCTCCCCGAAATGAACGTCAAGTGAAGTGTCTTCACGCTGATGTCATTGATGAAGGGAATGGTCTCGTTTGTTCGGATTGTGGTTACGAACAAGAAAAGATATCTTTTGATCCAGAATGGAGAATGTACAACTCGGGAGACTCTCAAAAACAACGAGATACGTCAAGAAGTCATCAAATCAAGACTCTAAATCGAAGCATTAAGAGTGTTCTTCAACAAATTGTTGGAGTAAACATTACTGAAAGAATGCATATGGAGACCTATCGCAAGTTCATGACTGTTGTAGGCAGTGAGACATCAAGAGGAAGGAATCGAAACGCAATTATTGCAGCTTGTTTGCTCTATGTCTACAGAGAACAAGGCGATTTTCGAACATCTGAAGAGATCCGTTTAATGTTCGGTCTTGAAAAAGGAGATATGAGCGATGGTCTCACTCGTTATTATGAAAAGTTTCCTGAAGATGCAACTAAACACATTAAACCAAAACAACTTGTACGTTCGATCTTAATCAAAACTGGAATTAATGAAGAAAAGCACTATCAGAATGTGTATAAGATGTGCGAGTACCTTGAGAATTCATCAAAGATTCTCAATGGAAGCGGCCCACAGTCTGTTGCCGCTGCAGTAACCTATGTCTACATCAATCAACTGCCTAGACTTAGGAAGAAGCATGGGTTTACAAAAACAACATTTGCTAAACTCAATGGGCTTTCTGACATTACGATCACGAAGCTTTCAAAGGAAGTTCAAAGTTTGCTTGACACAATCATTAAGAAATCAAAGGCTAAGTCAAATAAGAAAAGGAATGAAGCTTCTAATGAGTCTTCAGGATGAGATCTTGGTTGAGTTCGAAAAGTTAAAGGTGAAGTTACCAACAATGACTGAACATGAAAAGAAACAACTTCTGGTGGTACTCAGGCTCTTCGCGAAAACACCAAAAAGTCCCGATGACGACCTAGTGAAAATCTTTTCTTTGGGGTGGTACCTTAACCTTCACCTCGAGTAACACCTCACGTGAAAAGTGAGGTGTATCCAAAAATTGAAATTTTTTGAGGACTTGTCACAGGACAATGAAACATGCAAAGCTTCGTCAAACAGCTCGACTCTGCTCACTTTTCTCAGTTCCGCTTCCGCAACGACGGAAAGGAACCATTGGCCTTCAAAGCCAACAACAACGAACTCGAAGTTATCTTTGACAAGACAGCCGCGCTCGCCAAGCCTGCTCTTTTGAAGATCCTTGAAAAGAATAGTGGTTCGGAGCCCTTCTTGTCCTTCTTGATTCACTTTGATTTCGAAGAAATCTTCGAAGGCCTCAAATGCCTCTTTCTAGGCATCTATTGCAAGGACATTCCTTTTCACAGGTTCAATCAGATCAAGGAAGTCCGTGAGATCTTTCTTTTGGAAGACCGCGAGCTTTACGACAAGCTCGCAAAGAGCGATGTGAACGCAGACCACGTGTCTACTTCTGCCTTCATTCATCCCCGTTCTCCATGCGCTCCTGAAATGCTCAAGGAATCAGTGAATCTCAAAAGACGACGATGGGTTCGCATGATGGAAGAAGATGATGACTAAAGACCTCAAAACCTCAAAACCTCACCAGTAGGTGAGGTTTCTCGATAGGTTTCTCAAAAAACTGAATTTTCTCCAGGAAACAACCACAAAACTCGGATGAGTTATTATCATGATTCAGATTTTCCGCCAGAATAACACTGGCGGAAAAATGCTCTCAGTCGGCAATGTCGTCTTTTACCGTCATCGAACTCTTGAAATGGGAGAAGACCACAACAAACATGAAAAGGATCCTTTTATCCTGGAAGAAAAGAAGGTTCTCGATTGTTTAGTGATGGACATTTTCAACTACAACAACACTGATTGCGATTGTTGTGCCGGGAGATGGGACTTTTACGAAACAAAGGAGGCCAAACTTTCTTCTGTTCAAGAGCTCTTGGAGGATGAGAAGGTCAAGGAACTTAAAAATCCCACAATCGTCTTCAACAACAAGATCGTTCGTCTTGCCGATGGGTTTGACCCAGGTTCCGACTTTGAAAAGATGTATGATCGGATCTGTCATTATTTTCGACGTGAACTAGATGAGGAACCTACTGAAGATAATCTTGTTTGGAAGTGGAACGAAGACAGAAAATCGGTTTCATTGGAGTTTTTGTCTTTATCTTCAAAGTTTTCGTCAATTCTCTCATCTGGATTGACAGAAGATGGATCTTTTCACGATTTCCTTACCAAAGGCATGTACGATCCACGTTTGACATTGCACATTGCATTCTTTCTCCAACCCTGGCCTCGAAAGCAGGATGACGAAGACGACTAGACAAAAAAACCTCATCCATTAACCTCATCACACATGAGGTTTGAAAATTGAATTTTTCTTTGGACTTTTTCTGGACTCTCGAAAAGAGTAAATGTCATACGCATCTCTTGTCAAGTTTATCGAGAAGACCATTCTGTTCCACTTTACCGAAGCACCTGAGTGGGCAGACCGAAAGAAGTTCATGGTTGCCATGAGCAAGGAATTCCTTCAACATCTTGTTGAACAAACCGAATCGGAATATCTGGAAGTTGGCACTGTGCCCGAGTTACCTCCTCAACTTGTCATTCCGGTGGCATCTGGATGGCTAGACATTGGAAAGGATTCCATTTGGAATGAGCTTCATGACTTTCATGAGACTTATTGTGCAGAGAAGAAGTCTCTCATGCTGACCCAAGAAGTTCTTGACGATCTCAAGATGTTGGTGGATGATGAAAAGGAACAAGAAAAGGTTCTCGAAGAGATCAAGAAGGCTGATTTTGAACCCCAAGAAGAACCCTGGCCTCAAGCGGAGAGTGAAGAAGAGGATGAATATCTCAAGGACGAGGATGAGAGCGATGGAGTGAGTGATGAAGAAAGTGTCGACGAGGAGAGCGGTGGGGCGAATGATGACGAGGACGACTAAACAAAGAAACCTCACCAAAAGGTGAGGTTTAAAAATGTTAAAACAAGTTAATGACTCCACTTTTGGAATCTACACCTCTTCTTATACTTTTTTTGATATGCTTGTTACTATTATCGTTTGGGATCTCGAAAATCTTTAACATTGATGTGATTCTGGTTGTGTCATTATTGATTCCGTTGTCACTCGTTATTTTCTATTTCTATGCTTACGGCGATCTTTGAAAATTGAAATTTTTCAGGGACTTTTACTGGAAATTCGAAATGGCGCACATGAAACCGAAGTTTGATCCCCTGTCCATGCCCAGGGAGTTGCCTCTCGCTGAATTTTCAAAGTTCAGTGTGGAGGACAGGATTGCATGGGGTTTGCAGGTCAAAGAGGAAGCCAAAGTCAAAGACAAGAAGCCCGAGGTCTTTACCTTTACTGTCTCGAAGACAATCACATTTTTTGGAAATCGAGGGATCGTTTGTCTTTTGAAGGCCAAGAGTGCTGAAGATGCGATGGAGAAATTGCTTCGCTTTGCTAAGACCGAAGAAGAGTTTGAAAAGTTCTACGACGTGGCTTTCCCGAGCGATTTATACGCTTCACCCTATCGTGGAGCTGTCGACGATGGTGTTTTTTTGTCTTACAATGACGGGTTTGAAGAGGAAGAATGTTACAAGTCCCGTGTCGAATTCCTCGAGAAACTCGTCGTTAGCGAGCGTGGTCTTCCGACCTTTTAAATACATAACCTCACCGAAAGGTGAGGTTTATTGTTCTCGTCGTCACTCTTGATTGCTCTCTCGAACGATTTCGCCTTCGACATTCTCTTCCTCATCAGGCTCTCTTTCACGATCAAAATTCGTGTTTTTGATATCTTCGAGAACCTTTTCTTGTTCCTTTTCATCATCAACAAGTTTTTGGAGTTGATCAAAGACTTCTTGGGTCAATCTCAATTTGTCTTGTTGAGCGCAATATTGCTTGTGAAATTTGCTCATCTCTTTACACATCGAAGGCTTTCCCATGTCAATCCAATCTGATGATAATGGAACAACAAGCATAAAAGGAGCTTGAGGCACCTCTCCAACTTTAAGTTCTTCGGCTAAATCTTCATCGATTAATGAATCAAGAACTTGTCGTCCCATATCAATCATAAACTTTTTCCGATCGACCCACTCGGGGAGATCGGAAAAGTGGAACTGAACAGCAGTAACGATAAACTTGACAAGAGCGCTGTAAGACATCTTACTTTTTGATGTTTCAAATTGGAAATCTCATTTTTTTTGATTAAAACCTCACTTTCGGTGAGGTTTTGAACAATCAATTACAAAAGAAAACGTCGCTAAAAGTCTTTTGGGAAAGACCAGCGACTTGTCCTCGTCTGTTACGAGTAACTCCAAAGCTCTTCCACTCAATCTCCTCTTTCATCACTTCGTCTGTCACATCCCATCCATCAAACAGAAATCGAACGCACTCGACTGCTTCTCTTTCGTCCTTTCCGTACTTTTCGTCCTCGAGATCCTGTTCCATGGCTTGAGTGAAGCATTTCCATGTCACATCTTCCCATTTACCATTCTTCCAAATGAGAAGTGTATCGTAGCACGAAGCTCGAATCGCATCGTTTTCAAGATCCCAACTGAGGATCTTAGCGATCTTTTTGACATCGTCAAACGAGGGAGGCGATCCCTTCCAGTAGGAAGAGACGTTGTGATGCTTGGTGTAATTCTGAAGACCGAAATAACGACCCATTGCAACCTTCAAAAGGACAACAACCATAGATTTCATTTTTTCTTATCACAAAACAAGGCATTTGGATTCTTCGGATCAGTCACTTGTGGTGTCGATCCGTCGGGGCAAGGACAAATCATCTTTACTCCCTTCTTATCTCGGGGGTCTGGAATAGGACTCATGCCTCCACCACACGTCAACTTGCTAGGAAAAATGGTTCTCACGACAACAACAACAGTAATGAAGACTCCTAACACAATAACAAGAGTTGTAATTGCAGAAAGGAATGATCCTTTGTCTCCCTTCTTCTCACCTTTCTTGTCTTTTCCACTTTCAGCGACATCCGTAGATGTCTGACTACCAGATGCAAGGGCAGTAAATGCAGCGTTCATTGTGCAACTGGCTTTTGAATTACCAACCTGACCGATGTTAATACCTCCGTCTAGTTCAGAGTTTTGAGCAATGATGTTGACGTTGTTGATGTCATTTGCAGATGTTGCATCACATTGTTGATTTGTAGCTTGAATGATCGATTCATTGATCTCAAGACGACTTACTGAAGATGCAGAAGTGAAATTCGGGGGAGTAGCCCATGATGCATCAGCATCCTTTGCATTTGAAGAGTTCGAGGCCTTCTGAAAAAGATCTGCTGTTGCTGACATGGTAGAACTAAACAAACATTGAGCATCAACAGTGCATTCTTGAGTAAAGTTGATGCCACCAACCACTTTTGAATTGATAATATCAATGTTTACGTTCGAAATGTCGTTATTGCATGTAATATTACAACTTCCAGAATAGTTCTGAGCTATTTCTGCATTTGCTACTGATTCAGAGTAAGTACTCGAACTGGATCCTCCCATTATATGGCGTAAATATTTTGTTTTGAGGTATTAATGAACATTGGAGTCAATCCACAGACAATTACCAAACAAAATGTGCCTCCTGGTTATTTTACCATGGAGAACGCCCTTTTTGTTCAAAAGAAGGTTACTGAAATTCTTTCCCGTGAATTCGTTCAGAAGATTGTCATTCCGGTAGAGGATATTACGCGTTATCTTCAAAGAGTGATCGAAGAACGCATTGAGACGGTCCCAAGGATGAATCAAAGAGCGATCATGTATCTTACAAACAATTTTCGAGTTCATCAACTTGAGAGAGATCGAAATATGATGTGGGAAGAGCATTATCGAGTGTCTCAAAGGCTTTACGATCCTACAGTTGAGCGAGTTTCGTATGATCCTCAAACAATCAAAATTCCGAATCGTCTAGGCACCCCGAAAGTTGGGGGCACTGTACGCTTTTGGTTTTTGTAATCAATTAACCTCATTAAATGAGGTTAAAAATGAGAAATGAATCATATTATGAAGTGTTCGAAGCAAAAATTATGTCAAGATGATTGCTCCTTTTGTTTTGAAAGATCATTCGCAAGTCATCCGAAAGCAGTGTTTTGGGATCAAGAAAAGAATGAAAAGAACCCGTTTGAAGTAACTAAGAATTCAAATTCAAAGTTTTGGTTTAAATGTCTAGTATGCAAACATAATTTTGAAATGAGTCTCGATCATATTTCAGGTGGACGTTGGTGTCCTTATTGTGCAATACCATCGAGAAAATTATGCAACTGTGACATTTGTTTCGAAAGATCATTTGCAAGTCACCCAAAAGCAGTATTTTGGAACGAGGAAAAGAACCAAAAATCTCCTTATCATGTGTTCAAAACTACAAGGATTAAATTTTGGTTTACCTGTGGAGTATGTAAACATGAATTTGAATCCTCCTTAAGTGATATTTCAGCTGGTTGTTGGTGTCCATATTGTTCATCACAAAAATTATGTGAATTTGACTGCGAATATTGTTTCTCGAAATCTTTTGCGTCTCACCCAATGGCTTTATTGTGGAATACAAAAAAGAATACCAAAACACCCAGACAGGTTCTTAAAAAATCAAATCAAAAGGTTTGGTTTACATGTGATGTGTGCGGACACGATTTTTTTAAATCTCCAGACGAAATGTCTAAAAGAGGTTGTCCATATTGTTCGTCACAAAAATTATGCGAATCTGACTGCGAGTATTGTTTCTCGAAATCTTTCGCTTCTCATCCAAAAGCAGTTTTCTGGGACAGCAAAAAGAATAAAATATCTCCTTTTGGTGTTTTTAAAAATTCGGGGAGAAAATTTTGGTTTATTTGTGTTGAATGTGCTGAAAGCTTTTTTTCTAGAGTTGCGAACGTAACAAGAAACTCGTGGTGCCCCTCGTGTACAAGGAAGACGGAAAATCTGTTTTCTTCTTGGTTGAAACTTCAAGGAATTCTTTTTGAACGGGAAAAGAAATTTGAATGGTGTAAAAACGACAGAACAAAGAGATTTTTACCTTTTGATTTTTATCTTTCGCATTTCAACGCAATTATTGAAATTGATGGAAATCAACATGTTAGAGAAGTAAAATTTTTTAAGTCTTCTCTTGAAAAGATACAGAAAGCTGATAGATTTAAAGAATCAAAGGCCGTAGAAAATGGAATCCACGTTGTTAGGATAAGCCAAGAGGATATTCTAAAGGATAAAATAAACTGGAAAGGTTTGTTGTCATCGACTTTAACAAAAACGCTGAAGTCTAAAGCGCGTATATGGTTTATTTCGTCACCGGGTTTCTATTTTACTTAAAGACAAGACAAGAGACCGTACTACGGGAAATGTAAATACAAACCTCATGTTTTCATGAGGTTTCAAAAGAACACGTCTTTATTTAAAGACAACAGCTTCCAAGTGTACTACAGGAATCATAAATTCAAACCTCACGTTTCCATGAGGTTTAAAAACATCAGATAATTGATTATATGTCGTTAGAAGAAAAGATACAGAAGTTCTATGAGGAGCAAAAGCTCTCTCATGACAAGAAAATGAAGATGATTTCTGATCTTATTGCAGAAATGAAGACAAGAAGGTTTCCCGAAGACCTTCAAGTTGTATATGCAGAATCTTCAATTACATTTATCAAAGGTTACATATCCTTGTATGTTTCTTCTTTGGAGGGAAATGGAATGTTCCAGGTCGGAAAGACTGTTCGAAAGACTAGCACATCCAACGGTACTGAAGATACTTTCGAAAACATCGACACGTCAAAAGACCTTCGAAGAGCTTTAGATTTTTTCGATCTCTATCTCAAATATCAATAAACCTCACGTTTTCATGAGGTTTCAAAGGTCCGCATCTTTGGATCAACAAAACCCATACCGAGAGCTATCTCTCGAATCGAGTCTTTGGTTGCCTGATCTTGAGTTCGAGCTGTCACGACTCGGAAAGAAAGGTTGTCATCTGCTCCAATCACTCCAATCAAACGAATGTCTTGCTTAATGTACTTGTCATTGCCCAAGAATCGACAAATGTGCTCGTCCATTACTTCGTTCAAAAACTGATCAAGAGCGTTTTGCTCTTCCTCGTTTTCTGGTCGAAAAGAAATGTTCGTGCCCTTCAAAAGGGTCTCGAGATCAACTTCAAAGCCGTAATTCATGTTTCATTCGGCTCTAGAGTACTCAAACTTTTCTTCAATTTTAGTTTTCTTTCCGTGTATTAATGTCTACGACAAAATTTTGGATAGAGGATCCATGTGCTCTCTTTGAGAAGCCGTCCCCGATCCCTCTTCCTAGTATGAGCATGAATGAAAAGTTAAATGCTCTATCGAGATTATCTTTGCTTGTTTCAATAGCAATGTTTGCTCTCGATTACTCATTTTGGTTGTCATTCTTACTTTTGGCATTGTTGATCATTGTCGTTTTGAAGTACGTTGGCCAGGGAAAGACGGAATCTTTCTCAATTACACCAACTTATACCTCAAATGACTTTCAACAGGTCACTGTAGCTCCTATGTTTGCTGAGGAATGGCAGATTAAACCTCCTTCCTACGATTTGGTTGAGGCTGAAGCTGCAAAGATCGACTTTATGGAGCCTAAAAACCCTCAAAGTTATCCTTACGGGCAGTATCTAACTCGCACAAATCTTCTTCCTGCTGATGAACATTACACAAGATTGGGTTGCGGACTAAGATCGGCTCGTGAATACGCAAACAGTGCCTTTTTGAGACACGATCTCGCGTTCCGAGACAACATGACTCGCGTTTTCAAGAAGAAGCTCGAAAGGATTCGTCGTCACAACTGCAACGATACTTTCAGCCCTTACAATTCTTATTAAGTTACTTCATTTTGATGAAGTAACTATCGTTTTCAGACCTCTTTCTTTTGCCAATCTCTCAACTTGTTTTGTTCCTATCGATGAAGGAAGAGGAAAGCAAAGAACTAAATCTGGTTTTTGATCTAGCATTTGAATATTTCTCATTGGTCCAGCTTTCTTTCCATACTTGTTCCATTCGGCAGGAAATGATTTAACATCCCAGTTAAATGATTTGGCTATCCGGGCAGCAATTTGATCAGCTCCTCGACAATCTCCATGAATAAGTCTCACTCTTTTACCGTTCGGAACATCGAGATCAGCTAAAACTTGATAGATTTTCTTTTCGTCTGACCAATCTCGAGAGCCTGACACCATGATCGTAAATGACATTTGACCTCGCATCGTAAACATAACGAAAGTCAATTTCTATTAAACAAATATGAAAAATGAACAATGAGTGGAAACAATAAGGAGAACATCCCAATTCGGGGGTTGAAGGTCATAAAGAAACCACGTACAACTCCATTGCCAGATGTTCCCATTAATTTCCCTCCATTGAAGGAACTTCGGCTTGAACTTGTTGAGTTTAGCAAGAAGTTAAAGCCCGGATTACCTCTTATTCCATTTAAACCTCCAGTTATGAAGCCAAAACCTCCTCCAGAAAAGTTTGAGAAGGAAAAGAAGGATAAGCCAAAAGAGGAGAAACCTTCAAAGAAGGAAGAAAAGTCTTCAAAGAAGGACGAAAAGGCCCCGAAGTCCAAGGAAGAGAAGCCATCTGTGAAAAAGGACGTTAAAGCTTCTCCAAAGCCAACTCCGAAGAAAGTTGATGCTGAATTGAAAGATCTCGAGGACGAAGACGAGGAAGAAGACCTCGATGAGGAGGATTTGGATGAGGAAGATCTCAAAGATTTGAAGGAAGAAGAGGATCTTGATGAAGAAGACGAAAAGGATAGTGAAACGAAAGAAGAGGAAGTGAAGGAAGAAGATCCAGATGCTCACCTTACGCCTGAAGAGAAAGAGGCAAAAGAAAGAGAGGAGTATCTATGGAGGTTTCGAATTCTCAAGAAGCAATACAAAAACCTCAACATTGAAGACTATACAGAGTATACTCCTCTTAGTGTAATGAAAACGACCTACAATCGAACAGTAAGAGAGATCTACATGGATGAAAGCGTTGAATCCTATCGCTATTACCTGATGTTTAGCTTCGTCGCCATCGAGTACATTTGCACTCAATATGTCGGACTGGATATGTCAGGTTTTACTCGTCATCAGGGTCAATTCTTGCCGAAATATGATCGATTGTTGATCGAACTCGGTGAGAAATCACGAGACAGCTGGTCTTCTAATCTTCCAGTCGAACTTCGACTTTGCGGAATGGTTCTCATGCATGCAGTCATGTTCTATCTTGCAAAGATCATCACTGATAAGTTCGGAGACACTGTCGCAGACCTTTTCAAAGGTCTTATGGGAATGCCTCCTTCACAAGAAAAGGAAAAGGCACCATCTGCACCTGCTGAAGAGCCAAAGAGAAAGATGCGAGGTCCATCGATCAATGCAGAAGACATTAAAAAAATGAATCAGAAAGATAAAGCTCACGAAAAGAAAGAGTAAATCATGGTTCAGAGAATCGACCTTGTTATCGGACCGATGTTTTCGGGAAAAACATCGGAACTTTTAAGAATCTTGTCGAGATATCAAAGTCTTGGCAAGAACATTTGTTACATTAATCATTCTCTCGATTCGAGAAGCTCTGATCCATTGTCGACTCACAATCCAACAATTAAGTTTGATGGAAAGATGACTTCTTTCAAGGTTCCAACTCTTTCCGAAGTCAAAATTGATGATTTTGATGTGATTGCTATCGACGAGGCCCAATTCTTTCAAGATTTAATGATTGTAACCAAATGGGATAAGCATATTATTATTGCTGGCCTTTCTGGAGACGTTCAAAAGAGGAAATTCGGTCAAATCATTGATCTTATTCCGTATGCATCAAATATTCAACACATCAAAGCCTTTTGCAAGATCTGTTCATCGGAAGGAAAGGCTGTTGATGCTCCGTTTACGCGTTTGAAGAAAGAACAAGGGATTGTCAATGGCCAAATCCTGATTGGTGATTCTGACACTTACTTTGCTGTATGCGAAGAGCATTTTTCCTCATAAGAATGAGGAAATTAGTCTTTGTTTTGAGGATCGACACAGGCAAAGATACCATGAACGGTGTAATCTTGTCTTGTCGTCTGACCAACGGGGTTTGTTGCTCCTTCGCTTGATGACAAGCCTTGATTTCCAAGAACCCAAGGCAGTTGCCTGAACGAAGATGTGTCTGCACCAGGAGCTGCAGGATCTGGAATGTTTGCGCATGGCAAAGGTCCAAAGAAAGTGCTGTTAATCAAAACATCTGAACAAACTTGCTTTCCATTGCATTGTTTCGCCAAATAGGCAGTTGCGTCTCGCATCATGCAACCTCCAGGGTTCGATCCACCGCACATTTTGTTCAAATAAGCATGAGTCGGATCGGAAGCTGAGTATGTATTTTGGCAATAAGGAAGATCCGGGTTTGTTGAGCAATCAAAAGTAGCACTTGCAAGAGGAAAGACGGACGAACTGTTTGGCAATGTAGTTGAAGGAGCGCATTGAAGCAGAGGATCATTGACATCAAAGAACGCAGCGACGACATTGATGACTTTGCCTTGTGGACAAACCAAAAGATCTTGTCCTTGACTGTTTTGAAGTACCTGTTGACCACATCCGGTAGGTGGTGGTGCGGAAGATCCACTTGAAGATTGGATTGCATTACAATAATAGCCTTGGAAAGGATTCAAACGATAGATATATTCGTCATTTGAGTTCTTCTGCATCACGAAAAAGGTTACGACTGCAAGAAATATGGCCAGACATACACAGATGATGGTAAAAAGAGCCGAACCGACCTCCATTGAAATATGGGGATATAAAAAATGCGAAGGAAATATTAATGATACTCTATCCAGAGTTTGAGAAATGCACAAACCTCACACTTGACAACTATTGGAAGCAAGCCTTCTCCTCCTTTTCTCTAGGCAAGTTCCCTAAAAACATTAAGTACAACAAGGAAAAGAGGATTCTTTATCTTCGCATCTCAAAAGGTAACACGTTTAAGTGGGAGTCCTTTCCTCTTCCAAAAGAAGAGAGACAGTTCTTCGAGTATGTGAAAACGTTACTTCAGACAAAGTTGATGATGTTTTCAAGTCAAGACACTCAATGCACCAACCAAAAGTTCGAATCTGAAGCCAGTTCTTGGAAACAACTCAAGTCGAAGTTTGAGAAGGATCTTCTCATTCATGACTTCGTGTTTCGAGAGAAAATAAGAAATGATCTCAGCATCGATCAAGCCAAGCAACTTCTTTTCTTGATTTACCTTGGACTTCAGATCAAGTGCATTTCATCTGAAGACATTAAGATCAAAAAGAAGATCATTTCAATTCGAGGAATTGTCTTCAATCGAAGTTTGAAGCAATATCGGCTAAGTAATTTAACTTCAGTCGACATTAAACTCACAAAGCAACAAGAGTCAAACAAGTTCATTCAAGCTGTCGAATCTTACTTAATGAGATATCGGAAGAGAGAGATCTTTTGATACCTCACTTCTCGAGTGAGGTTTCGGGATCTTAATTCAGGTGACGAAAGACAGCATTCTGTCTCTTGTTTGCTGCTGCATAGAGGGCAAGAAGAGTAACCGGGCGTTTCTTGGTCACTTCATTGACCAAATCTCGGTAGAAGAACATGTTCTTTCCCTCGATCAGCTCTCTCAGGAACTCTTCGACTGTCAAGATTGGATTTACCTTTCTTCCCAGCTTTCGATGAATCTCTCCACAGACCTTGTAGGAGGTCTGATGCTCTTGAAGAGGCTTGAGACCCTTGTTTTTCCAGGTGCCGTAGAGCACGCGAGGAAAGATCATAAGGTTCTTGCAAATGATTTTGATGTCCTGATCTGTCAGAGGCTCGCCTCCGACGGTGAGATTTGACATTTTCTTTGCTAGCTGGTTCATAGCAAAAAATATTGGAATTTTCCACGGAATGTTCAATTTTTCCGAACATGAATTCAATGATTGTAGACGAAAAGGAAAACATGATTATCGAGGTCATGGTCGACTACGACGTGGAATTTAAGGTGGTAGGTCAATCACATGGTAAGAGGCTCATTATCCGCTCGCCAATGTTGCATTCTCTTTCTCAGTTGAACTTCAGCGATCAGGAGAACATCTACATTGCATTTTGGATTCATCAAGCAAGATCAATTATCAACTCTGAAGACTTGAAAAATCACATCTATTGCCTGAATCAGCAAAAGGAGTTCAAACTACCACCCCTCAAATGGGTCTCTTAACTTTCCTCTTTCTTGAAAGAGGAAAAACTATCGTTGGCTAGTTCTTTGGAGGCCGACAGCACCAACAAGCCAAAAACATGATCGCAATCGCTCCAATGATCAAAAAGGCTCCTACCACAATAAGTGCCACACCACCGAAAGGGCCTTAGAATCGCACTTTGGAAGCAAACACTCAGCTCGAGAGTAATCCAACTCGTAATACAAGCACCCCGTACACGTTGGATTACGACAGACATCTGGGTATGTCGCACAGTTTGCTGTTCTGTCACTATCGTAACCAGTACACTGGTTTCTTGGGTCTGAACAGTCAAACTCCTTGTATCGGTTGCCGTAGACGATGCACACGATCCCTCCTGCGAGGAGGAACACAGCCACGAAAATCGAGATCACTACTCGCATCAAACATCAGGTCTTGGCTGATGTTTTTTTTCAATTTCCTCGGGAGAGTTACTCGGACTTTTTACCATTTCGAGGACCTGGTGAGGGGGTACTCACGACGTCAAAAATAAGCACAGGAACATCGCGTGTAGATGAAAAGAAGAGTTGACGGTCTAGAACGCAACCTAGACTTTTCATGATTTTCTTTGTAAGCTGAACAAGACATGGTGATCGAAACGTATTTCCGACATGAAGTATCACGTACTTTTTGGCCAATTCAACGCACTTGTTCAAAAGAGGAACATAAAAGTTGTCAAACCAGTCGTCATGATCCTTGTACTTGTCGTCTTCGTCGTAGATTTCATAGTCAAAAAAAGGAGGTGAAGTGAAGACAAGGTCAAACTTTTCCTTTGTTTCAAAGTCTAAGGAAGAACAGATGTGATACTCGAGGATATCTTTCGGGTCAAGCTCTTCTTTCAATCGTTCATATGATGACTTAAGTCGAGGATTCCGATCAACACCAACATATCTCTTGACTGTCTTTGAAACAAGAGCTCCAATACCCCGACTTCCCCACCCAGAGCACGGATCAAAGACAGATTCTGGAGAAAACATGTCATAGATTGCTTTCGATAAGAAACAAGAAAAGATCGACGGCTCTCCTTGTTTCCAAATCCATTCTCGGGGATGAACTTCCGTTTTTGGAACTTTCTTCGAGTTCTCCAGAGGTGTAGCCTTGTTAAAAATACGAGAATGAATCAAAGCTTCTTCAACATAGAGATAAGGCAAAACGTCTCCAAGTCGATAAGCGTTTTTAGACAGAATCAACTGATCATTCTTGATCTTTACGCAATCTTTTGTCCTCAAATTCTCGAGATATTCATTGGGTGAAAGTTCAAGCTTCGTAAAAGGGAACATTTCATTTCTTTTCTCGTGAATGTACAAAGAACTCAATTTTTAATAAGGTATTAAAGATTACAAGTAAAATGACAATGTCAAAGGAAATTCGAACAGTGGAAATTGAGGAGTTTAAGTTAGAAAGTATTCCTCTTTCTTGCACTTGGTTTGTCGTTGGACCTCCAGGATGTCTTGCATTAGATACAGAGGTCATGATGTTCAATGGAACCCTCAAAAAGGTTCAAGATGTGAAGGTCGGTGACCTTCTTTTAGGTGATGATTACACTGCAAGACGAGTTCTTTCACTTTGTCGAGGTTTTGATCGAATGTTTCGAGTTCATCAGCAGCGAGAAGACTCTTATGTTGTGAATAGTAAGCACATTCTTACAATCAAGAACAAGTCTGGAGAAGTGATTGACATTCCAATCGAAAAAGCAATCGCTTCAAAAGAGCAATACTTTTCATATCAACCATCTCCGAACCTTCCTCCTCAAAAATCTGTTGACTTTTTGGAGGAGAAAGGTTTCCTTGATCCTTCAGAATTCACTCTGAATCTCTTCAAAACACTTCCAAAGAATGAATTCTCTTTGGCAAAGTTAGCTTTGTATCATATGAGAGCTTGCGGCTTTCACGTCAAGATGCAATGCACCAATTCTACTATCTCTTTCATCGACACTTCTTCATACGACGTTGAAATCAAGATCGAGGAGATCGGAGAAGATAATTTTTATGGCTTTGAACTAGATGGAAATCACCGATTTCTTCTTTCCGACTTTACTTGCACGCACAACAGTGGAAAGTGCCTTGGAAAAGACACTCCTGTTATTATGGCAGACGGAAAAATCAAGAAGGTTCAAGATATTCGAACTGGAGAACAAATCATGGGAGATGATTCAAAGCCAAGAAACGTTTTGAGCACAACGAAAGGAATCGACAATCTCTACGAGATCGTACCATCGAAAGGTCCGAGTTATGTGGTCAATGAACCTCATATCTTGTGTTTGAAAGAGAATGAACATATCAGAGAGATCTCAGTTCACGATCTTCTATCTCTAGACAAAGAAACAAGAGAGAATCTTAAGACTTATCGAGTTGGTGTTGACTTTCCTTTTCGAGAAGTCACTTTCGATCACGAACAATTAGAGAAAGGTATTGTCTCCGACTCGATCAAGTACAATTCAAAGATGATCCGAAATGATGTTCTCAGAAGATTCATGAAAGAAAAGGACAATCGTCTCGTCGTTCCCTATACTGAAGATCTCGCTTACCTTTGTCGATCTCTGGGATTGATGATCGAGATTGTAAATCAAGAAATTCACATTCTTGGGGATGGACCAGAACTTGAGACTTCTTTCAAGGTAGTTCCGAAAGGAAAAGGAGAGTATTTCGGATTCGAGATCGATGGAAATCATCGTTTCCTTCTCGGAGACTTCACTGTTACTCACAACACGACCTTCTTAGAGAATCTTGCATACTATCATCGTCATCGTTACCCGGTTGCAAAGCTTTTTATGGGTACCCCGACGGGCTATTCAAGGATGTCTGAAATCTTTCATCCTCTTTACGTCTACAACAAATACGATGAAGCAGAAGAAAATAGACTTATCGATCGACAAAAGGCTCTTACAACTGAAGGACATCCTTGCCCGTATGCTCTCAACTTCATTGACGATGTAAGTGATGATCCAAAAATCTTCAAGACTACCACTTTTCGAGGTCTTTTCAAGATGGGATCGCAACATTGGGCTCAACTTACCGCTGTCGGTATTCAGTATGCCATCGATCTCCCGCCTGACGTCCGCAAATCTGTCTCTTACGTTGCTATTTTCCGAGAACCAGAAGAAGTTGAAAGACAGAAGCTTTACAAGAACTTTGGAGGCATTGCTGGTTCTTATGCAGACTTTTGCGATCTTATGGATCAATTGACAGGCAACTTTACCTGCTTAATCTTCGTAAAAAGGTCCCAGGACAACAACAGACAAAAGTGTATCTTCTATTATCAGACCAAGAAACTCAAAGATAACTGGAAGTTTGGATGTAAAGAGTATCGAAAATGGGCCAACGATAGATACAATATCAACTATCGAGAAGATATCTAATTCTACATTGGAAATGTAGAATTTACGAGTCATCTTCAGCTACTTCCTCGTCTTCAGCTGCTTCTTCCTCTTCAACTTCTTGATCCTCACCAGCAACTTCCTCTCCATCATCAGCAACATCTTCATCGCCAAGAGTCACTTCTTCCTCTTCAGCTGCTTCTTCCTCTTCAGCGGGAGCTTCTTCTTCCTCTTCAGCGGGAGCTTCTTCCTCCTCTTCGGGTTCGGGCTCAGGCTTCTTCTTGGCAGGAGTCTTCTTTGTTGCAGCCGCGGGCTTTGCTGGAGTCTTGGAAGAAGCCTTGAATGGCTCAATGGTCAAGCCATGAGCCTCAGCAAAACGCTCATTGTCGCTTGAAAGCTTTTGAAGCTTTCCATCATCAGACAACTGACCGATAACGACAGAAGCATTTTGCTCCTTAAATACAATGCGAGTCTTGGGATCGATCCAATGACCCTTGACAAATTGAGCAGAAATGGATTTAGCCTTTTTCACAGCTGCAACGACAGGCTCTTTGGCGGCTTTTGCAGCAGGCTTTTTTGTCTCTGCCTTCTTCTTTTGAGCAGCAAGAGCTGATTTCAAATGTTTTGTTGGACCATCGTCGGTCTTGGTTCCACAATACCACACTCCATCAACACATTCAGTCGCCTTTTGATCGCACTTTCGAGGAGGGCCAGTCTTTGAGTTGATCACATACTCACATGTATGCTTTTCTTCGGCCTTTTTCTTTTCCTCGGTCTTCTTTGCAGGCGTCTTCTTTGCCGCAGGTTTCTGTTGAGAATAACTTTTCAGTGCATCAACAACAGCCTCAACATCAACTTCGAGAGTTTTTGCGAGATGAGGAGCGAGGTTTGTCTCGATATCCCCAGAGATGAGAGCAGCCAGCGCAGAAGAGTAACCGTCAGCCATTGATTTGACTTTGACAGATATTTAATTCGTTTTCATTCTGTAAATTTCGAATTCAATTTTTGATTGTCAGATAGTAAGATGTATCAAAGATTTCAACCCAGTCCAATGCACCAACTTGACATTCCGAACATCGGACCTCATTTTGGTACAATCCCAAGAGATTTCCGACCCGCCCTCGCAGAAAGAGATTACGTTTATTTCAACATTCCCGAAGGAATTGATCGACGGAGATACACTGTTGTCGTCACTCCAAACGATATTAGTGATTTTGTTCCTGGAAAGCCACATGTTCGATCGATCTCGATGCTTAGAGAGAGGGTTAAATTGCCGGATGCCGTATTCGACCCTGCTCGCTCAAAGATTGGTCTGATTCCCGATCATGAGAGTTTGCCTACTTATGAGGCAAAACTCATCCGGGGAGGAACCTATATTATTCAAAAGGCAAAGAATGGACGAAATTCGATGCATGTTCTAGGTAACGACTGGGTCGTAAACTAAATTTCCTCATTCACTGAGGAAATTATCGAATCAACATTCGAGTGAAGAGCATGAAAGTCACTCCACCAATCAACAATCCAAGAATTGTAACGCTTTGACCATCAAGAACCGGGATCTTAAGCTTGCTTAACGCTGTAAAGAAAACAGGAGATGCAAGGATCATGTATAAAATCGCAGCCATAAACGCAACGACCCATTTGTCGTAAGACGTGTAAGGTTTTTCGTTCATTAACTCTAGTGAAGATTATTGAACATCTTCAAAATCAGCAGGATTGTACAGCATTCGAGTTGAACAATAACCGTTCAAAACGCATTTTCCAGCCGTACCATCACTCAAAGTGCAGTGCCTTCGACCGTCGTCATTGCATTCCTTTTGAAACTCGAGAGCATGAACGTATCCATCCTTATTTCCACAACTAAACTTACAAGAAGAGCACATGTAAAGGAAAACAAGAATGAGTAAACACAAAACTACCGTAAGCGCCGGTTCCATTAAACATATGCTAGAATTTAACGAATTTTTTTTCCTTGAAGAGATGTAACATGCCTGCAAAGAAAGCTGCTGCGAAAAAATCACCCAAAGCCAAAAAGGCTCCCGCTGCTAAACGTTCTCCCGCCTACAAAGGAGGTATTCCTGATGGCCAATACGTTGCCACTGATTTCTCTGTCAAAGATGACTTTGATCGTCTCAATCAGCCAATGTACAGTGTGAAGCTCGTTTACACTGAATCCGAGAAGAAGAACGGAGATGGAAAGATCGTTCGTTATCGTCTTCAAGGAAAGAGTGTCAAAGGCACTGGAATGAGCCGTGTTGTTGGTGCTGCCGAGGCCAAATCCATCGAAAAGGAGTATGGTGTCAAGGCTCAAAAGGTTGCTGTCAAGCCTAAGGCTGCAAAGAAAGAAGGTGCTGGTCGTGGCCGCAAGAAGAAGTCTTGTGACGAGATCGCTGCTACCTGCAAGGCTCGTTGTGAGGCTAAGCGCAAGTCCCCTGCCAAGAAGGCTTCTGCTAAGAAGGCCTCACCAAAGAAGAGAAAGGGCGGACGAAAGAGCAAGAAGGATGAGTAAAATCTCAATTCCACTTTACAAAAGTGGAATTAATCGACTGTTTTGATGAATGTAGGGCCAAAGACAGCAACGCCACTAGGCATGTACCTTACAATCTCATCATTGATATCAAAAATATAAGTGTATTCCTTATCTACTTCTTTCCAAACTGGAAAGTAAGAAATACCATTGGGGCTCATAAGGATGATACACTGCTTGAAGTTTTCTCTTGTATGGTCAGAATCGATGATAAATCCAGAAGAATTCATAGTAAAAATTCGTATTTTCAAGGTCCTCTCGAGTAGGAGTAAAGCACTTTTGTCAAAGTGTTCCCATGAACCGTCTGAAAGCTTCTCTGCAAGCAGCTTACGAAAGTCGGCCATTGCCTTCAAACGACTTCCCTTCTCGTTCTGATAGACCATTGCAAGTCCTCCCATAACTCTTCCTCCTTGAATCATTTCGAAAACGGGCATCGAGATTTCATTTGCACATCTCTTTCTCAATAGAATGGTTTGTTGCTCTCTTTCTTTGGCCATCAAAGCAGCTTCTTCCTTGTCTTCGGATGTTCCTCGAAATTCGGGATCTGTAGCAAACAGAACAGCGGAAAAGATCTGATTTGGTCCAGGATCAACACCTTCGTAGCCCATCTCGAACTTTTGTCCCTTGTGCTTTGGAAGTAGCATCTTCTTTCCGAAAACAGGAAATGAGATCTCTCGATTTGAAGCTACATTCTTGTTTGTCTTATCACCTTCTTTTTTTTCAAAGACAAAGACGGTGTTTAGTCGGCTGAAAAGCTTTCCATCGTCGTTCAAACGATCAAACAACTTTCCTTGATCCATCTTTGAAATGTTGACCTTGACAATGTTCTTCATTTCGAGCTTTTTGCGAAAGTACTCAACGTCAAAGAGCCATTCTTTCTGATCTTTGACCATTGATGTCGGATCCTTGATGTTTGTTGTAATCTCATTACCAAAAGCACTATCGTCAAACTCAGAAGATTGCTCAATAGAGAAGGAAGGAGTGTTGATCTCGGAAGGATCGTTGTCTGGAATCTTCTTTTCGTTTCGAATTTTCAGTAATTCAGTTCTTACCGAGTTTCCATCGAGAACAGCACCAATCAACTTACCACCAGGAGCCAAAACATCATTGATTGTTGCGAGCAAACCATCAAACTTCTCCTTATCTTCAGCAAAATAGGTGAGAGAAAAGAAAGCAATCACAGCATCGACCTTCGTCTTGACCACTTTCGCAATCTCTGTTGTTTCTTCTGCGCCTTTGTTGATGATTGTGACATCAAGACCTTTGACATCATCCAATCGCTCTTTGAATTCCTTGAGATTTTCCTTGTTTGGTTCAATTGCGTAGACCTTTGACAATCCTTTCTTCTTCCACTTGAACAAATCACCACCTCGTCCGCTTCCGATATCAAGAATTGTGTCACCTTCCGACAAATTACGATCGATAAGATCGCCTTTCATCATATTGTGAAACCTTCTCATGACAACAAGATCTTTTCCGAGTAAAGTATCCATCGAAAGTGGTGTCATAATATCTCTCCAAACGCTCTTGGCAACTTCAACGGCATTTGGCTTGTCTCCTCGATCCAGACGAAGCTTGTAAGGAACAAAAGTCGATGACTGAGCATGATATTTCATCTCAACGACATTTCCGAGAAGCATCTTCTTTTCATCTCCGGAGAGAACTGTCGTCCCGGAGTAAGGAAATCCGGGAATTCCTTCAAAGATCGAATATGATTTTCCGTCAAGAGCGAGAAGATAGACTTTACCTGCCTTGAATTTCTTAATTCCGTACTTTGCTGGATTGTCTGTCAGGAGAAAGTCGATCGTCATCAAAGACTCTGGCTTCCACTTTCGAGATTCATCAGTGTAAGAGCCAGCGCCTTGAAAGATGTAACCATCTGTAGGTACTCGAATGACCTTTCTTTCAATCAAAAGACCTTTCTTCTTGTTTTGAAGTTGAGTTCTTTTCTTCTTGAGATCATCGACCTTCTTCTTTTCTTTTTCTTTCGAGAGTTTCAACGACAAGTCCTTCAATTCGACGTCAATCTTCTTGATCTCTGCCTCTTTTCCGACCGTTGGAACTTCCAACGCTTCTTCAAAGACATTATTTTTGATCTTGTAGCTGAGAGTATGTTTGAAAGTCTCGTAAAATGAATAATTTTGCTTTGATCCCATCCCATTATTCGCGAAAAACTCTTTTGCAAGCAAATGAATTCCATCGAGTTTAATAGAAGGGAGAATCTCTGACAACAGAACAAGTCGGAACTCGAGAGGTGAGAATCGATGATCTTTTCCAGATTTAAACAGAACATCAAATGCGTAAAAGATTTTCGTATCTCCTACTTCAACCATCTCACCATCAATCAACGTTCCATCGAAAGCAGGAGAAGTCGATCCTACCAAAGAAACGTCAAACGGAGGCATGCAAAGGAATGCCTTTGAAGAAGAACAAAAGAGGAAATTGCGTGTACCATCCATCTTGATTGTCACGAAAGGAGTAAAACTGGGCTTGAGGATATCCTCAACTTTCAAATTCACAGGTTTTGCCCAGAAATTCGTAAACATCTTCAGGGGATTGTTCATCATCAATCCCTTTTGATTCATTTCTTCACGAAAGAGATAGTTGAAGTCTTGAACAACATCCTCCCGAAGTGCCAAAGAACAAGAGTAGATGATCTTGTAAATCATCTCGATCAAATCCTTGAACTTCTCGGGACTCGTAATGCTTGTTCTTTCAATCTCGACCTCAAGCTTAGACTGCTGATAGTTCCCTTCTTCAGTGACATTCGTAAAGTCGATCTTGAATCCTTCAGCTTTTGTGCCCTTCTTTCCTTCAAAAGTTGTTCTTTTCCTCAATCGAACAAACTCAATGTCTTCTTTCTTCCAAGGAATCGGCTTGACAATATCTTCAGATGAAGATGAGATACGGATACCCCAATCTTTGAGATCGATCGTGTCGTCGACGTGACGAACCTTTCTCTGAAAGGTTGTCTTCTTCTCTTCAATGATTTTGCGAATGTTTGAACCTTTTAGTTTCTCAACTCTGCTTTCCTCGTATTGAACCTCGAAAATACTCAGCTTTTTCATCTTTTCAATGGTTGAATAGAACAGACTTTTCGAGAGAATCCCGGGAATAAAGGCATCGTTGAAGTAACAGCCAAAAGATGCTTCGATTTCCTTCGTTCGATCTTTGAACAAAGTCGCGATCTTATTGGAGATAGCTGCTCCAAACATCTTCTCATCGATCTCCGGAGACCATTTCTTCTTTTCCTTCTTTTTTCGGGGTTCATTTTCCTCTTCTGAAGGAAGAATATAGGTCGGTCCTTGGACCATACGCTTCCGGATCTCTTCTAAGATGCTCAT